ATGAAGCGGAATTGACTCTGCGTTTTTACCCAGATGATGGAGTCACAGCTGTTTCTATCTTGGCGGCGGAAGTCTTTCGCGAGTACAGATTGTCAGTGTTACAGGCAGATGTTAACGGCCTCAATACAGTCGTGGCTGAAATATTGGCAGATACAACAATATTAAAGGCGGGAGTTAATGTATCAACCATTGACGGCGAAGAGCCTTTAACGGCTTCCGAAATAGTTGCTGATATTGAAGCCGGCGATTCCTTAACAGGGATAAAAGCACAAACTGATAAACTTACTTTCACCGGTACAGACGTTCAAGTAACTCTTGACGGTGAAGAAGTTACAACAGATTCAGCAAGCAGGACAGCTTCTAAAGCAGATGTTTCTGCTTTAGCTTTACAACAAACCGTGCTTGATGTTAGTGATAATGTTAGAGGTGATATAACTGCTTTGAATAATCTGTCAGAATCAGAGATGGAAGTATTATTAGAAGCTGCTTTAGCCGAGATTTCACTTGAAGCAACTTTACTTCAAACAGAAGAAGATATTATAAATACAATTAAAATATATAGTGGACATTAATATATGATTAGTGTATTTGTATTAACCAGTAGAAGATCATTAAGGAGCACGCGTGCTCTTAAGAGATTAAATGATGTTAACAAAATTATCAGTTAGTTTTAAGCCGGGCTATAACGCATATGCATGTATGTGGCACGATGATAATTATTATATCTGGCAGCCTGGTTCAAGTACATTAGCTGTAGTAGGAACTTGGAATGATGCTAGAGTAGATGCTTGTGATATTGTTTTACCAGGAAATGGTGGAGTATATGAAGCTGATTTTCCAACTACTGCTCCAGTTGGAATATATCATATTCAATATTTTATTAGAGATGGATCTGTTCCTACTACCACCGATTATAGGATTGGTGGGTTAGTTACAATCCTATGGAATGGTTCAACTTATGAGATTATTAGTGCTAATAAAATATTAGTAAGCTTTAGGCCAGGTCAGGATTTGTATACTTTATTGTATAGAGGAGTGGATTCATTTATAAAGAATGTTGATACTTCTGCTTTTGAAGCTATAGGAACTTGGAATGATGCTAGAGTAGATGCTTGTGATATTGTTCTTACTGATGCTGGTGGTGGATTATATTATGATGCTAACAATCATCTATCAAGTATTACAAGTACAGGTATTTATTATGCTGTTTATTTACATCGAGAAGGAAATGATCCTCTTACATCAGATCCAAGACTTGGTTCTCCTTCAAAAATAGAAGTAGCTGCAGCATTTCATAGTTCAGCTAAGTTAATGGTAAAATCTGATATTGTTAACTGGCTGAAGACTGAATTACTGCCAAGAGGAACAGTTACTCCAGATGGAACAATTGAACAAATAGTTGATAATAGTGTTAGATATTGGAATACCCATTCTGCTGTGAAAACAACTACAATGGTAGATTTTGTAACAGCTCAGACAAGAGTACAATTAAATGCATCGTTTAAAGATGTTATAAGTGTATATCCAGCTAATAAAACTACTTTAATATGGAATGATCATCCTATGTGGTCATTGCTGGGCATTTCAATAATAGATAATTTAACTGGTGATTTGATGTTAATATCCGAAGCATTTAAAAATTACCAGATTTACGTTGGAACTAATATGCAATGGCATTTTCAAAGATCTCAAGATCCAGCAGTGGGTGGATATTTATATGTTACACATTCACCAACTAATTCGTCTAAACTAGCTGTAGTTGGAACTCGGAGGATAACTGCAGCTGATAATATTGATGATGATTATATTCTTGATTGGATACTAGCTTATTCGTTAGCTCTTTTGAAAGAAGCTGAGGGTCGGACGTTAAGAGGGGCCCAGCTAATAAATGCTAAAACAGATGGTTCAGATTTAGTATCTGAAGGCCGAGAAGAAAAGAAGATATTACAAGAACAATTGAGAGATGAAGGTAGGTGGGCAGCGTTTGCTCAGCGTAGTTAATATGCAAGAACTATTAGAAAAAATGTTATCGGTAGTTAACGAAGACTCAGATCTGGATTCGTTGTTTAAACCAGCTTCGACAGACGAGGTAGTTCAGCGTCGACTAGAAGGCTGTACTAAGAATTCAGACGGTACTTATTCGTGTTCTGGAGACGTTGATTTATCTAATTTAGGTCTAACTAAACTTCCAGTTAAATTTAAAGAAGTTGGTGGTGGTTTTGATTGTTCCGATAACCAACTAACCACCTTAAAAGGTTGTCCACAGAAGGTTGGTCGTAGTTTTATTTGTTCTGGCAACCAACTCACTACCTTAAAAGGTCTCCACAGAAGGTTGGTTGTAGTTTTTATTGTCACAACAACCAACTAACCACCTTAAAAGGTTGTCCACAAGAAGTTAGTGGCGATTTTTGGTGTTCCTCCAACAAACTCACCACCCTAGAAGGTTGTCCACAAATAGTTGGTGATTGGTTTGATTGTTCCAGCAATCCAGTTTCGGTAGCTAAACTAAAGAAAACAGTTGATAGAGACTACTTATAATGATAGAACTATTAGAAAAAATGTTATCGGTAGTTAACGAAGACTCAGATCTGGATTCGTTGTTTAAACCAGCTTCAATAGACGAATTAGTTCAGCGTCGACTAGAAAACTGTACTAAAAACCCAGACGGTACTTATTCGTGTTCTGGTGACGTTAATTTATCTGGTTTAGGTTTAACTAAACTCCCGGTAAAGTTTAAAGAAGTTGGTGGTAGCTTTTATTGTTCTAACAACCAACTCACGACTTTAGAAGGTTGTCCACAAGAAGTTGGTGGTGGTTTTTGGTGTTCCTTCAACCAACTCACCACCCTAGAAGGTTGTCCACAGAAGGCTGGTGGTTGGTTTGATTGTAGCAACAACCAACTCACCACCCTAGAAGGTTGTCCACAGAAGGTTGGTGGTTGGTTTGATTGTTCCAACAACCAACTCACCACCCTAGAAGGTTGTCCACAGAAGGTTGGTTATAGTTTTATTTGTTACAACAACAAACTCGCGACTTTAGAAGGTTGTCCACAGAAGGTTGGTGGTAGTTTTAGGTGTCACACCAATCAACTCACCACCTTAAAAGGTTGTCCACAAGAAGTTGGTGGTTGGTTTGATTGTTCCAACAACCAACTAACCACCCTAGAAGGTTGTCCACAGAAGGTTGGTGGTGATTTTTATTGTCACAACAATCCAGTTTCAGAAGATAAACTAAAGAAAACAGTTGATAGAGACTACTTATAATGAAAGAACTATTAGAAAAAATGTTAAGACTTGATGAGATTGGATATAGTGGTATCCAACGCAAGCAAAGGTCTATAACTAATTTATTTCCTAGTTTTCCTGATCGTGTACAAGCAGTAGCTAATCGAGGTGGAGTGAGGTTAGAAGATCAACGTCCTTCATATTGGCACTTTAAGTTACATAGTGGTACAAAAAATGGTGTTTGGTACGATGGATATATTAGATTTAAAGATACAGGAGCTTTGTTAAATAAGTTAGTTAAGGATCGTAGACTATGGACACAAGACAAGACAAGTATAGATTTACGAAAGCTGGCTAAGGAATTTTTGTATAAAGCTGATTTGCAGCTTGAATGTAGCTGCCCTTCATTTTTGTATTATGGATTTTCGTATATTACAAGTAAAGCTAAGTACGATGCTAAGTTTGGAGATCAAGAGCATAGACGTCCGCGTATTCGAAATCCACGCGAATTGGGTATGATTTGCAAACATTTACATGCTTTGTTGCAAGCCTATCCATTTTATATCAATGATTTGGCTAGTTGGTTGAAAGATAATTGGGGCCGTGAGATAGAGAATGCGGAAAGAGAAGCTAAAAAGATAGCATCAAGATTTGCTGCAGCAGGAGAAGAACTAAGCAAGAAAAAAGAGGAAGTTGAAGTAGAAGCAGATGAGGAAGAGAAGAAGATACCAGCACTTAAATCTGAAGCTGATTTAGCTAAAGAAGGAGATACAAATTCAAGGTTAGTAGGAGAAGGAGTTGAAACAGAGCCTGATACTGAGACAGAGCCTGATACTGAGACAGAGCCTGATGTTAAACCTAAACCTGTACGACATCCTTTAGTTCCTGTTCCTCATCAAGATCCTGAGCCAAAAGGCGAAAATTTAGATGTAGAATTATTCAAACAGCGTCGAAAAAATTTACTTGAAGAAGCTATAAATATTGATCCATCAAAAGAAGAATGGATTCATAGTGGAGATGATGAAATAAATCAATTACTACCAAAATTATCAACAAAAGGTCGATCATACCTAGAGATGATATCAAGTGATTCATATACTGATCTGGTAGCAAAATTAGAAAGATATACAGGTATAAACGCCACAAATGGAAATACTCCACAACTAGTTGATATTATGTTTAAAACTATTAATAAAATTACTGATATAGAGACAAAAAATAAACGTAAACTAGAGCAGTTAGCAGTTAATACAATACTTTCGTTAGATGAGTTTGAGATGGTAAAAGATGCTATTGAAAATGGGCATTTAATTCTTAAAGTAGCATTGAAAACTCCTACTATAAAATTGCCAGTTGGTGAAGAGAATATCGATTTATATCCAGATGAAAAGCTAAATATGGATTTAGCTAATAAACTAGAAGTTTCTGATTTAGCATTGAGAAAAAGATTATCAACTCTTTTAATACAAGGTGGAGCTGTTTTAAAGAGTTTTTCGTTTCATCTTGTTGAATCACAATTAGAAGCTATTGATAAAAACTTACCAAAGTTATATGGAATAGCTACTACTATTGCATATCTAGGTTATTGGTTAACTCCGTTTGGTATGGAAAAGGTAGCTGTTAAAAGTGGTGCTGTTGGCGGAGCTGAGCAAGTTAAACCAACTGATAAGATCTACACAATTCATGCAGAAGCTATATTATTTCCCTTCCTGTTACATGAATTAGTTAAAGGAATTTATGATTGGTTTTCTATAAAACCTGAATTTTCTGAGCTTAGAAGAAAAGGGGTTGAGAGTGAAACAACTGATTTGATGGTAGGATCTTCTGTTTTTAAAACTATTCAAAAAATGATACCTACTAATAAACAAAATCTACTTCCTTTAATTCAAAAGAAAATTATTAGTGATGTTAATCCTAAATTAATTAAAGAAATATTAGCTGGAAGTAAGGAAGGTAAAGCTATAATTCAAAAATTACTGATTGCTGCTGAAGATGAATGGGAAGAATATAAAAGATCTAAAGATGAATTTACTGTTGAATCGCGAGATTTAGTTGAAGGTATTAAAGATCTTAGAATACAGTATGTTGATACAGGAAAAGTTTCGAATGAAGTGTTTGATAAATTAGTTTCCAGTGATCCTTCTGGTAAAGGTAAGTACACTGGTTGGATGTTGAAACAAATTGCTGATGGTTATGATAGGATAGATCATTTAATTGATAATATTTTATTATTTGATGAGTATGTTAGAACAGAAAAAATAACGAGAAAAGATATATATAGCTATAAAACAGTTGATGAAATTGAACAGGCAGTAAGTGAAGCTAGTAAAAAGGTTTCTAGATCTGAAGTGGAAAGAGAAATTAAAGGTGAATCTGAGGTAATTAGAGATGATGATACTATTTTTATTGTTCATGTAAAATCTCATAAAGCAAGTTGTAAATATGGAGCCAATACAAAATGGTGCACAGCAATGAAAATTCCCGATCACTGGGAAAGATATTGGAAAGCTGGAAACAATCTCTATTATATAGTTCATAAGCCAACAAATAAGAAATATGCAGTTGTAGTAAACCCCAATGGTAGTAAAACTGTTTATACTGAAACTGATCAGGCAATATCGTACGAAAGATTTGTAAAAATGTTGAATTTATAATTAACATGCAAGAACTACTAGAAAAAATGTTAAACATTATTAACGAAGACTCGGATTTAGATTCGTTATTTAAACCAGCCAGTAAAGATGAAGTGTTAGCAAGGCTTGGAATAAAGAGAATTTTGGGTACTAATAACTATGAATACAAAGGTATGGAGTTTTCTTCAAAATCTCCAATTCTTTCTCATAGATATAATTATAATGTGTTTAGCAGTCCAATTAAAGAGCTTCCTACTGTGGCCAAGGCTAGTAGAGAAGTTATACGTATATTAGAACAGCGTGGTGTTAAGTGGATTAGATTTTTAACTTTAAAATTACTTTTCCCACGGCAATCTTCTTCTGCTGTTATTAAATCAGGATTACAATCAATAGGCATAATTGAAAATCTAGTTGTTATTTTTGAGTCAAAAGTAGGTGTAGGCAGTGGTTCAGCGGGCTATCTTGGTTGGGTGGGAGAAAAGGAACTATTTGAAGGGAATCCAGATTCTATAGTTGGATCGACATATACTTCTAGTAAAGCTGCGCTTGAAGTAATGATGAGAAAAATTGATAAATTGTTGAAGACAGAAAATAAATAGAGAACTTCAAATTATGTATGACTTAGCAACAAAACTTGAACAAATAGATCTAAACGAAGCAACAACAATATCTGACATAGCTTATTTGCCATCAAGTGTTGGGGCAGTTAAAGCTGCTTTACAATCGCTTGCTAAGATGAAAAAAGATTGGGGCATAGAAATACTTGAGGATAAAGAAGGAAAGAAAGTTGTATTTGAAGACGCAGTATCAATATATGTTCCACATACTTGCTGGAATGATTTTTCTACTTTATTTGATTGGAATGACCAGAAAACAGTCGTTGGCCTGCAGCGTTATCTTGCTGAAGCATTTGAAAAGGATCTTCAGATGCTTCAATCAGAGCTAAAAGTAGCTTTGACTAGGATGTTCTCCAGTGAGCCTTTCGAAGCTCTCAATATGGATGTTGATCTTTGGAAGGCTCGCTTTGGAGTTGTCAAGAGAGATGCAGTTAATAAAGTAGCTGTTTCAGTAGAATATAAAGAGAAAGATATTGAAGCATTAGATGCTATGTTACAACAGTCATTCAAAGATACTAGAGGCAATTTTGAAATGCTTATTAATGCATTGAGAAATCAAGAACCTTTAACAGCATTTAAGGTATTTCAGAAATATTCATTTCTTTATGGAACAAGATTGTATAGCAAGTTAGATCAGATTAATCTGATTTATGAAGCTATGATTGATTTTACTTACTTGCCTCAATTATCAATAATGATTGATGATCAGGACGTTGTAGATGCAATTGAAGAGCAGGTAAGGGATATAAAAGTAGTTAAGAATGTTATATTTCCACAGGGCAACAGTTTTGGTAATGCTACATTCAGAGAAATTCAGATGGTGATTGAAAATATAGATGAGAAAGAAGATTTGGGCAAACAAGGAGATCAATATGGAGGTTAAGTATCTGATAGAGTTGAAAGATTTACTGGCTCCTCTTTATTATTCTGGAACAGAAGAGAGAGTTTGTATTGATAGTAGTATTCAGACTATTCATAAGTTTACTCCTAATGTTAGTTTAGCTATAAAATATTCTTCTAAGCCTTATGCTGAGGTTTGTTTGAATAAATTACCATTTTATAAGCTTTGTATTGTTGAGGAACACAGCTTTGAGTAGAAATATAATATTACAATAAAATTATTTAATATGATAGAACTATTAGAAAAAATGTTATCGGTAGTTAACGAAGACTCAGATCTGGATTCGTTGTTTAAACCAGCTTCGACAGACGAGGTAGTTCAGCGTCGACTAGAAAACTGTACTAAAAACCCAGACGGTACTTATTCGTGTTCTGGAGACGTTGACTTATCGGGTTTAGGTTTAACTAAACTCCCGGTAAAGTTTAAAGAAGTTGGTGGTGGTTTTTGGTGTTCTGGCAACAAACTCACCACCCTAGAAGGTTGTCCACAAGAAGTTGGTGGTGGTTTTTGGTGTTCCTTCAACCAACTCACCACCTTAAAAGGTTGTCCACAGAAGGTTGGTGGTAGTTTTGATTGTAGCAACAACCAACTCACCACTCTAAAAGGTTGTCCACAGAAGGTTGGTGGTGAGTTTGATTGTTCCTCCAACCAACTTACGACTTTAAAAGGTTGTCCACAGAAGGTTGGTGGTGGTTTTGATTGTAGCAACAACAAACTCACCACCTTAGAAGGCTGTCCACAGGAAGTTGGTGGTGAGTTTGATTGTTCCTCCAACCAACTCACCACCTTAAAAGGTTGTCCACAAGAAGTTGGTGGTTGGTTTGATTGTTCCAACAACCAACTCACCACCCTAGAAGGTTGTCCACAGAAGGTTAGTGGTGAGTTTGATTGTTCCTCCAACCAACTCACCACCCTAGAAGGTTGTCCACAGAAGGTTGGTGGTAGTTTTAGGTGTCACAACAACCAACTCACCACCCTAGAAGGTTGTCCACAGAAGGTTGGTGGTGATTTTTGGTGTTCCAACAACCAACTAACCACCCTAGAAGGTTGTCCACAGAAGGTTGGTGGTAGTTTTTATTGTCACAACAACCAACTCACGACCTTAGAAGGTTGTCCACAAGAAGTTGGTGGTAATTTTTATTGTCACAATAACCCAGTTTCGGTAGCTAAACTAAAGAAAACAGTTAATAGAGACTATTTAAAATGATAGAAAGTTTTGAATTTTGAATAAAAAGTAAATTTTGTATATACTTTGGTATTAACCAATAGAAGATCATTAAGGAGCACGCGTGCTCTTAAGTTTTTAGGCAGGTACAATTGATAGGAATTTAAAAATGCATAAAAAATCAATATTTGAAGCGAAAGATTTGAAAGTTTACAAAGCTCTTCTTCGGGCGATGAATCAATATTGTGAAGAGGCACCAGCAACATCAGTAGATAGGCTATTTGATATACTCGTTGCACAAGGTAAGAAGATACTACCCAGCGACAAAAGAGCTCTAGCAATTATTGAGTATATATTACTTAAGACTTCTCCTGAATCAATTACTAATTTATTGAATTTACGATTTAGAGATCTTCCTATTAATCTGAGACCAATAACTAAAAGTGGCAGAAGGCACGAAGTTGCATTTTGGTGTGTTGATAAGCAGATGTCTGACAAGATTGTGGATTTGATTAACTTCAGAGATTTGTCGGGGTCAGGATATTGGTCAGATGCTAAAGGAGAGAAAGTTGAATTAATTGATACGACTGATCTGGACGAATCGAAGCTTAAAGAAGAGGAAGAGAAAACTGAGGTTACAAAGACATTCAAGATAACAGCAAGTTCTGATATGATTATGAAGAGGTTTGAAAACTTTTTGGGATTTCTACATTTTAATGGTGGTCATTCAGGATTGTTTGCTATGTCATTTGATGGGGATGGTTCTGATAGATTAACTTGTGATCCTGAACCTCAGATTACGATAGGAGAAGGCAAGAAGGAAGCAGATAGTGTAGCTGGATCTGATGTTGAGATAGCAAACGAAGATGGATATCAAGGAATGACTGTAAAAGATAAAGCTGAAAGCTATGGCAGCGATACTAACGAATCAAAACTTAGAATTTAGAGTATATCAAGGAGTATATAAATGTTCAGAGAAATGTTTGAAGCTATAACAGAAGCAACTAGAAAAGCAGATCAAACTATTTACGAGAAGATAAATGCTATTATACTTACAGAAGGTGAATGGAGAGGGGAAGGCAAGACTCCACAAGATATAACCAGACGCTATATGGAAACTTTTGCTCAGAAGGCTCAAGAATTTGGAGATCATTGGACTTCAGAAGAATTGGCTGAAGTAGCTAGTAGTATGTTTAAAGTTGAGTATAATGAAGCTTTAGCTATAGCTCAAGAAGTTGCTAAACAAACTCCTCCTCCAGCTCTGAAGACAGAAGAGACTCCTGAGGAAGAGGAAGAAGATATAGAAATAAGTATGGAACATGAAGCACAAAAGATATTTGCTTCGTTAGTTGGTGATAGTGCAACGGAGAAGAGATTAAATGAAGCTAATACTTTTTCTAATTCAATCCCACGGAAATCTATTTGGGCTGAATTTGCTCAAGCTTTTGATGTAGGTATGGTAGATTTAGATAGTTTTGCTCAGTATATGGGTTATAGAAATTTTAGAGATCTTAATTCATCTAGATCACCAAGATCATTATATCATAAAAATCCACCTAAATTTATTGAGGCTATCAAGCAATCTAGTTTAAAGGCCCAGGATATGTCTGATGAAGAGATTGCTAACATAACTTTGAAAAGCAGGTATACCGAATCAAAGCTCAATGAGAAAGAAATAGAAGAGATAGAAGAGATAGATAAAGCAAAAGATGTTGTAGATGCTATTGCTACTATTGTGGATATGTTTTGGAGTGGTGGTGAAGGTGCTGGGTTTTGGGGAGAGAAAAAGAAGGAGATAGTGCAAACTACTATTAAATATGCAGTTAAAAAATTTGGTGCAGAAGCTATACAACAAGAATTTTTAAGCTTAGTGAAAGAAGGAGAAGGATGGGAAGTTGATGATATTAAGTTAGTGTCAAAAGCTCTTGGAATAAAAGCTTCTCTTTTTCTTGATGAATCAAAACTCAACGAAGGAAAATGGGAAGAGGAAAATCCGGAATTGAATAAAAGTAGACTTGATGCAATTGAACAATACAATAAAAAAATGAAGGACTGGCAAGCTTTAGCTAAAAAATTAGGAAAAGAACTCTGGGAAGTTGATGATCCAGCCGATGAAGCTTCTTATGAAGTAGATGATTGGGCAGGTGATGCTGAAGATGTTATTAATAAAATAGATATTAGTCTTGTTGATAAAGAGCCAGGAGATGATCTTGATGATCAGCTTTGGAAATATACTATGCGCAGATTTATTGGAAGTGCTTTAGAAAAGTATTCAAAAGAAGAACTCGCAAAAGAAATTGTGCCTTTTTTAAATCAAGATCATTGGACCAAAGAAGTAATTGAGTTTATAGAAAAGATGTTGGATACAAAAATTAATGCTTCTAATATTACTGATGAATCAATTAACGAAACAGTAATTGAATCATACAAATGCAAAACGTGTGATAGAATCTTCTCTGTAGGTAGAGGAGAAGAAGCTGATGTACAAGCCATATCATGGAATGGTTGTTGTCCAGATTGTGATAGTTCAAATCTTGAATCGGTTGGTAGAGCAGACGAATCAACTGACAGTCCGGCCAAGAAGACTGAGATTGATCAACCAGCACTAGATAACAAAGATTACGATCCTGCTGAAGATATAGCTGCTATTGCAGTTGGATTAGCTCCAGTTGACTTCAAAGCTAAACCAAACGATAAAGAACCTTCTACAATGATACCGGTTCAAGATGAAGAGATTAAAGATACATTTGAATCAATTTTTGAAAGAGTTAATGGAATTGTAGAAGGTGGTTTGTCTTCGATTGATAAGAGAAGTGTATTATTAGAAGAAGAATTAGAAGAGATACCAGTTAGTCGTGATATTTATGGAAAAGATATAAAGAAAAATGATAGAGTTATATTTGATGAAGGTCGAGGAGTTATTACAGCTATTTGGAATGATGGTACAGTTGATATAGAGTATGCTGCAGGCCCTGGTGGACCTCTTGTTGATACTTTTGATATTAAAGGACATGAAGTTCAGAAAGATGAAGATATTGAAGAAATGTGTGGTAAAAAACACAGTAAGAAGAAAAAGAAAACAAACGAAAGAAAAGAGACTTTACAAGATCTTGAAAAACAAAAGGCAGAACTTAAACAAGATCTTAAAGCGGCAAAAAGAATGTGCCAGAGAATAGCAGCTAGTGGATCAGGTGGTTGGGATCAGGCTAAAGATGAAGAAGGTGATATAGTAGATCAACTTGCTGAAGTAGAGAAGAAAATTGAATTAATGAAGAAGAAAAATGAATCCAAATCAGCTCTTTACATCTGCAATGCTTGTGCTAAGACATTTGAATCGACCATAGCTGCTTGTATACACTGCAAATCGACAGATGTGAATAGTATTCGAGAAGAAGCTGATTTATCTAAACTCGAGTCGAGTTTTGAACAACAACTAGCTATGGGTGTTGAGGTTGAAAAAGAACATACTGATGATCCGGAAATTGCTAAGAAGATAGCTATGGATCATCTTGCTGAAGATCCACAGTATTATACTAAACTTAAGAAGATGGAAGCTGGAGAGTGTGATGAATCTAAGCTTAATGAAGAAGAAAAAGAGCAATTCAAAACAATTGCTCAAGGTATTGAAGACAAAGCAGATGCGGATGAATTAGCTCGAAAGAAACAAGGACAGGTTGTTAAAGATAGTACAGACGAGAAGAAATTTGCAGTTATTGTGAAGGCCAATAAAAATGGATGATCTAGTTGAAAAGCTAATGAATATAAAATTGAATGAAGAAGCTGAAGATAATTTTTATAGAATTAATATTCCTCTAAACTTTAATATAACAGATCTTCCTGTGGATCATGAAGTTAGTTCTATCAAAGCTAATGTTTCATTTGAGATTGAAATGGAATATCGAAGTTGGGGAATAAAAGATATTTCAATTGTTCCTCGAGGTGTGGTTAATTTTGAGATAGAAATTACAGATACAGATGATAAAGTTGTGAATACTATATCTGGTAAAATTGATTGGTTAGAAGTTAGTTATGAATTCAATTGGATAAATGGAAATGCCTATACAATTGAAGATCTTGAAGTTGATATGGATATGCGTGGTTTAGTATCAAAAGTAACAATAAATGCTATTTATTCGAAACCAAATTAAATGAACCAGCTGCTTGAAAACATGATAAAAGCTTTTCATTACCCTCCTCCGGTATCGGGTGTATTTTCTTGTACCAATACACCCGATCTTTTGTTTGAAAGTGTAACCAGTAGTGGTATTAAAGCTATTTATAAGGTTTATCGAGATATATTACTTGAAAGACCAAATATAGACGAGAATAATCTCTGGACTGCTCTTGATGCAATGAAAGACTTTTATGAGAATTATCTCAAGTGGCATACAGATATTTTTCTTAATAAAGGCACAGATTATATAACAAAAAATACAGTGTACTTGACTATAGCCAGTGAGTTTGCTGAACGAAAGAATGAAATAGAAAGAGCTTTTAAATCACATGATGAAAAGCAGATGTTAGTAGCTTTAGATAATGCAGTTGGTCAATGGCATAATGATTATCCAGTTATCTACCATTTATGGCTTGAGTATTCTAAAACTCTTGATGATCCAGATACAACAGAAGCTCAAGGCATTGAAGATTTAATATTTGAAGTTAAAGAAATACTAGATGTTCTTAATAAACTAAGATATCCGGATCGTCCAACAGATATTCTAAAAACAACAGGTACAAAAAAGAAAGTAGGAATAAGAAATGAAAGTATTGATGATTATAGTTATAAAGTTATTAGCTATGATAGTACTGGATATCTAACTATAAAATCATCTTCTGGTGGAGAATATGCATTTGATGATGTACCAAATTTTTTAGCCAAAAGACTTGAAACATGGGCAAATAAAAAAGCTTATGGTAGAGGATGGCAGGTAATGAAAAATTTAACAAGACAAGGACATCAAGTAGTTAAACAGCCAACAGCACTAGAAGCTATTATTGCTACTCCATCTGTTGATAATACTGCAGATGAAAAATATGAATGGTTTGTACAAAGAACAAACAAACATATTAATCTTGTTCAGCAAGCAGCTGAGAAAATTGTTAAGGCTTATCCAGAGTTTCAAGAATTATTATCAAATGTTCAAGTTCACGATGCATCTAAATTTGAAGATCCAGAAAAGACTCCATATATTTCACTAACTTGGAGACATAAATTAGAAAATGAACAAAATAATTATGATCCAATTAATGGAAAAGGATATCAAACTCCTGGATTATTAGCTAAAGAAGATGAGAATCAAGCAACATTACATCATGTTACTGGTAATTCTCATCATCCAGAATATTGGCTTGATGATAAGAGTAAAGCTAATATTAGTGCAAAAGATCGAAACAAATCAGATATATGTATAGATGCTTCGGCCATGCCAGATATAGCTATAGCTGAGATGATAGCTGATTGGCAAGCAATGTCTGAAGAGCTAAAAAAGAATTCTGCAAGAGAGTGGTTTGATAAACAGAAAGACGTCAGATGGCATTTTTCAGATCATCAAGTTAAATTAATAGACAAGTTATTGAAAGTATTTGAAGTTGTTAACGAAGACTCAGATTTAGATTCGTTATTTAAACCAGCTTCGACAGACGAAGTAGTCCAGCGTCGACTAGAAGGCTGTACTAAGAATTCAGACGGTACTTATTCGTGTTCTGGAGACGTTGATTTATCTAATTTAGGTCTAACTAAACTTCCAGTTAAATTTAAGGAAGTTGGTGGTAGTTTTTATTGTTATGACAACAAACTCACCACCCTAGAAGGTTGTCCACAGAAGGTTGGTGGTTGGTTTGATTGTGGCAAGAACAAACTAACCACCCTAAAAGGTTGTCCACAGAAGGTAGGTGGTGGGTTTGATTGTCGCAACAACCAACTCACTACTCTAGAAGGTTGTCCACAAGAAGTTGGTGGTGGTTTTATTTGTCGCAAGAACAAACTAACCACCCTAAAAGGTTGTCCACAGAAGGTAGGTGGTGGGTTTGATTGTCGCAACAACCCAGTTTCGGTAGCTAAACTAAAGAAAACAGTTGATAGAGACTACTTATAATGAAAGATTTATGTCAAAGATAATACCTAGAGAAACAATTAATTATTTGAAGGGTGTAAATAACATTTCAATTGGTGCTATAGGCATAGACATTGACTTGTATATTCCATCTAATTTAGGCACTATCGAAGCTTATGATGTTTATGAGACACCTGACGATATTGAATATATTCATTATACCTGTCAAGCTCATATTGAATGGGCTCCTAATATACATCGACTAGAAGCTTTAGGTATTTACGTTGAAAATGAATTGCCTTTAATTGTGTGGATGCCAACTGAAGCTGTAGATGATAATGGAAATCTAGTGAAGATTAATATATTAAGAAAAAGCTATATTAAAGTTGATATTGCTTTTATTCCGACTAATACTGGTTTTGATGGTAATGAAGAATTTATATTAACTACTCCGATTATTTATAATGCTCATGATGCAGTAGCAGTTGAGCGGTGGAAAGCAGTGCCAAGGAGAATAGCAAGTTGAATTTTAATTTGATTAGTGTATTTGTATTAACCAGCGGAAGATCATTAAGGAGCACGCGTGCTCCTAAGTTATTCAAGTATTAGAACAAGGAGAAAAAAGATGTTTGCATCAAAAGTAAAAAATAAATCGTTAACTGATAATGTTTCAGTTGCACTTAAAAGTGGAGGAACTATAAATTTACCTCCTGGTAGTCAAGCTGAGAATATTGAGATAGCTGATGATCAAAAATGGAGTGGTGTAGAAATAACACCAAGTCTGAATGAGATTGTTAGACCAAGTGGAAAGCAGAGAATAGATGGCTAAGAAATTTGATACCAATCAAGCATCAGAAAAACTTTTAGCTAATGCTATATTTTCTCAATATAAAGGATATAGAGAATTGGGTGTAGTATTTGAAGTTGAATCTTTTCCAGAGAAAGTTATTAAAAGTATGATAACAAGGGTACCAAAAAGTTTTGTAAAAAGAGTTTCAGATCAGTTTATTAGAATGTTAAGTGAACAATGCCACAGCCAACAACAACATTAGGTTTGATTGATGTAGGATTGAGAACTTTATTGTTTACAAAGTTTTCAGATATACTCAGTCTAGAGAGTGTAAATAAAAGTGTTGTATTTTATCCAAAAGAAACTGCATTACGAGAACTTGCTGAGAAAAAGAATAAAACTAAACTTGAGTTTATTAATATCTGGCGAACCGACGTAGTTTTAGATTGGAAGAGAATGAGTACGCCAGCTGCCCGAAGAGGTGTTGATGTTAATTATACTGATGAAGGTCAAAGAATTATTTATACAAATATAAAAGCTATTCCAGTGGCTTTAACTTTTGATGTTTGGTTCTGGACTCATGATAGAGATAAATTGAATAGCATTATTGAAACTTATCTCTTCTGGCAACAAGATGATCCAAATTTGTACATGCAATACAGAGAGATATATCCATTATCTTACGATTTGCATTTTAATAGAATTATAGATGAGTCAACAGTAGATCAACAATTTGAGAAGGGCAGGATGTATATTCAGAAAACTTCTATATCTTTAGATGGTATGGTATTTACTGTTCCATCTGAAGAAGGAGTGATTACTTCTATTCATATTTCTTGCTATGACAAAGATGATCTAGAGACTGTAAACTATGAAGAAATTATTGTTGTGGATTCAGATCAAAATATAGAACTAGAAGCTGCGTTAAAGCTTTTTACAAAAATTGTAACTTAATAAATATTAGGAGATTGTTAAAATGGGAATTTACATTAGCCCAGGTGTTTATTCGAAAGAAAAAGATTTGTCAACTCTTGTTCCTGCAATATCCACAACTACAGGTGCACTGGTTGGATATTCTGTAAAAGGCAGCACGAGTGTTAGGTTGATCACTACTCAACAGCAGTTTATTGCTGAATATGGTGAACCTGTGCCTGGAAATTACTTTCATTATTCTGCACTAGCATTTCTTACTAAAGGTATTCAGTTGTATTGCAGGCGAGTAATAAATGGTGCATTATATCCAGGTATGCATGTTATGACTGATGAAGCATCTGGAGATAGTGAAGCCTTTTCTATCGGACAGTCAACACCCACATATTTTGTGGATTCAGATTTTGCTGATGAGCTATTTTCAATTTTTGCAAAAGATCCAGGAGTTTGGGGGGAGAATATTAGCATTACAATTACAAATATAAAAGATGGAACAGAAGAAGTTGTTACAGATCAATACACCTTTGTTATTAACGTGTATTTCACAGATTCAGAGGGAAATACAACTCTGGTTGAAAAATGGAAAGTATCGAAGAAGAATAAAATAGATGGTAATGGTAAGCAACTCTATCTTGAATCTGTAATTAATGATGCTAGTGATTATATAGTTGTGGCAGATAATACAAACAGAGCAGATACAGAAGTACCAAAAGGCAATACTACAGCTGTAAGTCTTGGCGGTGGTAGTGATGGATCAATTCCAACAGCTAATCAAATTGCTGGTGTTCAAGCATCTGGATCTGGTTGGTATTCATTCTACAATCCAGCTAACTATGATATTCGAATACTTATTGGTGGATGTTTTACTTCATCTCATACAACTGATGACGTCAAAACTATACAGGATGCAATAAAAGCAGTTGCTGAGTATAGAAAAGATTGCATGGGAATACTAGATATTCCTTATGATGAAATTGATAGTATTGATAAGATGCTTACATATAGAAATACAACTCAAGCTTATGATTCAAGTTATACAGCTCTTTATGCTGGATGGGTAAAAATAAACGATCCTTATAATGATAGGGTACTTGAAGTTCCAGCCTCCGGCTATATTGCAGCTCAGTTTGCTTATAATGATTATGTTGGAGAACCGTGGACTGCTCCTGCTGGGCATAATAGAGGAAAGCTTGATGTATTGGGGATAGTAGAAGATGATCCATTTACGCAAGGTGAAATGGATTCGTTGTGTGCTGTTGGTATTAATCCAATTCAATTTTTCAGAGGAAGAGGAACAACAATATTTGATCAGTTAACACAACAGAAAAAGACTTCAGCTTTGAGTCAGATCAATGTACGCAGATTATTGATTGTCATGGAAAAAGCAATTTCAATTGCACTGGAAGACTTCTTGTTTGAGCCAAATAATGAGTTGACTCGATTTAGAGTTAAAGCTGTGTGTGATGAATATTTAAGTATGCTTGCATCTAAAGGAGCTTTCCAAGTAGAAGCAGGAGACGAAGGATTTTTAGTTGTTTGTGATACTACAAATAATACACCAACTGTTATAGATCGAACTGAATTACATGTTGATATATTTGTCAAGCCTATCAGAGTTGCTCGTATAATTCAGCTTCAAACAATTATTACAACAACTGGTGCTTCGTTTACTGAATTGATAGCTAAAGGTGTAATGTTTTAAAAATTAAATTTTAATATACAAGGAGTATAAAAAATGGCTGAAATGGCTACAAGTGCATTGAGTAATAATCTTCTCAATCCAGCAAGAGAGTACTTGTTTGAAATGATTTTTCCTAATCCTCCTTTTGGTAGTGTTCAAAGCTTATTGCTTCGATGTAAAAGTTCTGTGCTGCCAGGAAGAGATTTTGGGGATATTATTATTCCCTTTAAACAGGGGCCTGGTGTGATATATCCTGGTAAACTCAATCTTTCTCATCATTTACCATTAACATTCCATGAAGGTGAAGATAGAGCAATCTTTCTTACTTTCTATCAGTGGATGAATATGATAGTTGATATCAAAACTGGATTGAGCCAAGGGGAACCAGGATATCGAAGAGACCTATATCTTAATCTTTTGAATACAACTGGAGTGGTTGCTATGAGATATAAAATGACTGGAAGTTATCCTAAACTCATTGAAGAGAAAACTCTTGATCAGAGTAGTGAGAAAGAATTAGATTTTAGTGTAGTTATGGCTTTCAATGAATGGTTGAAGGTTGATTAATGAATTTACTTGAGACAACATCTAAATATCCATCTTACTTGGGCATACAAAGGACTTATAACTTTGAGGTTATTCTTCCTTCTTTATATAACATGCTTGTAGACGGATGGTTTGTTTCAAGATTCTGTCAGTCTGTAAAAGTAGGTCAGTATGATTTGAATAGTGTTGAAATAAAGAGAGGAGCCCGAAATCTATTCTTTCCTGATTCTGCTGTACTTCAGCCAGCATATTTAACTTTTGTTGCTCCTGTTCCAGATGTTGTTTCTTTATATTTCAATACTTGGCGGGATTTGATAATTAATAAAAAAGGACTTTATGGCTTAGCAAGTCAATATAAGAAACGTGTGTATGTTATTCTTTTTGATAGAACCGGCATTCCATCAAATATGATAGTTCTAAAAGGAGCTTGGCCAATAACTTTTCCAAAATACGATGATTTAGCTTATGCTACAGAAGATGTTAAGAAGCATGAAATTACACTTCGATTTGATGATATTAGTTTTGATTTTGAAGCTTTAGGTCAAGTAATAAGTGATGTTCAAAGTGGAGTAAAATCTGTTGCTAGTAAACTTATAAATAAATAAAACAAGGAGAAAAAAGATGAGTGCAAATTTTGTTCAAATTGAACTACCTTCGAGATGCATAACTTACGGAATCAACCCCTCTACCGTTAAGATCAAGCCTCTTACTGGAGCTGAGGAAGAATTAATTGCTGTGTTAAAGCAGAATGTGAAGAAAAAATTAATTCAAGTATTTCAAAGTGTTTTACAAGGTGTTGACCCAAAAATTCTTACTTCGGGGGATGCAAATTTTATTGCTTTATGGTTAGTAATAAATTCGTATTCAAATAAATATCCGTTTAGATTTGCATGTATGAATTGTGGAAAATTTTCCGATGTATCGGCTGATTTAAACAAGATAAATTCAGTTGAATTACCAACAACATTTGTTCCACCTGGTGAAGTTGTAGTTGAAGGAAAGAAGTTAAAATTGCGACTGCCTACGCTCTGGGATGAAATAGAAATTTTAGATTACGATCCTTCAGGAAAATCTAAACATTTATATGATTATGCATTAACAATCTTACCAGATGATCCTGAATTTAATGTTGTTGAACGAGTAGAATTCTTGAGAAAAGCAAAAGGATCAGAAATTCAGAAAATAAGAGATTGGCGAGTAAAATATACTCATGGGCCCGATATGCAAGCTAGTATTGAATGTCCTAAATGTGAGTATGAAAGCGAAGTGCTTATACCCTTTCGATTCGACAGATTTATTCTTACTGAATAGTGATTTTGAAAATATTAAAACTCGTAATTTTTATCTTCAATATTATCATGTTGTTTCCGATATAAAAGAAACAACAATAAAAGAGTTGTGGTGGATTTTTGATAAATTAGTAAGTATTAAGCAGAAGAAAAAAGAAACCGAAAAAAATAATTTGGAAAGACAAGGTCCAATACATTGGCAAAAACAGTACTAAAGAATTTTGGTGTGGCAGAAGCAAAAGTATATAAAATTCGATTACAGAATTTTTATATACCTTTTCTTGAAACTCTACATTCTATTTTTGTTGAGCATTTGGGTAATGCAAATAAAGAAGCTAAGAAAGTAGAAAAAATTCTTTCTTCTATAAAAATAGCTCTTAGTTTGATTGATGTTGTTTTTTCTAAAGATTCAAATGACGTTCCACGAAAAGTTGATGTTGAGAAGTTATACAAAACTCTTTCTACAATTGAAGTAGAAGTAGATAATCTACAACAAGTATTTAGTAATGATCCAGCTACAGCTAAGGCTATGCTAGATATTATTGATGCAGCACATCAAACTTCTCAAATCGATAAAAAACAATTAAATTTTTTAGTTACTTTGAAAAATAAAAGTTCAAGACAAAAGCAAGAAAAAGTATCGTCTCATCATTATGGAGCAACTGGATTAGTAGGATCAGCTCTTCACACATTTGGAATAAGTCCAAGATTTGCTATTGGGGCTGGTCTTGCTTCTCAAATTGCCGCACCTTTACTTGGTCCTGCTTTTGGCCCTGCTGCTGTTTTAAGTGGTGGTGGTTTAGCTTTACCTAAAATTCTAGGTCTGGGAGCAAGAAGCATTGGAGCTTTAGGCGGCGGAGCAATGAGAGGAATAATCAATCCTCTCAGAGAAAAAAGATTTTGGAGCACTTTCGGTGGTGGTTTACTTAGTACTGGTAGATTACTAGGTCGAGGAATAGCTGCTCCATTTAAAGCAATGGGTCGACCTTTTGCAGGAGGATATAATTGGGCTATGGGTAGATCAGGAGGAGATGCAAGTTTAGAGGAAGATATTGGTGGTTCTCCTAATGTTACTTCACAATTTAATCAACCTAGTTTATCTGAATCTACTTCTGGTAGAACACCTTTTAGATTACTCAGTCGCAGGAAAAAAGAAGAATCAACTGAATCTTTATTTTATTTCTTTAACAAAAGAGCATACACAGCTGGATGGACAAGAGATGTATTGAAAGCTCTTCGTGGTGGGAGAGGAACAGGAGGAAGCGAAGGTGGAATTGTAGATTCAATAATTGGAGGGGCAGTAGGTGCATCATTAACAAGATTTTTATCCGGAATTACAACAATAGCTATAGTAGGAGGAGCAACAATTTTAGCTTCAGGAACTGTAGTTTGGGCCAGTGATTTTTGGAAAAAATTAACAAATAAATTAAATTCTTCAGAAGGACAAGGCAAAAAAGGCTTTTGGAACAGACTCGGCTATTATACTCATTCTGTATTTAATACAACTTTTGAGCAGACAGATAATTTAGAAAAATCTTTAGGTATGACAAAGTCTTCAACAGATGGTATACAAAAAACTCAACAGCAGTTTAGAGCTATCAAGGATTTATGGCAATGGTTTAAGAAAACACAAAAATTTCCTTTTATGAAGACTAGTGAAGAAGATAGTTTTTCTAGTAAACTTGTACCAGAAACAATTTTTCCTTCTAATTTATCTACACAAGCTGAACGAGATTTATTTTTACTTAACCAACGAGATATTCGAGAAGCTGTTAAAGTGCTGGATTCACCAGATTATGCTCAGACTGTTGAGAAAGTCAATTCTGAAAGAAAATTAACTGAAAAAGCAAATGAAGATTTAGCAATAAAACAAATTCAATTACTTGAAAAAATTAATGAAGGTATCAATAAATCTCAATCTACACAACCTGTTTTGGGAAGAGGGTTTTTAGTTCCACCATTTGATTCATCTGATCCATTGTTGAATCGTTTGAATACATTTGGTGTGATGGGAGATATATAAGTGCCAAATTATCGTAATATGGATTTTGTAACTTGGGAAAAAATATTTACTTCGGCAAATCAAACTGGGGTTATTTCTGGTATTCAAGCAAAGAGTGATATAGAGTTTGTAGGAGTTTTAGAATCTGAAGCTGCTCCTGAGTATATGCTTCGTGTTGTAGATCATAGACCATCTGGATATATAGGAAATGGTGTTAAAACTGTTATCATATCAGCATTAATTCAAGATAAACTTTCTATGCAAACCGAAGCTCATTGGTCTTCGCTTACTGCTGCATCTGTTGCAACTAAGCTTGCTGAAGAACTTTCAACCGCAGGAGTATATAGATCCCTTGTTGGAAAGTACACATCAAGGCGATTATGGACAGGCACAGATCCAATTTCTTTCTCTATTCCTATGCAATTTAAAGCTGTTAACAATGCTGAGAGAGAAGTTGTTGCTCCATGCAGAGAATTACAGAGACTTAGTCTTCCATTTAGTGGTCATGATTCTGATTCAAGCAATGCAAAAAAATATTTGCTTGAATCTTTACTATCTCCTCCTGGCCCTACTCCATATGCTGGATTAAGAGGATATGTACTAGAAAATCTAGGGCAGAGTATACCCATTGAAGAACAAATTGACATATTTTTTGGTCGATTTTTGACCTTTAAGAATGTTATTGTTAAAAATATATCTATTGAAATACCAAATAAATTTTTGAGTGGTGGTATGCCAATTGGAGCTCTTGCTACTATACAATTTCAGACTTATGAAATAATAACTAAAGAAACGCTTGATAATATATATACTAGAATTGATTCTCAACCAGATACCATTGCATCTGGAGCAGGGAATTATGAGAATTATGTATGAATTTAACTAAAATACATAAAATTGTTACTGTTGATGGTGCTAAAGAATTGGATTTTCTTGATAATCCAATCTCTTCTTTTGAGATGAGAAGAACTCCAGCTTATTACAGAGTTGTGCAAGAAGATATTGGAGTTCCTGATTTGATTTCGTGGAAAAATTATAATACTGAAAGGTATTGGCAAGTTATACTTGTTGCTAATAAAATAATATCTCCTTTTGATGATTTGGAAGTTGGAGATATAATAATGCTACCTAATTTACATGATATAACCGAATTTTATCAAAAGTACAAGATAAGAAGATGACAAATTTACCTTATTACTTGACAATTACTTTTCGTCGAAGTAGGGAATCTCGAGATAGAACACCTCTTGCTATTGATGCAAATCAAATAGACGAGTTATACATTACTCAAGATATCAATAGATTCCTTCCTACTCTTGATTTTACTCTTCAAGATTCGGCTGGATTTTTTACTCATGTAGTTCCTTTTGATCGAGATTTAGGTAGATTATTTATTGAAGTTTCAGGTTTGTTAGGAAAAGGTAGAGAAAATGCTACTGTTTTTGAATTTGATATATATCGACGGAAGCCTAATTCTGATTCACAGTATATCCTTAATGGATTACTTAAAGTGGATAATTTATTTTCTCCAAGTAAAGTAAGAGCATTTTCAGGAGTAATTAGAAATTCTTTAACATCACTAGGAGAAGAGTTGGGAGCTAATTTATCAGAAATTAGTCCTTCTTTAACTGCTGAGAAAATCTTATTACAAGCAAATTGGCCTAACGGAGAATTTATTAATTTTTTAAAAACTAATCTTCTAGGTAGCAAAGGAGAAGCTGGTTTTTATTCTTTCTTTAAATGTGTTGAATCAGATAAAGTATTTGTATTTAAAAATTTATTAGATATGTGTCAAGAAAATTCAAAATATAGTTTTATACTTGGAAATACAGTTAAACAAGATTTACAATCCAGTGAAATAAATCTGCCTATTCTTGAATATAGAATGTTTGACAGTGGAATGTTACTAGGAACAACTGGTTTATTAGGAAAAGATTATTCTTATTTTGATTACATGAGTGGTGAATTTATTAGACAATCTTATCAAATGACTGAAGAAGTAGATGGTTTTGCTTTTGATCATTTTTTGTCTTTATCTGAATATTTTTCAATAGATATAGAAGATAAAGCAGAAAATAATATTTCAGCACCCTATTATGGCAGAAATAATGATTTCATGGCTATTCCAAAGGCTCAAGCTATCAATGAGCATTATTGTAAACTTATTAATTTATCTAAGATATGGATAACTACTATAGGAGTGAATGATTTATATCCTGGAGATATTGTTGAGCTTCCTATGATAAGATCATATATTGGAAGTGCAAATAATATACATACATATCAAGGATACTGGTTAGTAGAAAGAGTTATTCATATCCTTGGAAAAGTGTTTCTCACCAGGCTTCTTCTTACCCGAAGTGGTATTAATACTGGATCGTCACCAACATTAATTCGGTCTAGCAGAAGAATGAGGAAAGAATGATAAAGTACAAATACTTTTATAGGGGGAAAGTTTTAGATAATAACGATCCTTTATATCTAGGTCGAGTGAAGGTAGAAATTTATCCTATGCTGATTAGTAGAGAAACAGCCAGAGCTTCTCAGATGCCTATTGATGGAATAGAAACAGAAGATCTTCCTTGGGCTGTTTTGGCTCCTAATCTTTTTGTAGGATCTGGAGTTGGATATGGTGCATTTTCTGTACCAGAAATTAATACCTTTGTTTTTGTTTTCTTTGAGGCCGGAGATATAAATCAGCCTATTGTATTTGCTGAGGCACCAACTGCAACTAAAGGACTACCAGATTCTAGGCTAAGTAACTATCCTGCTAAAAAGGTATTGAGAACTAAGAATGGTGTTGAAATATCTATTGATGATTCGAATGGAAATATAGCTATAAATAGTCCAGGCCAGCTAAATATTACAATTACAGGAGATGTAAATTTAGTTACTTCTGGTAATGCTAATATTGAAGCTTCTGGAGACATAACGATAAAAGGTGCTACTGTAAGTACAAATCCATAAGAGGATATATGGGAAAGAAAATAGCTTGTGTTGGTGATAGTTCAGATCATGGTGGAACGATAATTACTTCCAATCAAGATGGTAGTAGAACTTCCGCTGGGGATGAAATAGCTGTTGAAAATGCTTTGCATGATTGTCCTATTATAGGACATGGTGTAACACCAATTACAGCTGTTACAACTAAGAGTTATCATAATAATAAGTTAATATTAACTGAAGATGCTACAGCTGGATGTGGTGCAAAGATTACACCTCCTGATAGAAAAGAATACGTGGAGTAATATATGGCTATACCTGAAATATGGTCAGAGCTTCATCACGATTTGATTTTAGATGCTCAAGGAGGCATAAAAAAAGTAATAAATGCAGATGCAGTTATATCTTCTGTTATAAATATTCTTCGTACAACTCCTGGAGAGCGGGTAATGTTTAGGAGTTTTGGGTGTAGATTATCAAGTTTACTGTTTGAGAATATTCAAAGTGTTATTTTTGATAAGATTGCTGATGAAATTAGAACTGCAATTACTTTATATGATGATAGAGTGAATATTAATAAAATAGCATTTTTTGCTTATCCAGATAGAAATACTGTAGATATAAAATTGAATTTTAGTATTCAGAGTTATGATGAAATATTTGAGCGTACTGTTTCTTTAACCGGAAGTAATATTAGTGCAGTATAGGAATTGAACGATGCCTAATTTAGATTATACAAATTACGATTTTGATGCTTTAGTTATTCAACTACAAAATCTAGTAAAAGCAAAAGCATCTTGGAAAGACACATATAGATCTGGTACAGGACAACAATTAATTGAAGCTTTTTGCTATATAGAAAATTTAGTAAATTACATGATAAATCGCAGAGCAGAAGAGTCTACGATTCACACAGCTAAACTAAAATCAAGTATTGTAAATCTCGTGAAATTAATAAATTATTTACCAAAAAGACAGACATCTGCAATTGGGTATATTCGATTTACAATTTCTGCTGCAAGTTCAAAAATTGTATACATTCCTAAATACACTGAATGCCAAACAGCAAATGGACGAAAATATACTACAAATGAGGAAAGTGCTATTAATCCGGGTAATACATTTGTTGACGTACTTTCAATTCAAGGAGAATTAACTGAAGTAAATTTTGTTTCGGATGGAACAACTGATCAAGAATTTAATATATCTGATATAGATGTAGAAAATTCAGCAGATACAAATAATCCGAGTTTACGTATACTTATTGATAACGAAGAATGGACACCTGTAACTTCATTTATTGAAAGTATATCTTCTTCAAAACATTATACTGTAACACAAAACACTGATGATACAATTACAATTAGGTTTGGAAATGGAATTAAAGGAGCAATACCAACTTCCGGTGAAACAATAATTGTTAAATACATAAAGACTGATGGTATAGATGGAAATGTATATAATACAGATAATGTAACAATATTAAATAATACAATCTATAATGAAGACAATGAAGCTGTTTCAAATATTACTGTAACTAATCCTGGTTTATTTTTAGGTGGTGATGATGCAGAAACAGCTGAAGAAATAGCTTATGAGGCACCAAGAGTATTTGCTACAGGAGATAGAGCTGTAACTAAAGACGATTTTATGGCAATACTTGATAATTATCCAGGAGTTGCAGATTCGAATGTTTGGGGCGAACTAGAAGAAGCTGAAGCAGCTGGAGAAGATGCAGATTATGAATCACTAAATAAAGTTTACATTTCATTAGTTTTACAAGAGTGGCAATTACCAGATGATAATTTTGAAGAACTTGTTTCTATTTATATACGCAATCAATCAATGCTTACTGTAAAATATGAATTTATTGCAGCAACTATATTAAATATAATTCCTGTTATTGAATTAATAGTTACAAGTGGTTATTCATTAGCAGAGGGACAATCTGCTGTTGAAACAGAGTTAGCAAATCAATTTTTACTTGGGGATACCACTAAACTCGGAACAATGATTAAATATAGTAATGTGCTTCAAGCTCTTGATGCTCTTGCTTCAGTATCATATCTAAATATGTATTTTGAAATTTACAAACAGCTTACCTCATTATATGATTCAGATACTGATTTTGGAGCTACACTTGAAGCAACAAATATAGTTCCAGGATCTGTTAGAATTTTTGTTGATGATACTCAAGTTTCTGTTGATACAGATAATGGAAATGGTACTGGATCTTTTACAACTGTTTTAGAATCTGATTATACTGTAACAGGAACAGTTAATTATACAACAGGTTTAATTGCTATAGATATAGCTGAGGGGGTTAGTGATTATATTGTTTCAGCTAGATATCAGCAAGACGAAGATAGAAATATTGTAACAGACTTCAATGAAATATGTAAATTGTATGATACTGATTTTATATCAGTTGTTAGAGAAAGTTAATACATGATAACTCCAGCTTATGAAAGTTTTAGTTATTCAAAGCAAAGTACTGCTGATAATAATTTAACTATACCTGTACCATATGGTACTGAAGAAGGGGATCTTTTAATTGCTTTCATTGTTAGAAATAAATCTACTACCTATGCCGCAACTTGTAGTGGATTTACTCATACAGATCACAAATACAATCCAAGCCCAGCTCCAGATTCTGCTGGAGTTACTTGTGACTTGCTTTATAAATATGCATCAGCCAGTGAAGGATCAAGCACTTTTGTCTGGGGTGGTGAGGCATCAGATGCGTTTGGTTTTATTATACGATTGTCAAACAGTACGTTTTATGGTTATGCTAGATATACCACTACCGTTGATTCCATAGTAGCTTTACCGAGTGTTTTAACTCCTGTTGATAATTGTATAGTTTTACGTTTATTTGCTGCTGATGATGATGATGTGTATATTTATCCCGGCACTGGTGCAGGCTTGCCAATGAGTCATACTGGTATTATTATTGATGAAAGTGGATCATCTGGTGATACTGTTTCTGGTGGAGCTGCTTATATAGCAATGCCTCTTGCAGGAAGAACAGGATATGCGACGTTTGCTTTAACAGCTGTTGAAGAGAATCTGGGATATACTCTTGTTATTAAACCAGCAGCTACTCCTCCTACTCCTGATCCAATGACTTTTTCTTCTGCTCCTACTGCAGTTGATAGTGATGAAATTACCATGACTGCTACTACAGCTACTCCAGATACAGGGTCAGCTGAATATCAATTTGATTGTGACGATGATAGTTTTGATTCTTCTTGGCAAGCAAATCCTATCTATACTCCTTCTGGATTGACAGCTAATACTCAATATGGTTTCAGAGTAAAAGCTAGAGATTCAAGTACTTTATTAGAAACTGCACAATCATCATACGCATATGCATATACTTATCCATCCGTTCCAGCAGCACCGACGAGTGTTACTGCTACTAGAGTTAGCTCTTCTCAAATAGATTTATCTTGGACAAAAGCTTCTGGCGCTACTGGTTATGATATCTATCGTAAAACAGGCTCAGGTGGGTCTTGGGGTTTATTAATTTCTCTGGGCGATGTTGCATCTTATAATAATACAGGATTATCGTCTAACACTACATATTACTATATAATAAGATCAAAGAAAACTGGAGCATCATCTGGTTTAACTTCTTATTCAGATTATTCAACGCCTTTCGCTAGTGCTACCACAACAGCTGCACCAACACCAAATCCTGCTACGTTTTCTTCTGCTCCTGCTCCAGTTAGTAGTACTTCTGTAACGATGACTGCTACGACAGCGTCACATCCACTTGAATCTGTAGAATATCTATTTACTTGTACTACTGATGGAAGTAAAAGTAGTTCGTGGCAGGCAAATCCTACCTATACTCCTAATACGTTATCTCCAAGTACTCAATATACATTTACAGTTAAAACAAGAACAGCAGTATCACAAATAGAAGGAACAGCTTCTTCTGGTGCTGCTGCTTATACTTATCCTACTACTCCTGATGCACCAACTGATTTAACTCCTAGTGTTATTAGTAATGTAAGAATAGATCTGTCATGGACTAAATCATCTGGAGCTACTGGCTACCAAATTTATAGAAAAGTAGGAGCAGGAGCATATAGTTTATTTGATACAGTTGGGGATGTTGCTGCTTATGAGAATAGTGGATTAACTCCAGGTGTTACTTACTATTATAAGTTGAAAGCATTAACTACGTATGCTCCTTCTGGATTAACTTCATATTCTGATTACTGCGACGAGGTTTCTGCTGCTACTACTACAATACCCAGTCCAGATCCAATGACTTTTTCCTCTGCCCCTACTGCTGTTGACAGTGATGAAATAACTATGACGGCTTCATTAGCAACTGCGCCAGATAGTGTTGAATATCAATTTGACTGCGACGATGATAGCTTTGATTCTGCTTGGCAAGCTTCTAGAGAATATCAGCCTTCTGGTCTTGATTCAGATACTCAATATGGATTTAAGGTAAAAGCTAGAAATTCAGTTACTTTAGAAGAAACTGCGCAGTCTTCTTATGCCTATGCTTATACTTACCCCGCTGTGCCTGATGTAGTATCAGATTTGGCTGTAGATGAATACGATAATAGTCATACAGTACTAACTTGGACAGAAATAGCAGAAGCAACTGGATATCAAATTTATAGAAAAGAAGCTAATGATGCTGAGTTTACCTTGCTTGATACAGTAGGAGAAGTAGATAATTATGATGATACCACTGTTTTACCTGGTGGAACATATAGTTATAAAATTAAAACAATCACTTTGAGTGCTTCTTCTAGCTTAACTTCTTACTCCGATTATTCAAATACAGTTACTCAAGCTTTACCTCCAAGTCCTGATCCAATGACAGCTGAAGAAGATTCTATCATAACTTCAAGTAGTATTACTATATCAGCAACAACAGCAGAATCTGTTAATACCCCAGAATATTATTTTGAATGTATAGATTCTGATGTTGAAGCTAGTAGCTGGATAACTAATAAATTTTATAATTTTTCTGGTCTTGATTCTGATACTTTATATGGATTTAGAATTAAAGCAAGAGATAGTTTATCATTAATTGAAACAGATTGGTCTGAGGTATTTTATTTCTACACTCTTCCTTCTAGTCCTACCACACCTTCTAATCTTATTGTCTATCCTGCTACTTCTCCTTTAAAAAATGAATTAGTTTGGATAGCATCAGAAAGTGCAGATGGTTATGAAATATACAGATCAACTGATCAAGATATATATACCCTTATCAATACAACCAATGAAACTACTTACGATGATACAGATATAATAGCAGATATTATTTACTACTATAAGATAAGAGCTTATAATAATTCTGAATATCAATCAGATATAGGTGTATATTCAGATTATTCAGAGGTAGCTTCTAATACAGCTGAAACTCAACCAATTGCAAATGCCGGAGAAGACATTGAAATTGCTTATTCTGATAGAACTTCAATACAATTAAATGCTGAAGCTTCTTCTTCACCAGTTGGTATAATAACTGATTATATATGGTATGAAAATGGACAAATAATTGCATTAGGTGCTACACCTATAATTGAATTAAGCCCTGGCCGACACAAGCTTTCTCTTCAAGTTATTAATAATTATAGTTTTAGTTTTGATACAATATATGTAACTGTTGCAGGAAAACCTATTAGTCTTACTAATTATTTACCTAGATTTTTTGAGTAATTGACTATGAGTCTATTATCTGATTTTAATGACGTTGTAAGTATATTAATAAGAGAATGGATTGACAAGATTGATGGTATTGCTAATTTCTTTGATCCAGCAAAGTGCCCTGCTGCTTATCTTCCTCATCTTTCTAAATTACTTGGTTTTCCTGTCAGTAGTGATTACGATTCTACTGATGAAATTCAAGTTTCTCAATTACGATCATCAGTTGTTCAAACAATTGATTGGTATAAAGCAAAAGGAACATATCGCTCACTACAAATTATAGGGCTGATGTTAAATCTGAATATAACATTTTATGATATGTATACTAATGATTATATAGCATTTATAAATGTTCCATGGTTTTCAGGAAAATCAAGAGGAGATAATCCTTTAGGATTAGATAGTTCTTATTATAAAAGTCCTCACTTTGGTGCTTGGATTAATTTAAATCATGTATATGAAGCCACAGCTACAATAGCATATAGACATCTTTGGAATGCAAGTTATGCTAATAATTTAAGACTATATGTGGAAAAAACTCGACCTGTTCATACTGTTCCACACTACATTCTTTTTATTAATCCTTGGTGTGATATTCCAGCGAATGTATATCAAGTAGAAGGGGAGATAAATACAAAATTTGTAGGAACTTTTCCGGAAGGGACACTTCATCTTGATGGAGAAGCTGAAGGATCAGGTTTGAATTGGTATTTTGACGAAGGAAAGTATTTTGATACATCAATTTCAGGTTATATAGAAGGAATAACCAAATGGGTATTAGGAGATGGTAATACCACTCATATTTTACCTGGTGGTAGTGGTTTTACAGATATTATCAATCCTATACTCACAGGATCAATTGATCCTTCTAAAATAACTGATGAAGGAGAATATTATCAATTTGAATTTACAATACCAAAAGCTTTAGCTGGATTAGGTTTAAATGAATTAGGTTTATACACACCAGGAACTCCAGATGTTCTTGAAATACTATCTGAATTTCCTTCAATAGATCTTGATTCAAGTACTGAAATGGTTGTTAAAGTTAGGTTGTATAAGAAATCTTTAGTATAAAGGATTTGAATTATGGGCGCAAATACAGGATCACAAACCGTAACACTTTTGTATTACACAGAAGCTGCTTCTAGAAATCTCAATGAACGACAGCATGAGGTTTGGCCCGTAGGTATATATAGAGGTGGTTATCTTAAACATATTAATGCTTCCACAATACAGCTATCTCAATTTGTTTGTGAAATAGCTGATTCGAATGGCTATCAAGTACGAGTTGAAACCGCAGATATTATTTCAATATCTGTTGTAGCCGGAGATAGTGGTAAATATGTAGTGTTGAGTTGGACTTATACAGGAGTGGCTGCTGATGATTATCTTGAAGTATCATTAAAGAGCTCAGCTAATATTCTTGCTACAGATCTGATTGTTGGAAAGGTAACTTGGACTACTACTTGGGGATTTAGTTATGGTAGTGCTTCTGTTTTGTATAGAAGCGAACCTAATACACAAGAATCATTTCTAAAAGTTATAGCTCCAGATTCTTTCATGGTTGATAAATTGAAAGTTCGAGTAAAAGCAGGGTGGTGGATAACAAATTCTGGTTATGTATATATAGCTACAGATCAAACTCCATCGGCATTCAGTGTTCCTACTTCTGGTACAGCTTATGGACTTGTTTATATAACTCCTACAGGAACAATTGCTATAGTTGATACAGCAGGAAATACTAGTGTTCCAGCGTATGCTGGAAAACAAGTTATTGCAGAGATAGCTATTCCTTCTGGAACTTCAGAGATAACTCAAGCAATGATTAAAGATACACGTCCATTTTTATCTGCTGCTCTTACTCCTGATCGGACAACTATTGGTTTTAATACAGCTGGACAATTAGCTTTATTAGCTTCTTTCGCCGGAAAAATGATTCATTCTGTAGAAAACGTTGTGCTTTCGTCAGCAATTAATCTTAATGCTGCAGATGAAGTATGGACTGATTTGTCTGGTGTAACAAAAACAATAACAGTTGTATCTGGTGAATCATTGCTAATACTAGGTTCTATGGCTTCAGCTATACATGCTTCAGTAGGAGATTTGTGGGCAGATCATAGTGGTGCGAGATGGAAATGTAGGTTATTAGAAGATTCAACTGTTCTTGATGAATCTGGCATGGGATCAGGTTATTATGCTCACGGCACACCTCCTGTTATGAGTTATGTTACTCCGTCAGTAGGGAATCATACCTACAAGTTACAGTATTGTAAGAATAATGGCTCATTATGGTGTACCTGGCGAAGAATTATTATTGTTAGATTAAGGACTATTCCATCATAATGAGTAAGTTTAATTACTTAAAATCAACTGATTTTGACTTAAATAAATGGAAAGGTAGAAGATGTTTTATCTTAGGAGGAGGTCCAAGTTTATTAAACTTAGATTTTTCTTTAATTCAAAATGAGAACACAATTGGTACAAACAAAGCATTTTCAAGATATTCTGTAGATATTAATTTCTTTATGGATATTAAATTCTACAATAATTGTATTCTTTCAACCAGTAAAAATAATAGTTGGGAGAAAATGAATAAAGCTTGGAAAGAGTTTAATGGAATTCAGATAACAGTTGATCCGGGAGCAAATGTAAAATTAGATGGAGTTAAAGTGATTCGAAGAAAAGGGGTTGAGGGATTAAGTAATTCTGTTGAAGAAGGTATTTATACAGCTAGTAATTCAGGATATGGTGCTTTGATGTTAGCTGTAGCACTTGGCTGCAATCCAATTTATCTTCTTGGCTATGATATGCGAGTAGAAGGTAATCCTTTCAAATCAGATAGTAGATCTCATTGGCATGAAGGATATGGCCACGATAGAATTCAATTTCAGAGAAAACTTGATAGTTTTAGAAATAGTTTTGATATTATTGCTCCCACGTTAAGGGAAAATGGAAAATTTGTGTTAAATTTAAATCTTAACAGTAATCTTAAGTGTTTTAGATTTAGTACTCTAGACCAGGTATTAAGAACCTAGGAGCACGCGTGCTCCTAAGAGATCTTCTACTGGTTAATACCAAAGTATATACTAAAAAGAGAATGAAAGAGCAAAAATTAGAGAATTCGGTTTTTCTCGTTGGTGGAGGACCATCGTTAAGCAATTTTAACTTCTCCTTGCTTCAAGATCGATGGACAATTGTAGTAAATAAAGCAATTGTAGATGTACCTAATCCTGATTATTTTATTACTACTGATTTCCTTTTCTCCAGGAAAAATATAAATATCAAACCAATCAATACTGCTAAGATATTTGTAGCAGCTATGTATTTTAACTTTATGGAAGAGCAAGATGGAAGAATAATAGATACTAAACATCAATTAATTTATGACCTTTCTAATTTTGATATGATAATCAAGAGTAGAAAAGTTGATGGTTTTGGTTATACTTTCAAAGATTTTCGAACGGGTTTAAACAGTGGATATTGTGCTCTTCAACTAGCTATATTGCTTGGATATAAAACAATTTATCTTCTTGGTTATGATATGTGCATGTCAGATAATAACCGTACTCATTACCATAGATGTTACACAACAAGGATAGATAAATTTAGTGGATTACTTGAAATATATTATCAATATTTTGTTTCAGGTCTCCAGCAGCTAAAACAAGAAACAGATATTCAAGTGATTTCATTGTCAGATAAAAGTCGGTTGAATAATATAATTGAATATCAAGATATAAATAAGGTATTAAAATGAAAATATTATTTCCAGCTAATACAGGAAATATAAAATATTATAATACTCATTATATGTATTTGTTAAATCTTTTGCGTTACGCTGGTATTGAGATTGAAATGTTTAATGCAAAGTACGTAAGTGAAGTTTGTTTTCATATATTTGTAGATGGGCAACGAGTTTGGATTGACTTTAGCGATCATTATCATATTTGTCATTTATATGATCAGAAAGAACCATATTTCAAATTTCATTATTCTAAGCAACGAAATGGAGAGTTAAAAAATGTTTATCCGATTGGTCCAGTCAGTTTTTATAATTGGGTGGTTTTTTATACTTTGAGAAGTACGTTTAGGTATAAAGTAGCAAATCAAATTATTTGTACAAATCGGCCAGGAGGAAATGCAAAAGAAAGACGGCAGTATGTTCAAGATTTATTGAAAAAAGTATATAAAAGTAGGGCTGAAATTAATCACAGATCTCCACAAACTAAATTTTTTGATCTAATATACAATTGTATGGTTTTAGTTAGTGTTCCAGGAGCAAGGATTAACATATTGGATAGAAGTCATTTACAATTTATGGGATTTGGTTGTTGTACTATTTCTCCTAAAATTGATGCCACATTAGCATTTGGAAATGATGTTATTGCAAATCAACATTATATTGAGTGCAAAGATGATTTTAGTGATTTAGTAGAAAAGATTGATTTTTGTGAAAAGAATAGAGATATCTGTTTGAAGGTAGGAAGTGAAGCTCAAAAGCTATTTGATAGATCTTGTTCTCCAGGGTATATTGTTAAATGGATGAAAGAATGCTTGAATGCTTAGTTTTATAGTTCCATTTCGTGGTAGAGATACTCAGATAAAAGGACTAATTAAATCTATTAGAGAATATTATACAAACTATGAAATTATTATATCCTGTCAAGCTGACAATGAAATATTTAAACATGGACAGCTTCGTAATCTTGGTTATAGAGTAAGCAAAGGAGATATGGTTATTTTTATTGATGTTGATGTTAGATTTCTTAAGTTTATTGATTTTGAATTCTATCAGTCGACGCTAGCTCATCCATTTATAGGATTTACTTCTTCATATGAAATGTCTGAAGAACATACTGTTTTTAAACACAGATCTGTAAATCATTGTATTGGTAGGCTTGTATGTTTTACAAGAAAACAATTTGAAGATTGTGGTGGATATAGTAATTTATGTCTTGGTTGGGGTTGGGAAGATGATATACTTAATAAACGAGCTCAGCTCAAAAAAATTGAAGGTGTGATTGGTCATATTCATCATTCTTATCAAAGAGGCAGATCAGAAGATCAGAATAGAAATAGAATATTATTTTCCACAGATTCACAGAGAGATTATTCTTTAGATGGTTTTAGACAGACTCGAGCTACTTTATTATCAACTAAAGAAGAATTGAGAATAAAATGGTTTGATTTTTGTAATATTGGTGTTTCAGAAGATTTTGAGTATAAAAATTTGTTATAATGAAAAACGTTACAATATTAATACCTACACGAAATAGATTAGATAGATTGATTAGCATGCTTAATAGTATTCCTATTAAAGAAAATATCTCTGTGGTTGTTGTGTGTGATGATGATATGAAAACATATGAAGTATTATCACAACAAAAATTTAGACCAATACAAGTAAAACTTGTTCAGCCACATAGTGGAACAGTTGTTTGTAGAAATAAGTATCTTTCATGTATTGAAGGAAATGTAATTTGTGCAACAGATAGTATTTGGTTTAATCCTGGTTCAATTGAAAGGGCAGTAAAAATATTTGAAGAAGAGTTTCCTGATGATGATGGTGTATTTGCATTCAGTTTTAAAGGAATAGGCTCGTGTACAGCCATTCCGTTGATAGGAAGTACTTTCTTATCTCGATATCCTAATAAACAATTATATTATCCAGGATACTTTCATTTTGCTTGTCAAGAAATATCAGAGTTCTGCAAAAAACTTGAACAGCAAGAAAAAAAGAAATTTTTGTACATCGATTCATTATGTACAATTGAAAAGCCCACTTTTAGAGATTTAACTTATGTAGATGCAAGGATTAGAAAAACTCAAGATATTGAACTCAAAATATTTAGAGAGAAGAATAATCTTATTTGGGGATGGAATTAACTATGTATTTTGATTTACCAAAATTATATGAAAAGTATAAAATATTAAAAAAAGGTGTTATTCATATTGGTGCTCATGAAGGACAAGAGTGCTCAATTTATTTAGCTATGAATATACCAGAAATTGTTTTGTTCGAAGCTAATCCTGATGTATATCAGAGACTAGTTGAGAAAATTCAAAGCACAGGAAATATAAAAGCAGTTCAATGTGCAATATCAAATTACGTAGGAGAATGTAAATTTCACGTAACATCGATGGATCAGAGTAGTTCAATTCTTCCATTAAAGTATCATAAAGTGGTATATCCTAATATTGTTGAAACAAAAATTATTACTGTTCCTTGTATTACATTAGATACATTTTTCAAAATCAGAGCTCCAAGCAATTTTAATTTTATTAACATTGATATTCAAGGAGCAGAGTTACTTGCATTTCAAGGAGCTATTAATCTGTTAGAAAATCATATCGATGCTATTAATACAGAAGTTAATTATGAAGAAATGTATGAAGGATGTGTGCTCAAAACGCAATTAGATAAATTTTTAGCTCAGTTTAACTTTGTTTGTAGAGAAGAAAAGAGAGTATGTTCTTCTTGGGGTGATGCTTTTTATGTGAAAGAAAAAATATGAAGCCAATTATTACAATGTCAAAATTAGGACACTGGGGTAGATTTGCAAATCAAGTATTTCAGTATGCTTTTCTTCGAATATATGTAGCAATAAATAATTTTGACTATCAAGTACCACCTTGGATAGGCCAGTATTTGTTTGGGCATAATGATCCTTCAATTGATCAATTTCTTCCACTTGTTAACGATAGTTTAAATAATCATCTATATGATGCTTCTAAATCAACCATAGCAGGAAATAAAAATCCTCGAGGAAATATAGATATAATTGGATATTTTCAGTATCATACATCTTTCTATGCTCAGCACCAAGCTTATTTTAGAAAACTTTTTAATCCAACCTCAAAAATAGTATCAGTTGTGGGAAAGACGATTAATATTCTTAGGACTAAAGGAAATACTATTATAGGATGTCATTTAAGACGAGGAGATTATGGAACGTTTACAAGAGATTCTGCTAAGTGTTTTTTCGTTGCTCCAAGTATATGGTACTTACGCTGGTTAGATGAAAACTGGGAAAAGTTAGATAAGCCAGTTTTATTTATAGCAAGTGATGAACTAGATAAGGTAAAAAGTGATTTCAAAAAATACAATCCTATTACTACAGAAGATATTAAATTACCCGAAGCTTCTTTTTATCCAGATTTCTATACATTAACTCAATGTAATATTCATCTTATATCAAACAGTTCTTTTTCTTTTGTAGCTAGTATGCTAAGTACACAAGGAAAAGAGTTCTTTCGTCCTCGTTTATCCCAGCAAAAATTAATTTCATATGATCCGTGGAACAGTCATACAGTATTAAGAGATGAGAGGTATTGAAATGAGTTTATTTGAAGTAGCAAAAGAAAAAAAATTAATAGATACTTGTATTAGATCGGGAGATATTGTTTTTGATATTGGAGCTTACCAAGGTGATTGGACTGAATTAGTAGTAGATAAAAATGCTGGTCAAATCCACTTATTCGAGCCTAACCCTATTTGTTTTTCTGTTCTGAAAAATAAATTTATTTCTTACCCAGAAATTTTTATTTCTCAAGTTTTGGTGAGTGATTTGATTGGAATAAGACCTTTTTATATTTATCCACAAAATCTTACTCTAAATACAACATACAGACGATTTGATGCAGAAACAAAATACAATATTGGTTTACCAAATACCCCTATTGATGTTCCAGCAATTACTGTAGAAAGATACTGTGAAATACGAAAAATTCCAAAAATCAATTACTTGAAAATTGATGCTGAAGGAAGTGAATTTGATATAATAAAAGGAGCCTATAGTCTTCTTAACAACAAAGCAATTGATTTTATTGAATTTGAATATGGTGGAACGTATATTGATTCACATACCACACTAGCTGAAATTCATTCAATTCTTCGAAGTAAAGATTATCATATTTTGAAGGTTGAGAAAACTCATTTTATACTAAAAAATAATCTACAAGCATCTGACGAGAATTTTGAATATTCAATTTTTGTGGCGGCTCTTTCTCTAGATGTATTTGAAGGGAAAATTAAATGAAAATTTATATACTACCAGTAAAATCTGAATTTCAGCCATCAACTATTTCGGTTACATATCCAGCTCATAATAAAGGGTTTAAAGATGCAGAAGAGCTGTTTCTTTCCTATTTACAAAACCATCATAATTTAATCACACCAGATCCTGCAGAGGCAGATTGGCATTATCTGCCCATTCTCTGGACTCATTGGCTGGTAAATCATAAATTTGGAACAGTAGATTTAGATAAATTACAAGCAGAAGCAAATAGAAGTATAATAGATAGTTCAAAAACTTTTACTATATATGAGTATGCAGAACAGCCAAAAATAAATTTAGGTAATACTATTGTATTTCTTGGTTCCAGAACAGCTCTAGATGGTTTAGATATTCCTCTTCTTTGTGCTAAACATCCTTATAGATATAATGAAAATAAGGTATATAAAGCAAATTTTGTAGGAAGCTTAACTACTCATCCATCACGAAAAGAAATGCTACAAAAACTAGCACATAGACGGGATATTAATATTCAAGGAGGTGGCGGAACAGAAGCTTTTGTTTCAATGATGCTTCAATCTTATATTGCATTGTGTCCAAGAGGTTATGGTGGAGCTTCATACAGATTTTATGAAGCGATGCAGCTTGGGTGTATACCTTTTTTAATTGGTGATATTGATCATCGACCATTCAAGAAATTTTTAGATTGGTCTCAAGTAAGCTTTTATACAAAATCTATTAACGAGATTGAGAGAATAATAGATGAATTTGATAATGAATTTTTATTACAGATGGGAATTAATGCAAAAAGTTTTTATGATACAAATTTAGCTGATGGAAATTGGTGCAAGTATATTTTGAAAGAATTAGAATTACTGAGGTAATTATGAAGCATTTTTTATCTTTTATTCTTCCTTGTTACAACTATGCAGATATAATAGAAGAGGCTTTAGTTTCAATTTATAAACAGCATTTATCTATTCCTTTTGAAGTTATATGTACAGATGATGCATCAACTGATGAAAAGACAAAGCAAATATTGAGAAAATGGGATGATGCAGTTGATAATTTTCATGCTTATTATCGTGATGAATCAGGAGGAGAATGTATTGCAAATAATCTTTCTGTATCTCATGCTCAAGGTGATCTTTTCTTTTGCCTTGATACAGATAACGTACTTGTGCCGGATTCGGTTAATAAGTTAATTGAACATCTTGATAATACAAAATGTGAAGCTGCTTGTTTTGAAGAGTTGAGGTTTTTCAAAAATATAAACAGTCAGTATAGTCATCTTAATTCGTGGTTTTTCAAAGCTCCAAATAATATTGTTGATCTTGCTTGTATGATAGGAAAAGAAGGAGGAAAAACTCCTCCTGCGTCAGGTAATTATTTATTTACTAGAGAAAGTTATGAAAAAGCTGGTAGATATCCAGAAGGAAATGTAATGGGTAGTTGGTCATTTGGGTTTAGACAGCTTGCAACTGGATCAAGAATAGCTATACTGCCTAATACTTTTTATTGGCATAGATTTTCTGAGGGTGGAATGTACTTAACTAATCAAAGAAAAGGACTAAACGGAAAAGCTATGATGAGTGTTGTTTTAGAATTCAAACATTTATTTACTGATGAAACACAAGCTGTTTTTAATACCGATGAATGCAAACATAGTTTTACAAATTGTTGTTTACAAGGAAAGATTAGACTAAAATGAATCAAAATGAATTAAAAGAAAAATTGAAAAGAAGAGTTCAAGATGTTTATTCTAACCTTCTAATTTCAAATACATGGAATGAAAACAGACTCAAACTTATAAAGCATATTCTAACTGATAATATAGATAATTTTTTGAATTGGCAAGTAATTGTAGGACGAATGACATATGAGCCATCTGAAAATGCAGTACAATTTCTAAAAACCCTTTCATTTTGGCCTAAAATACAATCAATTCTCACGAGATCATCAGTTGGTAATCCTCTTTCATATCCACCATTGTCAGAATCATGTGGAAATAGTGTAAATCATGCTTGTCATCTTGCTACACTTATAGTTGAAACAGGCCTTGATTTTAATACTCTTCAAACTATTTTTGAGTTTGGTGGTGGTTTTGGAATGCTCTGCAAATTGATTTTTAAATTTGGATTTTGTGGAAATTATACAATATTTGATCTTCCAGAAGTTTTAGCTCTTCAAGAATATTACTTAAGTTCAACATTAGATAAAACAAGTTCTTTTAATCATTATCAAAAAGATAAAGATATAAATTTTTTGTGGGATAGAAATCAAACATCTGAAATATTGATTGCAGAAAATAGTTTATTCATAGCATTATGGTCAATATCAGAAAGTCCATTTGATCTTCGAGATGAGATTTTTAAGAAAGTTTTTCAATCTACTAAATATGTTCTTCTTGGTTATCAAGATGAATGGTATGGTTATGATAATAAAACATATTTTTCCAATTTAATTACAAAGAATAGTCAATATACTTGGAAATCAATACCAGTAGCACAATACGGAAATCTTTTAACATATATAATTGGTCAAAGGAAATAACATGGATATGAAAAAAGTTTCATCAGGACATACTTCAATTAAACCAACTAATATACCTCTTGATTTGTTAGATGGATGGAAAAATCAGAACATACCATTGCGACAGCGGGTACTTGCAGATCAAGCAATTCAAGAAGCACACAAAAATCAACCAAATATATTATTTACAATTGTGCAAGATTTCTTGAGAAAAGGAAATTTTACTCAAGATTCTTCAATTCTTGAAACCGGGTGTTCTACTGGATATTACTATGAGGTATTATCTATACTTTTTCAAACAAAGCTTAAATATACCGGTGTAGATTATTCAGAAGCAATGATTCAAAAAGCTAAAGAATATTATTCAACTGCTAATTTTATTGTTGCTGACGGAGCAAATCTTCCATTTTCCGATAATGAATTTGATTTTGTTATTCTAGGAAGTATACTTATTCATGTTTCTAATGCACTTCAGCATATTTCTGAAGCAACTAGAGTATCAAAACAATATGTAATATTACATAGATCAATAGCTTGTAAATCTAAACCTACTCAATATTTAAAGAAGCTTGCTTATGAAGTTCCGGTTTTTGAAATTCATTATAATGAAAACGAGCTGCTTGAGATGTTTAAATTGAATAAACTTGAATTAGTAGATAAAGTAGAATATGTAGTAGATGTAAAAAATGATGAATACCACGCCTCGTATCTGTTTAAGAAAGTTTAAAATATGATTGTAAGCAAAAACAAAAATGGACCAGTTGTTTTAGTATCTTGTGATATTACTTATACTTTTCCTTTATCTTATCCTTATTTAGCTAGTTATCTAATAGCACAAGGAGAAGATGTAAGAGTATTCTTTAAAGAAGGTAATTTACAAAATATAGTTAATCAGATTATGTTATTAAAACCCCTTGTTGTTGGATTTGGAAGTTTATATCCTGAGTTGAAACAAAATAGAGAAATGATTGAAATGTTGAATAAGGCAGGAAGAGATTTTCCAATTATTGTTGGTGGCCAGATGGTTTCACCTATTCCTGAATTTGCTATTGAAATTACAGGTGCTGATATAGGAGTGATTGGCGAAGGAGAAATTACTCTTGATCGAATTGTAAAAGCTTTACGCAGAAATAACAGTATATTTGATATTAAAGGACTTGTAATAAAAGAAGGAAATAAATTTACAAATACAGGAGTGGGAGATTATATTGAAGATCTTACTAAACTTCCGCCTGTTCAGTATGATTTGTTTCCAGCTGAAAAATGGTTACCAATTGGAAAATACTATAGAAATACTCAATGGCATTGGGATGAAGCAGATAGAGTTATAAATGTTCATGGAGGAAGAGGATGCCCATATAATTGTAATTTTTGTTACCATCACAGTAAACCTCGTTATAGGCCAGTTAATATAATGATGGAAGAAGCATCAGATGCTTTGAAGAGATTTGATGGCAATGTTTTGTACTTTTCTGATGATACAGTTTTGTGTTCTCCAAATCGAGCAAAGCAAATTGTTAAAGGAATAGAAAATTTAGATAGAAAAGTAGGTTATTCAGTATCTTCTCGAATTGATATATTGTCAAGGATGGATGATTCAACACTTATTGATATGAAAAATTCGGGTTGTAGAGTTATAGGTATTGGTATTGAATCTGGATCAGATCGAATATTACAAACGATAGGAAAAAATTATACTACAGAAATGGTTGTTAGTGTTATTAAAAGATTAGCTCGAATAGGAATTTTTGTTACTACAAGCATTATGGTAGGTCAGTTGACTGAAACAAAAGCTGATGCAAAAGCTTCACTTGAACTATTGAAAACAATTCTTAAAATAGATCCTCGAATTCAATTTGCTTGTACTTATACTTGTCCATATCCTGGTTCTCCTCTTTATGATTACATACTTGCAAAGCATAGGATAAAGAGTCACAGAGACTTTTATGATATTTTCTTTCATTCAGGAAGAGAATATAAAGTTAATTTTTCAGCAATGTCTGATCAAGAAGTAACAGAGATGGTATTACTACTAGAAGGAACATGGAGAGAAATGTTTCAAAAACGTGTTTAGATAAGGAATGATAATATGAATATACATACTTTTCCGATCTTGCAAGATAGTATTCGAGGAGGAGATCTTATTCCAATTGAATTCTCGAATATCCCTTTTATTCCAAAGAGAATTTTCATAATAAAAAATGTGCCTCAAGGACATACTCGAGGAGGTCATGCTCATAAATTATGTAAACAGTTTTATATTTGTATAAGTGGAAAGATTGAGATTGAAATCAAACAAACTAATCAATCAAATAATGTGGTATGCTTGGAAAGAGGACAATCGTTATTTGTTGATACTTTTGTATGGACAAAGGAAATTTTTGCTGAAGAAGACTCAATTTTGTTAGTTGTTGCTTCACATTCATATGATTCTAACGACTACTTGACATTTGAAGAAATGATAGGAAATAAAAATGGATAAAGTTATTCCAGTTGTTTGTCCAAAAGCAAGTTTTGATAAGTACAGGGATATTATTAATTCTCGAATTGATAAAGTCTTGAATAGTGGCTGGTATATTCTGGGAGAAGAAGTAAAAATATTTGAGGAAAGATTTGCAAATTACTGTAACACTAATTATTGTGTTGGTGTAAGTAATGGAACAGAAGCTTTAGCCCTTGCTTTAAAAGCTGTGGGAGTTTGTTCCGGCGATGAAGTTATAACTGTATCTCATACTTCTGTAGCTACAGTTGCTGCAATTGAAATGATTGGAGCAATTCCTGTTTTTGTAGATATAGAAGAACATACACTTACTATTGATCCAAATAAAATAGAAAATGCAGTTAGTCCTAAGACAAAAGCAATTATTCCTGTTCATTTGTATGGCCAACCCTGTAAAATTGAAGCTGTTTGTGCTATTGCTTCAAGATTGAATTTAAAAGTTGTGGAAGATTGTTGTCAAGCTCATGGTGCTTCATACAATGGTAGACGAGTTGGATCATTTGGGGATGCCGGGGCTTTTAGTTTTTATCCTACTAAGAATTTAGGTGCTTTAGGTGATGCTGGAGCTGTGGTTACTAAAGATCAAGAAGTTTTTAAACAACTAATAAGCTTAAGACAATATGGATGGCAAGAAAAACAAAATAGTTTATTTCCTGGTTGGAATTCTCGAATGGATGAAATTCAGGCTGCTGTACTTAATGCAAAACTTACTTATTTAAGTGAAGATAATGGAAAAAGAAGAAATATAGTTTATAAATATTCTAAATTTCTTGATCCTAAAAAATTACTTCCTCAGAAAGTGGATATTCTTTCTGAGCCCGTTTGGCATCTCTGCGTTGTAAGAGATATCTGTAATTCTAGGAGTAAATTAATAGACTTTCTAAAATCTTGCAATATTGGGGTTGCTATTCATTATCCTATTCCTGTTCATCTTCAATCTGGCTATTTGAATAGAATAAAAGGAAGTGATAATTTAGTAAATACTGAAAAAATTTGCAATCAAATCCTTACCCTTCCTCTTTATCCTGAAATGTCAGACGATGAAATTAATTGTATTTGTGAGGCTTTAAATTCATGGTCTAAACTTCCTGTTTTATCTTGGTCTGCTATAAAACAGAAAAAAGATATCCATCTTTATATTGGAACTGTTCCTCTTCTTCCAGAATATGATAATTTAATCGGACTTACATTAGAAGAGAGTTCATGCACAAGTATTCATCATGATATTACTGATCCAATTCCTCTACCAGATAATTCAGTAGATTCAATACAATCCGAAGATGTTTTTGAACATATTTGTTTTAATCCAAAATTAATAGCTGTTATGGATGAAATATATAGAGTTCTTCGGCCTGGAGGATTATTTAGATTATCTCTACCTGATTATGGTTGTGATATTTATCAAAATCGATCAGTAAAAAATGAGAATGGGGATGTTGTATTTGATCCAGTAGGAGGTGTAAATGCAGATGGAACTCGAGGCCATAAATGGTTTCCTAGGTTTGATTGTGTTGATTATCTGATTCAAAAAAGTCTTTTTTCTGATTCAAGAATTGAATACCTACAATATTATAAGATGGATGGAACTCCAGTTATTAAAGCTATTGATTATTCAAAAGGAATGGTAACTAGAACATCAGATTTTGATGAGAGAGTTCAAAATCCAAAACGTCCTTTATCTCTCGTGGTGGATATTATAAAGAAATGAATATAATACATGTATCAAAAACCGCTTTGGCCGCTGCTCCTTATGAGATCTGCAAATGTTTGAATAATTATACTGATCTTAAAGTTCGATGGATTGCTCATAGAACTCAGTATAGAGATGGCCGGAAATTTCCATCTGATATTATTTTCAATACTGAAGATAAGCAAATACAAAATTTAGTTGCTGAAGCAGATATCATTCATTTTCATAATGAAATAAATTTACTTCCAGAAGAATGGATAAGGAAAAAGAAAATAATTATTCAGCTTCATTCTGTACCACAGAGAATGCCTCTTGATTGGTATGCACGAATTACACCATATGTTTATTGTATATCTCAACCACTACAAATGAGACAGTATCCAAAACTCATGACCTTACCAAATCTTATCAATCCTGAAGAATATACTCCTTTGTTAAAGAAAAATGAAAAGCCAATAATTGCATTTGCTCCAACCAATTCTCTTCCAGTAAATCAGATTGGAACAAAAGGAAAACCTGAGGTATGTGAAATTTTATCTAAATTTACAGATAAAGCTATAGTAAAAGTTTTTTCAAATTTTTCTTATGAAGATAATTTACTAGAGAAGAGAAATAGTGACATTCTAGTAGATGATGTGATAAATAATACATTTCATCGGACATCATTAGAAGGGTCTTGTTTTGGTTTAGCAGTTATTAATAACTTTTTTCATCCTGCTTGGGTTTATGCTGATTTGAATGTTCTTGATACAGTGCTGGACAATCTACTTGTTAATACAGACAAGCTCAGAGAATATCAACAAAAAAGCCGCGAATGGATTTTACAAAATTGGCACCCAAAAAATCTTGTTCAATTTTATATTAATGCTTATAATAAGATATTAGGAAAAAAGTAAGTTTCAAGAAACTCTTTTTTCTCTTTAGTGGGCACTGCTGATTGTTTTAGTGGTGTCCACTTTTTTATTTGATAAAAAAATGGCCGTCGGATAGCAGCCATTACGCGAAAGTGTTGTATACCCGGTGAGGGCATACGTTGCAGGATTACCATAAGAATTTTACATTAGAATAACTGGCTAAATCATTTTTGATGTGTGGTTCGATTATTGCTTCAAATATACCAAATCTATTAGCAAGACCAGATCCTAATTTTGATATTAAGAATAAATTATCTGGCTGCATCTGTATATCTACTATCAACAAGCCAATTTCTCGTAAATAGATTTTTTTGTATTCTTCTGGAGTATAGAAAGCTGAATCTTCTTGTGTAGGTCTTTTTTTAGTTATAAATTTAAAAACATTTGGTTCATCTCTTAAAGCAGCAGCTCCAGCATATCCTGAATGAAGCATGTTATCACCAAATACAAATATATGTGTTGGATTAGCTCTGAGGTATTCTCTTGTTATTATCATCTGGTTTACTCCTGCTTCGAAACCTAAAGAAATTTAAGATTGATTCAACTACATGTTTAGCATTTACTTCAACAATTACATGATGCTCTACTTTAACTCCACCAAATGCTATAAATGCAACACAAAATATTATACAAAGCCATTTCATGATTTGTTTTCAATATCAATACTTTTGATATTTTCTGCTCCTACATTTTTTGTATATATAAGAGTTTTCATAAATATAAACTCTAGTATTTCCTGATTTATATCTTGATTGTGTTCAAATTCTACTACTGTACACTTTCTTCCTTCACAATCAGTTGCTACTATTTTTGATACTGTTTTTTGAAGTTGAATTTGAACTTTTCCATCATTTATAATCTGATAATTAACTTCATTTTCACCTAAATTACCTAAAAACTTTCGTCCTTGTTGTCTTATCCAAATTCCTCTTCGTATTGGTGATTGTCTGGCACGTTTTCCTGTATCTACATAAAAACAAGCTTGCGAACAATACCATTGATTAAGTAAAGCTCCAATTGCCCATCCTAATTTACCGAAAGGCAAACCAAAATCAAGAACCAATCCAATCTTGAAATAAGGCCGACCAACTATTTTACAAGCCCGAGCAAATCGAATATCCATTTCTTCTTCTGTTATGATTTCAAGATATAAATCCCATCTATGTTTGTTTCGAGTGATTATGTCAAAATCAGCAAATCTTACTCCTTTTCCTTCGTCTCTTAATGTTGAACTAAAGCATATATTATTTCCAACTGGAATGACAATTCCACAGTGCCTTTCAATCCATTCTGCGTAACGAGCTCGGTATGGAAATACTTTTTCAGCATGAGAATAATGTGGATATGGAATATCTGGATAGCGTTCTTTCCATAGCTTTCTGTTAAATATAGCTGTGTAGTTATCTATAAAGTCGTCAGCTTCATGGCTATCTTTTTTATCAGCGATATATAATAGATCCCACATTTCTGTATCCATTAGTTTTCCTCTTGTCTTTTGATTATTTTTTGGGTTAGTTTAATTGAATTGTTCTTTTATAAGAGCTTGGTAGTCAATTCCAACCCAGATATCTTGAGCAATTGGTTTTTGGTTTCGTTTCATTCTAAATACATCTTCATCAATATAGCCACAACAATTTTCATCTCCGAAACCAAGGTGAGAATTTTGAAGTCGAAATCTCTTTGTATTTTCGTCGAAGCCAGCCGGAATCATCATAGCGTGAGCACCTATTGGTATTCCTTCTTTTAAGAAATTAGGTGCTTTAATTATACCACCATTCTCAAAACTTTCATAGTATGACTTTCCAAGAAGTGTTCCAAAAGCAATTGGCCAACCTGCTTCACACCATTTTTTCATACTTACAATAAGTTCTTCTCTATCTATTCCAGGATAATCGAGTTTTATTGCTTTCAAAGCTTTGTAAGATCCAGCGAATTGTGCTACAAGATATGGATCAGGTTTTTCATTATATTTGTCTGCAACATATCGAATGTAGTCTTCAGGTACAATGCCAAGAGAGATAGATTGAATCATTTTTCGAATCCACCCACCTGTATCTTCAGATGGATATACAATTTCTGAGTTGACTGGTTTTTCATCATTTAGCATCAGAAATCGAAGTAAGTAATATAGATGTCTTCTTGATATTTTAACATCTTTACCAAAAATCTTCTTACAGATAAATCCAACAAGATGATAACCTGTGTGGGCAACGCAGTCATTGCGTTTTTGATATACGCCTTTTATAACGTATCGGTCATTATTTATAACTTTTTCCTGTTTAAAAAACGGAAGTTTGAGTCTAGCAAACTCTGGTTTTTTAGTTTGAATATTTTGCTCTGTGTAGTCACGAGGATCATCTGGTTCTTTGAGCCATCCAAACTTGAGGTCCATAGTGAATCCTTTCAATTGAAATTACCTAATATATTTACTGGAGCCGATAGGATTTGAACCTATAATTCTTTACCGTAATAAAGCGTTTTGCCAGTTAAACTACAGCCCCACTGGTCTTTATATAATTACGACTGTTCTGGCTGATTTGTTTCTGTTTTGGCCGGTTCTTCTGTTTTAGCTGGTGCTGGTTGTAAGAAAGCAATAGCCCCATCAATACTTTCCATTGCTGGCGGAAGTTGTGTAGGTTGATCTCCCACTATTTTAGCAAGACCAAGTGTTACGTCTGGTAAACCAACTAAAGTAGGTATTTCCGTAGCTGTTTCTTCCTGCATCGTTTTTATAAGTTCAATAATTTTCGTGACCAACCACATCCAGAATTCGATGTTAGCTGTTGTTGCTGCAGTTTTTTTCAGCTGCTTCAACAAATACAGCGCTTCTGGCTTACAATTGATTTCTGTTCTTGGTAATATTCTGTCAGTCTTACCAGTCAGTAATTGTAAGATCAATACAATAATTCGGTACCATGCTAACTTCATTTTTTGTCCCTTTCTAGAGTTAAGTTATTATTACTTCACACACTGTGAAGTTTATCTACATTTAGCTCCTATACACAACGCCCCGAGTATAAGTAAAACGGGAAGAAAAGCTGGGGGGTAAATCATTAATACTGCAAGGCTTATGAGAATTACAGCAATCATGTGATATTTTCCTTTTTATTTCTCACAACAATTAAGTTCATGAACATCCTTGCTTCAATGCTTCCATTCCGTGCCTTATTTAGTACTGTTTGTACAGTGATATTATTTGCTTTAGCAAAGTCATTTACCCGGACGTATTTTGGATTGGCCTGAAAAAATTCTACATTATCAATAGGACTGAGTTTTTTTATGAGTCTTTCTGTTTTTTGTTTTGTTATCTTCATGATTGTTCTTTCATCAAATTGTTTGTTTTTTCCAGATGAGTTAATGCTATTTTCCATTCAGCATCGGATAGAGTTGGATCTTTTATTCCAGCTAATTTGAATGCTTCGGTTCTTTCAATGCATGTGCCACAAGTTAGACACGGTCTATTTCCACCTTTATAACAACTCCAAGTTAAATGCATTGGAGCATTTTCTTCAACTCCCTGTTTCACAATTTCTGCTTTATTTTTATTGCTGAACGGAGCTCTCAATTCAATATTAGTATATGTACCAAAATGTACAGCAGAAGCCATAGCATTTGTAAATTCTGGTCTACAATCACAGTATATATGATGATCGCCCGAATGGCTAGCTAACCATAAAAATTTACAATCATGACTTTCAGCAAATCCAGCTGCTATTGATAGCATAATACCATTTCTAAATGGGACAACTGTTTTTTTCATCACATCTTCAGCATAATGACCATCTGGTATTTCGTTTCCTTTTGCCATTAGATTTGACTTAAGTAAAGTCCCAAGTCGTTCAGAATGATAGGTCGGATCAATCCAAATTATATCAGTTGGAAGATTAACAAGAAAAAGTGGAACTGAAAGTTCTTCACAAACAGCTTTAGCTGCATCTCGTTCTTTATTATTATGTTTTGATCCGTAATTAAAGTTTATTGCTAACACTCGATCAATTGTTTTTACAGCATGATTTAGTAATACTGTGCTATCTAATCCGCCTGAATAAACTACTACTACACTACTGCCCATATTATTCTCCTATATCAAGATCTTAAGAGCACGCGTGCTCCTTAATGATCTTCTACTGGTTAATATCTTTGTATATATAGAATTAAGCATTAGTTAAAACCCGTTCAATATTTTTTCTAGTTTGAAAATCTTGTTCGGTCGTTAAATTCATTTTTTTCTGCATTAATGAAAATCTATGTCGCCGGTCGTTTGTTAGTTCTTTCTTTTCTTCTTCTGACAAGTTGAAAAGTGTAGATATGTAATTAAGTTCTACTGGAGATAGATTTGTGTATAATGTTTCAGTTAGTTGTGCTTTAGCTAGAGGAGATATAGTGGGCTTTAATGCTCCAATACAAGGCATATCTATTTCTCCAGCTTGATTAATATATCGATAAGACTTTGTTAGAATATCATTAAATCTATTTATAAGAGCTATTCTAAAGTATGGCCTGAACTCAAGTTCTGTGTAATCAGGTTTAAACATACAAGCATACAACCATACAATTATCCCTTCTTGTTCTAAATCTTCTACATCATAAATAGGTGGTTTTTTTAATTTCATATAACACTTATACGCTTCTATCTGAATTATACTCAGATATTGAGTAACATCCTTGCTGCTATTCATAACCATCCTTGTTTTAGACTTTGATGTTATTTCTGAAAGATAATCAAGGCCTCGATCCAGTTTTTAGTCTGGATCGTGGCGATGATTAGCTAGTTAGTTAATCTTTTGTTACAATTTCGTGTTTGCATACTGGACATAAACTAGAATGGAATGAAAGGCCTGTTGCAAGTTTTTCAACTGTCGGAAGAGCAGTTGGATGATCAGAAAAGATTGGATGATGTGTAGATACTCGAGTAAGTATATTGTAGACATCATACATTGTTTCTGCGTTAGCATCAATTGCTTCTGTTCGAATTGCTTCTTGTACATCTTTTGGTAAGAATGATCTTTCCATTACATGATTAAGTATATCAGATGTATGTTGATTTGTTGGCATCTGCAAGAGTTTTTGCAATCGCTGTTGTTCGAGGCCTGCTGCTTTTGTTGATTCAACAACAACTGAATCAACCCATTTTCTAAATGGCATACCTTTTGATCGTTTACTGAATGAAGCGAATGTATCTTCTGTTATTGCTCCATTAGAGCAAAATTGACGAAAGACATAAGCAAAAGCTCGAGTTGGTTCAATTTCGTTGAAAGAATGAACAAATCTGATTCCAATGTTAAGTAAATCTTCTCTTCCGTTTACTGCAAATACCTGGTTAAGCACAACATTGATATTGCTGTGAGACCAATCGAAATATGGATTGTGATAACCAATAATATTTGCTTGCCCAAGAGATGCTTCGATTGTTTCAATCATTTGATCAAGTGATACAAATTGATCTCTTGGATTGAAAGCTACTCCGGTAACTTTTCCTGTTTCTTTTAACAATCTGCTTTTGAGGCCATTTCGTTTGTCTTGATACCAATAGTTCAAAAGTTGTATTGCTAAATCTGATGTTGTTTCGTTAAAGAACTTCTGAGGCAGTCCAATATTCTGAAGAAGATGTTGAACTGCTGTTGCTTCGAGTGTTTGAGGTTCGTTTGATTTCACTTGAAGAACTACACCTTGCTTTTCATCATAAGCAAATTTGGTTTGTTCTCCAAATGTAATATCTTCAGCCGTGAGTGTGCGGAGCTTTTGGCCCTGTTCTAGCATTGTTTCTTTTGTAATGAGTTTTTTTGTAATATCAATCATCTGTTTTGCCCTTTCTTCTTTTTAATATATACGTTTTTATAAAATACAAAAGTAAAAAATTTGATTTTTAAAAATTATTTTATTTGTAGTATTATTTCTACAATTTCATAGTTTTTAAATTTACCATCATTAAACATCCAAGCATTTCCTGGGCACTCTAAATTTGAATTATACCAATCAATTCCTTCCTCTAAAAGTTTTTTGGCTATTTCTTTAGAAGTAGTAAGCCAAGGAGTTTTAGTAAATCTATCTTCTTGAAGGCTACATTCATAACTTTCAGTTGATCCTGTTCCTGATACTGATAAACTTAATAATACTTTAGTTGTTTTATTTTGAATGCCGTAAAAAGTATTACCGGGCGAAGTAAAATGTTTATTTTTAATTTTGCTTGTTTTACTATTTTTTAATAGTTGTTTTTTATTCATAAATATATTATAATATATGTTTTATAAAAATCAAGAAAATTTTTTAAAAATATTTTATTTAATATCTACAAGTAATTTTGCTTCTTGAGCTTCACAATATCCTGTAGGTATCTTTTTTCCTGTCAATTCAACTATTCCAGCTTTAACAAGTGCTTCTGGAAGTCCTTCATTTTCTGACCAACCTTTTAAAAAGACAAATCCTGGAGCAGGTATGGTAGATAGAGCAACTGTAGCTATGAATACACATTCATGAAGTCCATCTGTACTGTATCCTTTTATAGCTATACTTCCGTTTGAGTAATATCCAAATTTTAATTCTACTTCTCCATCGGTGTATTTTGTTTTTATATAAACATTCATTCTTTAGTCTTTCTTCTACAAAATTATCTAAAGAGCACGCAGGAGAATCAATGATCTTAGTTTGATTAATACCAGACTACTAATCAATTTAACTATAAGGATCAAAGATAAAGATATATCCTGCTTTTTTAAAAGCTTCTATCATTTCTTGTACATTTTCAATATCGTTTTGTGCGCTGATTGGTTGGCCTAATACCCAATCCATTTTAGCTTCATCAGGAACAAAAACAAACTCACTGGGATTGTTAATATTAATACCAAACATATCTGCCATCAGTTGGCTTAGATTATTTGTTGGTGTGTATAAGAGTTTAGCAAAAATTTCTGTTTCTTCTTTTACATTTTTCCAATAATTTGCATCAAGATACGTAATAAGTTCTTTTTTAAAAGGCCCTAAAACATATAAACTAGCTGTCATTCCTATAAAATGTGCCTAAGAAAATTTTCATTTTTTCTATTTTTATAAATTAATCACCTGTATATATTCTCTATTATACGATTGTTCTGCCCAAAAATTCACACCCTTTTCAAATTCTTTTTTATTCTCTTGAAAAAGTTTAACTATTAAATTAGCTTCATCAACCTGTGGTAATAACTCTCGATCACCAAAAAACCACTTCACAAGATCTTGATAGTACTTTCCTTTAATTGCAAAGTTATCTGGAGAGATGCTGGGATCAAGACAACTAAGAGCTATGTGAGGAGTTTTTCTAAAATCAACTACACAATATCGTTTGATGTGTTCCGGTGTAATTGTTTCTTTATAACCACAAACTCCCATTTTAGTTATACTGTGCCCCCAATAGTGTTGGTAACTTTGCAAATTATTTTTTATATCTTCATGAAGTTGTTTTAGTGCTTCTTTCGACTTATTATATTTATATTGATTTTTAATACAATGATATATGAAATCTTCATCTGGATAAAAACTTGTAGAATCATCAGGTAAATCAAGTTCAAATACAACTCCTTTTGATTGATTTACTTGATTGCAAGCTGTATATGCAAAATAAAATGGATATGCTGTGGATAGATAGATCATATCTGTTTGGCTGGGATATTCTTTCCAATTTGAATTTGGTATTTTCTGATCTCTTCGAGGAACAAGACCCTTTTCTAGAATCTTGTTTAAATATACTTCAGATGTTCCGTGATAGAGTATCATGTATATTGCGTTTCCTTATAATGAGCTAAAGCTTTGTTAGCTTGTTCTTCTGTATCGAACGTACAATACACTTGCTTATTTTTCTTGTGCTGAATGGACCATCTGCCCCATCTTTTTGCTACTTCATAATCATTCCAATTTTTCATAAAAGTCTCTATTTTTAAAAGGTCGAGTGTGATAGCTTGTAAGAGTGTTCAATACTATTGCTTGGCGAAGGAAAGTGATTGAACTTTGATGTGACTATCACACTCGGTTATTTTTTCATAATTTGCCTTTCTATATCTTTGCTAATGCCTGTGCTTGTGTTGTGATACTTTGGATTCTATCTTGTGAAAAATGCAAGTCTTTTAATTCCTGTATATATTTTTCAACTTCTGACCATTTGTGTGTACTGATTAGCTGTTTTAATTTTTCAACATGTTCTCCTTCAATTTGTTGATTTTCTTCAAACCTATCTACTATAACTTCAGATGAAGATCTTTTTTCATTACCTTGATTTTGTCCATATAAGCCATTTCCCATTATCTGTACTCCTTGTGCCAGCTTTCACTATTCAAGGTTATTTTTCATTGGGCCATACAACAAATACATCTTTATTTTGTTTTCTAGCATAATTAATTGTAGACCAAGTTCCTGATCTAAGCTGTATATTGTTTTTAGGAGTAGCTACTAAGCATTCTGTTTGATCAACTATATCATGATTTCGATCAATATAATCTCTTGGTGATAAGACGATTCTATTTGAATAAAGCTTTAAATTACAAAAAGCTTGTTTCTTTGGATTGATTGGAGGATGAACAACAATTTTCATTTTTCTGGTCATTGCAGCATCATCAGCTTCATTATCAGCCCCAATACAATCACCATAATGTAATTCGTCTGGAAAAAGTTCACTAAGCAAATACACAAACTTGCTTCGTTGTTCTAATGTCATTCCATCTTGTGTTCCAGAAAATCCAATTTTTGAATATTCTTGTATCATTCTATTTCTTCGTATTCAACTTTTAATACTGTTGTCTTTCTGGTTTTTGTTGGTTTCAATGAAAACGATTTGAATTTTATTTTTTTCATAAGCTTTTCTCTGGGCTTTGTAAGTCAATAGTTAATTTTGATACTTGTTCAAAATCATCGCATTCATCTCGAATTTCAAGTGTAACAACATATGATCTGATCATAAATGGTTTAATAATACATTCTAACAAACCTTTGAAATCTCGCCAAGTGTGGCTTGATCTGGCTATTCCAAGCGTAATTTCTACACTATCAACAGCAAGATCAACATTTGAGGAATTAAAAAACCACCATGCAAGATAAGCAATTGTGCCAATTTCATTCTGTTTAGGAGATGTTTTATATGTAACATCTCCGAGTGCCAGTATTTCTTTAACTTTATGTAGATTAACTGCTATTACTGGTATTTGTATTATTGGATTATCAAATATTATACAGTTTGACATTTTGGCTCCTGGTTTTCTTCAATAATTACAAGCATTTTTTTCAGTATGAATCTTTCTTGTCTTTGGCAATCACATTGAATTATATTCCATCTATTTGATCCTGGACTTGTTGAATTTGATTTCCAAGGCCCTTCTCCTGGACCCAAGGTAGTTCCGAAACAATTTCCAAGCAGATTACGTTCAATATCATCTATTCTCTGTGTAATACCTGTAGTTAATAGGTTAAGCATGATTTTTTTATTCTTAATATAATCAAGCCAACTATTGAGAAAAGCTAATTCATATTCAAGTGCTGCAGCGTCTTCAATTACATTCCAGAATAAAATATAATGATACGAATTTGTATTGATCTTTTCTTTCACTTCACACATTTGACTTTCTATAAGTGAAATTCTTTTTTCTAGATACGTTTTCACAGCTTCCATTTTTATTTCCCTTTATATAGTTGTTATTAACTTTTGATTATAACTATATTATAATATATATTTTATAAAAATCAAGAAAATTCTTAAAAATATTTTATCTTATATTGCAAGCTATTTGTTTATGTATATTTTTTGTCCATCTTTTTTCAAGCCATTTTCCAATTCGCGTTTTCTTAATAAAATAATATATAATAAAGTGGGTTGGTTTTATTTGTTCTAATATTTTAATACAGTTATTAGTATTTTGCTTATTTTTTTGTTGTATAGTGCATCGATTAAGTAATTTTCTGGTTATATAATTTAGCATTTTATTTATTTTTCACAAAAACATCACAAGTTACTCGACCCCATTGCAAAGCTTTCTGATGCGACCATTCTAAATCTGTTAATTTAGAATCTCGAGATTTTTCATAAAATAATACATCAAATCGATCAGTATGCTCTTCAAAAGCTCCACCTCTGTCTTGAACTTCCACAGCTTTTGAACTATATCCTGGTATGTAAATTTGAGTTCCAAATTCATAGCTAGAATTAGCAGCTACAAGCTTGTCATTATATTTAATTTTATGACCACTAGCTGTTATACCATCTGCATATTTTTCACAGCATTTACTGCATGGACAGTATGCTGTAACAACAGCATTTTTGACAACTATCCATTCAGGATAGACAGTATTGATTTGAGGATTTTGTATTTCAGTTTGCATTAATATTTGATTGCTGTTGATGTGTTGAGCTAATACTGCAATTACAAGAGCTAAAGCAACGACACTAAGAAGTTTTAGAGTTGTTCTGTACATTTCTTTTCCTTTCAAAAAGTTTATTGTTTTGTTTTCATACCTAATTTTGAAATTTGGTTTGTTATAAAAACAAGAAGTGTTATTGGCCACATAAGACTTACAACAAATACCATAAGCATTTCTTCTATTCTTTGTGCTTGATCTTCTTCTAGTGTTCGTCTATATATGATTGCTGTTATTATATAACCTATACTATAAGTTATTGCTATAATCGTGGTTATCATGTTTAGTTCTCCTTATTTAATTAAGAAAATAATCTATCAAGTAAATTAGCCTATTTTATTCTACTATTAAAATAGTTAATGCTTCATCAAGATTAGGAGTTTTAATAAGGATTTGGGTTTGCTTTGCATTGTGCTTGTGCTCATATACAATCCAGCAGTTACTATCAAAAACCATCCATCGATTGATACTAGAGAGTCTAATATTTTCACTTTTTTTCATAAAGTCTTCAATAATCATTTTACAATTCCAAGATAAACTCCTATATCTTGTAAAGCTCTGGTCATCGTTGCATCTCTTGTTGGTAATTCTTTATTATGTATTGCTTCTGTTAATACTTCCCATGCATTGCGAAGTCGTTCATCTTCTGTATGAATTAAGCTGTGTAACTTTTCAATAAATTCATCAGAATATGATGTTATTTGGGTCATGTTTAGTCTATTACTAGCCTTAACTAGTGGAATAACATGTACACCACCCTTAACTCTGAAACCTTTCAGTTTACAAGTATCATCAACATCAGATGATAGTATGAAAGCAGGTGCCGTTTTTTCTAATTCTTGATACTGCTGTCGAAGCACGTTGTATTCTTCTTGCTTTTCTTTGCCTTGTTTTTCAATAATATCAAAGTAAGATTTGAGATCGTTTTTTGGTGCTTGTTTTTCATTCAAGCCTGGAGTACGATCGTGTTCAAGTTGATGAGGATAAAACCTTTTATACCTACCTTTGATATCTTTAATTATACATTCTATTTGTACTGGAGGAGAATCATTAGATTGAGTTAGACCTGTAACCTCGCCTTTTGTCCATTTTCTCCAACCTGTTCCACTTGCAGCAACAACAACTTTATCTCCTAGTTTAAATCTTTGAGTTGGTTGTATATTTTCTTCTGTCATTTTATTGTCCCTAAAATTATTATTTTTATTCATACTTATATTATAGTATATATTTTATAAAAATCAAGAAAATAAGTATAGAATTTTATTTATTTTATGAATATTTTTTAGAAAGACAAGAATTCTTGTCGTGTTGATGCATCGTCTCTAAATGCACCAAGTAAACAAGATGTTTTTGTTAAACTTCCTGATTTCATCACTCCTCGCTCTGTCATGCACAAATGAACAGCTTCTAAAATAATTCCAACGCCTTTAGGTTTGAGATACTTCATTAGATCTTCAGCAAGATCTTGGGTAAGCTTTTCTTGAATTTGTAATCTTCGCGAGTGTACTTCTAATGCTCTAGCTAATTTTGATAAGCCACAGACTTTACCATCTGGTAAATATCCGATCTTCGCATGACCATAGAAAGGAAGCAAATGGTGTGCACACATACTACAGAATGGTATATTACTTATTACTACCATCTGATCATATTTATTTTCAGTAAATGTTGTTTCGAGGATTGATTGAATATTCATTTCGTATCCAGATAAAAATGTCTCAGCAAAAGCTTTAGTAACTCTAGCTGGAGTTTTCTGGAAATGTTCATTTGTTAAATCAATTCCTGCGCCTTTAAGAAACATCTCAATTCCTTGGGTCATCTGTGTTTTGTCCATCTGCTTTTGTCCTTTCTAAAAGTAATAGTTTTTTCTTTGTTCGATCAAGTCTATCTATAACTTGATCAATTGTCCAAAGTAAATCTTTGGGTATTGCTCCTTTAATACGATTTTGAACTTCATTCAAATCAAAATATTCAGGATTAAAATTAAGTTTTATTAGTAATTCTTCAAGGCGTTTAAATTCTTCAATTTTTCTTCTTAAGCTACTATTTTCCCTTTTCACTTTATCAACACGCTCTTCAACTAATTGTCTTACTTTTTCACTAACATTCCAGCCTAATTCTTTATCTTCGTCTTTTTTCTGCAACCATCTTTTCCAAAACGTTGATTTGTCTGGCTGTGCATTACCCCAATAATTTTCTCTAACTACACATCTATTAAAAAGTACTGATCTCAAAATTTGATTAATATACTTATCTTCTACAATTCTGTAGGTAGCTTTTTTCTTTGTATAAATTCTTGTTCCAGTTGATGCTACCCACATCAATCCTACTTGTTCTCCCACTTCATTTGGCTGTATAAGATGAGACGGACAAACAAAGTACAATTCATTACAATATGACAAATAGCCAGTCCATTTTTTATCTGTCAAAAAATCTGATTTACTTATTTTGATTTCATAACCTATTGTGAGTGGATTAGAATAAGACTTTCGTATAGCCCAGCCGTCTAATCGACATTCATTGACACAACATTCAGCGATGTATATATCATTATCAGATCTGGCAGTTAATAGACTTTGAATTATTTCAGCATTCATTTTTATATCTAGTATTCACAAAATTATATATATCTTTTAATTCTACATCTTTGCATAATCCTGTGTCGGTTGTATCAAATCTACGTAATATACGACGAATTAAAACTTCTGATTTATTAAAAATACTTCCAACTTCAGTTCTTGAATATCCAAATTTGAATATAAGTATATAAACAATAAAATCTCTAGCAATTTTATTTGTTTTGGTTGTGTATTTTTCTTGCAAAATATCTGTGTATACGAAGTTAATATATGGTTGAAGTGCTTTAAGTATTTTTTGAATAGTGTTTTGATATTCTCCTTTTTCAAGCCAAGATTTAGTTATGATTTGAATTCCGTTTAAAGTATCTTTTACTTCTTTTTTGAGGCCTAATATATCATATTTTAGCTTAAGATAGTCAAGAAGTTCTTGTGTGGCAGCTAATCCTTCTGCTGTTTCTTTTGTTCTTCCTTCAAAAACTATACCAATTCTTATTTTAGTTGCATTAGTTAGCTGCATCAATAAGTCTCCACATTGCTTCACTTCCTAAACTATCTGGGTCTTCTCCTCGAGGCAATCTCAATACTCGTATTTTACTGCATCGAGGTAGTTTTCTTGCCTGTTTTAATGCTTTCACATAAGCGTCGTTGTCCCAAGCAAGTATAATCTCTTTTGGTTTTTTCTGTTCAATAAGATCAAGCTGTCTCTCAGTTATATGTGTTCCAAACGTTGCAACTGCATCTTTTCCAACTCGCCAGCAGTCAAATACACCTTCAGTAATTATAATTCTGTCTGTAATATTATCATAGTTATAGAGAAAGCTATTCAAATCAACATTTCCAAGTGATTTGTATTTAGTTGCTGATGTTTTGGTCATATCAGCTGCTTGGAAGCTAACCATTATGCCTTGAAAGAAAACTGGTATTATCATTCGACTACAATATTCTCCTCCTTCACATACATAACAATTATATTTTGTGCATGTTTCTAATGTAAGTTTTCTTCTTCGAAGAAAGTTTTCGAGCAGTGCTTCGCCTTTAAAAAATCCAACTGGTTTTGCTTCTTTGGGAAGTGCTATTCCTTTTATTTCAAACTTTTTATTTTCTGTGGTATTTAATTTTGGTTGCATTTTCTCTTTTATTTGTTCTATTGCTGATTTTTTAAACGATTGTCCTTCTGTTATTAATTTTTCTGCTTCTTCATATGTGCATTGTTTAATTTTTTGAATTATAATCTCAAAATACCCTTTCTTGTTACATCTCCAACAGTGAAATATACCAGAAGGAAAGAATATACCAAGGTGGTTAGAATGATCATCACAGAATATACACTGAATATTTACAGAATCAAGCGATACATTATTCCCAGCTGTCCAGTATTCAATATCAAGACTTTCAAGTATTTGAATAATTTTTTTGTTAGTTATTTCTCTGGCCATACGTTCTAATATATTCTAAAATACGATTAGTTAATTCTTTTTTATCTTCAATTCTAGATATTATTATTTCATCAATACTTCCTTCAATCACAAGATCAATATATGTACACGGTTTTGTTTGGCCTCTTCTGCATATTCTTCCTTCAGCCTGTTTGCGCTGAAGTAACGAATATCCGTTAGAATAAAATACAATTGTGTTAGAAACTGTTAGATCAAGTGATTCTCCTGCACAAGCTGTGTTGGCAAAAAGAAATACAACTTTTTTATCACTTACAAACTTTTCAATTTCAGTATCTCTAGTTTTATCTTTAATCTCTCCTCTAACAGAAGCAAAACCTAAATTTTTACTTCTTGCCCAATCTTCAAGAATATGTCCTTCTTCTGTAAATTGATGAAAAACGACAATCTTTCCTTTTATTTCTCCTACAAGTTCTTCGAGGACTACAAGCTTTGGATTGTCTTTAATTATTCCAAATTCTGGAAGAAATCCTCCAGCAACTTGTCTTAATTTTATTGTTTTTACCAGTATATCTCCTGGTTTATCTACTTCATTTTTTAGACTATCTGTTATTACATTCAATAATTCTATTTGTTTTTTAGATGGTGGTATAGGCCGAACTAAAGATGTTTCTTGTGGTACATCAAAACATTCTTCCCTTTTAAATGTGGTGACGACAGGAGAAATTTTATCTAGTATTTGTTCTTCGGCTCGTTTTCTTGGTATCCACTCATAACCAGCTTGAAAAAAATATCTATCTCTAAAAAATAGCGGATTACTTCCTAAACAATCTCCAAGATCAACAACTCGCATTACATTCCAGATTTCTTGAAGTAGTCTATCGATCGGAGTTCCTGTAGTTACAATAACATTTTTGCTTTGAGCAGATAATCTAAGTGCTATTTTAGATTGTAAAGCTTTGTAATTTCTGAATCTATGTCCTTCGTCAAATATTATGGTATCAAATCCTGGAAGATCTCTAAATGCGTTTCGGCCTATTCTATATCCACCTTCTGGGTTTTTAATTCCATATAATACTCTTAATCCTTCGTATCTGATGAGAAATATATTTTTATCTTCTTTAACTTTAGCTCTTCTTTCATCTGCTTCACCTTCTATTTCAGTGATACTATAATTTGTATGTTTAACATCTCTGTGCCAAGCTCTATATGCAGATCTAGGACAAACAACTAATATCCGTTGAGCTTTCCATAACTGACTAATCCATAATCCTGTTAATGTCTTACCTGAACCTATTGGATGAAAGCATCCTATTCTATTCAGGTTTTGTCCTATTGTATGAGCTAGTGTAACAAACTGATGCCAATAAGGTTCGACATGAAAGTTAACCCCCTGAAATATTTCTCTCAAGTCATCTAGTGTTAATGATTTGTAATCAATGCTGTGTCTTTTCATATCCTTCAAGCCAATTTTCGCCTACCACTAATCCTGCTTTCAGGTTTTGACTAAATAAACAGCTTTTTCCATCATCTGAACTTCTAGCTGCTATTATCATTGCTCGCATCTTACCTTCTGCTTTTAAATCACTGCTTTGGGCAACTGCAAGAATCATATCTACATTTGCTAATTTTCGAATATCTTCAGCAATGTCTTGTTTTGTTAATCTCGGCCGATCAAGAGCTATTCTATTTGTCTGAGATGGTACAAATACTATAACATTTCTTTCATCAGCTATTCTCTTGTGTTCAATATATGTTTCATTTAATCTATCTCTTGTTGTGCTTGACGGATGAGGCATATTCATAATATCTGGATAATCATTAATAATTATATCAGGTATGAATTTTTCAAACACTTCCAGATGATCAAGAAGTCTATCTATTTCTCCTATTGTGCACGTACCCATTGGATATTTTTTGATTATCAATTCACCACCAAATTTTCTAGCTATGCCCCGAGCATCTTCAATTTTTTTTCTATTAAACACTGAATCAACTGTTTTGATTTCTGTTCTAACAATTTCTCCAGATCTATCATAAACATTAAATTCTACTTCTTCTGAAGCTGGAGAAGATGTTAATCCTCCTATCATCATATCATGTCTCATTTCTACTTCTTCTTGAGATAATTCATGAGATATGTATAAAACTTTTAACCCAGCCAACAATCCTCTTACAGATATATGATGACATATCCAACTCTTTTTTCCTTTTCCTCCACCCAGAATACAAATAAGTTGTTTTCGTCGAAATTTTATAAATCTATCAATATCTCCAAAACCAGCAGTGAAAAGTTCTTCATAATGATCTGGATTGTAATAAGTAGGGGTTGAAGAAGATAAGTATCGAAGGATTTTTTCTGTATTACCCATACCAGCTCTAAGTGCTTTTGTTATTAACATTCGGCCTTGTTCAAATTCTCCTTTTTCAACTAGATCAACAAAATTTAAAGCTGCCTCTGTAAATTCTCGACTTTTAATAAATGTATTGAATCTAGATATAATATATTCTTTGCTTGGAAGATTAAGTTTAACAATCTCATCAAGATAGTCTACATATCTTTTTCGTTCATTATGAGCTTTGCCTTCTAAAAATCGAACTAATTCATCGTGAAAATGATCGTTTGGTGCTGTCTTGAATTGATCATGATATCTATAGCATATTTGAATTATGTCTTCTGTAACAATGGTAGAGAAGTAGCTGGGTTTAACACTTTTTCTAGCTATTGAAAGAAAATGATTATCAGTAATTGCTAGTAGTACAAAACAATCTTGTAGATGCTGACTTACAGTATCATTATTCATGAGAAGTAGGCTTATTTAACGATTTGCTTCCACTATTGAGCATATCAACAAATTTGTTGCTTTCCATAAAATTTTTAATTTTTGTTAATTCATCAAGCATTTCTTTGTTTTCAACAATTGTAGCAACTGCTTGTATAAACTCTTGATCTACTAATACGAATTTGTCTTGATTAAGTAAGAGATTATTTTTAATTTCTATAGCAGCTTTTAATTCTTTGCTATAGTTTTCAGGAGTTATTTCAGTTTCATCAAATCTATGTTTACAATCTTCAACTAGCCAGTTAAAGCTATTTATTATCTCTTGAATATTCATTTCAAAAAATCCTAATTAACAATGATTATCACTAATTATTATACATAGTAAAAACTTAGGAGCACGCGTGTGCTTAAATGATTTCATATAGGTTAATACATTTGTATTCAAGCACGTCTTCCTTTTAGTTCCAACGCAGTCCTTATTGATTCATCTGAAATAAAAATACTAAAAGGAAGTGAAAAATGCTTGGCTATTTCTGTATGTAATTCTTTTTGTATTTCTATCATTTCTTTAGGAAAAATTCCTGCTTTAACGGGCTTGAGATATTTTTTCTTTTTGCACAAGTCTCTGCTCCTCTTTATATCTTTTTTCAATCATTCTATTTACTGTTCTTCGTGAAACACCAAGTTTTACTGCAGCTTTGTTTCTATCTCCATTTGCTATAGCAAGAGCGATTGTGAGAGCTTGATCTGTCATTTTATGAATATTGAGATCTATCTCACTTATATTAGATCTTGGTAAAGGTAATTTAATTATACAGGCCATTTAATTAATCAATCCAAGTTCATCAATAAATTGTGGCATAACTACTGTCCACATATGATCTGAACATAAATGACCAGGAGCTAGAGGTGTAGATCCTATTTTACTTTGTTTTAATGCTCTGATTAAATACTTAGCCATGTTTTCTGGTCTAATTTTAAACTTGTTTGCAAATTCTCTTGCTTTTTCAGCTGCTTTTATGAATTTCTTTTTATTTTCAGCTGACCAATCAACTGGACAATTATTTGGGTTTGGTGAATTAAGGACTTCTTTTTCATATTCATATGTAATTTCTATAGTAAGTTGTGAATTTTTATCTTCAGTTATTTCTGCTGTGGTTGGATTTTCTGCATCCATTAAATCTTCAAGTCTGCCGTACTGTTCTCTCAATTTACTTGTAGACAAAATATTTTTCTGCCAAAATTCATTTTTTTGGCACCACAAAATTACATTAAGAACTTTTTCTGGGTCATGTTTATCAATTCGAATAATGTAATCCATATAATCGACCCATGATTTTATTTTTTTCTTATATGCTTCACCCTTTTCAATTAATTCTCCGCCAAATCTGGTGGGTCGTCTTTCTAAAATCAAATCAAGTAGCAGTTGTGTAAGTTGATAAGCAATAGAATTCTCATCGGTGGTTGACTTCTTTTTTGCTGTGGTCTGATCGATTGATTTTGATTTCTCATCGATGTGGGATTGGTCGATCGCTGGAGGGGCAGCTGTAACCACATCGACTTGATCATCACAACTGCTGTGGGGACTACTGCTGTGAGATTGATTTGCTGTGGGGATATTATTATATATATTATTATTATTTATTTTATTATAAATATCCTCACAGCAGTTTACAGGTCTGATCGATGTGGGGACGTGGTCTGATCGATGTGGGGACGTGGTCTGATCGATTGATTTTGATTTCTCATCGATGTGGTCTGATCGATGTGGGGACGTGGTCTGATCGATTGATTTTGATTTCTCATCGATGTGGTCTGATCGATGTGGGGACGTGGTCTGATCGATTGATTTTGATTTCTCATCGATGTGGTTTATTTTTGCTTTGATATAAGGCACTTCTACTACTGCTCTAAGTCTTTCAAAATCATCAATATTCAATTTAGACAAATCTTCATCTAATGTATCTCTCTCTTTAGTGTATATATAGAGAAGATTGATTAGTTCCTGCATTGTTTTAACCACAATATTTTCTATCATATACTAATATCCTACAAAATCTTAATTTGTATTTTTAATTTTATACGATTAATTTTTTATAAAATTTCAAACAAATCTTAAAATATTTTACGTATATATCTGATAAAACAAGTATTTTATTTTGAGGGTTAGATATGTTAAATATTCAGGCTATTTTTGATAGTATCGATGGTGAAGTTAATGGATTTAATGGAGCAGGCGAGCTCTGTACATTTATTCGTTTAAGAGGATGTAACTTAAGGTGTGAATTTTGTGATACAAAATATGCTCAAGACCAGAAGGCAAAAGAGTTAAAATCTGTTGAAGATATATTAAAACTCAATATCTTACCAAAAGTCACAATAACTGGTGGAGAACCTTTAATTCAAGAAGAAACTACCCAACTTGTACTTGGTCTTCTTGATAGAAAACATAGAGTATCGATCGAGACAAATGGCAGTTTAAGTGTTTCACACGATTTATTTAATCATATGCTAGCTAAAGAAAATCTTCGTTTGATTGTTGATTATAAACTTCCATCATCAAAAATGGAAGATCAAATGAGAGCTATGACTTTTTTTCAACTTCGGGATTGTGATGTTATTAAATTTGTGATTGATGGAATTAATGATTTTTACATAGCTCGGGGGTTGGTTTTAGCTAATAGAGATACATGGAAGGCCAGGAAAGTATTTAGTCCTGCTATCAAATATTCAGATATTTTTACTGGCTGGCCAAAGGCATTAGCTGAAATGATGATAGATGAAGCTCATATGATACCTGATGTTAGTTATTCTCTACAAATACATAAAGTATTATGGCCTGGAGCGACACATGAGCGATAGTATAGATATTGAAGAAGCAAAAAGATTATTAAAAGCTATTGATTTACTAGCTACTCGATTAACTGAGAAAGAGAAGAAATTTATAATTGATATGGTAGATCATCCAGAATATGAAATGACACCAGGTAGAGTTAAGTGGATTTGTGACATAGTAGAAAAATATAATATTGTATGAGTTTTTAATTGAGCAAAATACAAACAATACTCAGCGATCTTCATCAATATAAGAAGAAATTAACTTCTATAGAGGATCTTGATAATAAGGGAGTACATAATTTTTCTCTTCCAGTGTTGAATACATACTTCAATTTAGATGAAATAAGAAATATGTATGGCTTGATTGTTTTTGAAGGAAATATACTTCTTCTTCCTTCTGTTCAGGGCCGATTTAAAAGTTTCTGTTTCAATCCAGAGAATGATAAAATACAAAGAAAACTTATTGATTACTTGATAAAATTAGGGCCTATTTATTCTCTCTACCCTGAAGTTTTTTTGTCTGGTGCTCACTCTTTTATTGAAATTGGATACGATCTTGAGAAAGTTTTAAATCCTAATTCGTATCCAAATAAGAAAAAAAGATATCAACGATTAATATATCCGTTTAAACAGTTAGAAAGATATAAAGTAAAAACAAGATCATTCATGTCAAGCGAAGTTGATAGTAATGCAGTAAAACTTCTACATGATGAGTGGGTAGAGCATAAACTTGCTGATCCTAACACATTTAAAATAATGTTTCCAACTAATCGATATATTCGTTGTTATGATTATGCAATTCAACATGTAGGTTATTTTGTTTATTGTTTTTGTATGGCTAAGCAGTTAATTGCAGTTCGTGTTGTGGGTATACAAAAAGACATAGCTTATGATTTAGCAAATTTTGGTAAGTACTGGGAACTTCCATCTAATATGATGGAATGGCTTGATATTTATGTACTGAGAGATTTGTATCAGAGAGGCATGAAGAAATTTAATTGTGGTGCTCAATTGAACAAAAATTTGTCTTTATTTAAAACACATTATCCATCATATGAAGTGAAGAGTTATATGTATTCACAAATTAAAGTAAAAGAAGAACAAAAAGGATTTTTCTGATGATTCTTGAGAAATATGATGAGAATTTGCTTGGCTCAGTTGTTTATATGTTTCAATATATTTATCGACTAACCAAACATGATATTACAATTACTTTTGCAAAGAATTATAAGTTAAAAGTTAGTCCTCCAAAAAAGGTTGAAATTTCTGAAAAGTTCTTTCGTAATTTTAAGTGTAGTACTTGTGGAGAGTGTTGTTCAAAAAGGCCTGTTTCGTTGGTGTATTTAGCAAGTAAAGCTGTTTGTTTTGATAATTATGTTGATGACCTTACTGTTCTTGATATAAAAAAATGCCATAATTTTGTGGTTAAGATAAATGAAAAGAGTTACGAGATTAAAGCTTATCAAAATGATAGTAAAAGATGTCGGTTTTTAAAAGATAATTTATGCCAGATTCATTCTATTAAGCCTTTGCATTGTGCCTTGCCTCATATGCATATTGATGGCAATAAGCAAGGCATAGCTCGATTAACTAAAAGGCAATATGGAAGGAATTGGTTGTTTGGTTGTAAAGCTAAAGAAACTTCTTTTGATTATAACGTATATAGAGATTGGGATTTGCCTTTGCTTAGAAAGCTTTGTGATCTGGCTCAAGCTTTAGATCTTGATACTTGGTGGCCAGAAATATTAGTCTATTTAGAAAATCTTGATAGTATGCTAAAAAATAACAATATACCAAAACAAGCTATTTTAATTTATGATTCTCGACAGGAGCAATTAGTGAAATGAAATATATTTATATGGCAAATCTTGCTACATCTAATAAAGAAGGATTTTGGACTGATAAATTGTTGTCAGGGGAAGTTGCTTCGCTTGAAACGTTTTGGAAAGGAAAAGATGTAGCAAAGCTTTTAGACAGCAACTCTAAATTAAGTATATTTATGGACTCAGGAGCACATTCGTTGCTTAATGCAATGACAGGTTTGATTAATAGCAATTCAACAGTTAATTCAGAAAAGGTGGAAGGAATAAGAACATTTTCAGAAGAGGAGTTTAGAGAAAGGCTGGATTCAAATGCACAAATATTTTTTGCAGAAAAACAGAGAAGCATGGTTCAGGGGATGGCAGATTTTTCCCTTGCTGATAATACAGAAGTTAGGAAGTACCTTGATGAGTACATTGCATTTGTACATAAATACAAAGATCAGCTTCATGCTTATGTTAATCTTGATATTATTTACAATGCTGAAAAATCATGGGAAAATCAGAAATATATGGAGTCAAATGGTTTAAAACCTCTTCCAGTATTTCATTTTCTTGAAGATTTTAAGTGGTTGAAAAAATATGCTGAAGAATATGAGTATATTGGTTTAGGTGGAATGGCTACTGGTTTGAGGAAAGCTGATTTTCTTACATTTGCGTATCAGTGTTTTCAAATAATTGCTGAAGTTAATCCTCAACTTAAAGTACATGGTTTTGCTGTAACATCTGTTGATATGATACAGCGATTTCCATTTTATTCAGTAGATAGTACGTCGTGGTTAAAGAGTGCTGCTTTTGGTAATGTCGTTGTACCTAAATGTAATATTAAAGGAGAGTTTGATTTTACTTTACCTCCATTAGCTGTTGTTGTATCAGAAGAAGCAAAGATTAGACCTAATGTTACTAATCCTCATTATACAACAGCTTATACTGAAGAAGAGAAAGAAAAGATAGAAAGCTACTTGAAAGGATTAGATATCGATTTACTGGCTTTAGAAACATCTCATCACGAGCGACAGAAAGTTAATGTAATGTATTTTTCTCAGTTATTAGCAAAAGGCATTGCTCCGTCAATCGAAGAGTTTAGAGCCATTAAAACTTTATTTTGATGCAAGGAGAAATGAATGGAAAGTGTTAGAGAAGGTGTTGAAGATAGGATTGAAAGATTCAAAGCAAGAGCAGATATACTGATAATTAGAGAAGACGGTGTTGACCTTGAGATTTCAAGTATTATAAAGCCTATTTTGCAATCTTATTTGTTTGAGAAAGATAGTTTTGAATTGAGAACTAATATTGCTAAAACAGTTCAAGAGCATTTGAACAGAGCTTTTTCTAACAATTCTAATATAGCATTACGTGTTATTCCCAATGAAATTCATAGAGCAGCATTAATTTCAATACTTTGTTTACAAGAAGCTTGTTTTGATGTTTTTATTGTTCCTAAATCTATTGAAGTTAAGAATATAGAAAATGCCTAATGTTGTTGTATGGTCAGATGAAGTTAGATGTAAAGCTATATTGAGAAGTAAAAATGTGTGAAGAGTTAAATGAGGAACAAGTTCAAGGTAGGAAAATTGCAGAGAATTTAGTAGAGCATCTTGAAATTATGGGTGCAGATCAAATTGAATTTCCTATTCAAACTGATTGTGGGTGTTATTTAGTAAAAGTTATTAAAACACTATAAAAAATAAGGAAAGGATAGTGGTATGATAGTAGATCGTAAGGAGTTAGTAAAAGCACTTAATAGAGTAAAGCCAGCATTAGGAATTAACGTACTTGTTCCAACATTTCAATGTTTTATTTTTCAAAATGATAGAGTTGTAGCAACCGATGGAACAATGATAATCAAAGCATCTTGTCCAGATCTTCAAGCTACTTTTGCTATTCCAGGACTTTCTTTCTTGTTTTTACTCGAGAGTCTTTCTTCAGATACAATTGAATTAGAACTGGAGGATACAAGAGTTTTAATAAAAGACAAAAAGATTGTAGGTACATTTACTCTTGCTCAATTATCATCAATTCCTCAGCTGCTGGTTTGTGAGAATATGCAAGAAGTTTCACTTGAATTATATGAAGGCTTTCAATTCTGTCAATATAGTGTTTCAAAAGATAGTTCAGTAGGGCCACTATGTGGAGTAAGAGTAGACGGTAAAGATATGTTTAGTACAGATAGATATAGAATAGCTAATTTTACTGCTAAAGAAAATCTTCTTGCTAATCCTTGTACTCTTCCAATTAAACTTGTTCAGACAATTTTGTCTTTCAAAAAAGAAATTATGAAAATCGGTTTAATTGAAGATAATCAGATTGTGATAGAGATGAATGATGGGACAATTCTTTCTTCTGTTCTTTTAAGAGGAGAGTATAAAAATCTTCTTCAATTTATTCCACCACAAGAAACAATTGTAGATAATTTAGATTTTCCTGCTTCTCTTAATGAGATTTTAGATAGGCATATCACTCTCCTTAAAAACATTCAAACTCTTGATAAAGAGATACGAGTAGTAGTTGAAGGCACAAAATGTATATTTACATCAGTTGATAAAGATTTAGGAAAGTTAGAAGAGGAAGTGGAATTAACTAATCCAGTAAAGCAGAGAATTGAATTTTCTGTTAATCCGTTATTCTTAAAAGAAATTGCACCTATTTGTAATTCTCTTACGTACACAACAAAAGGAGCTATATTATTTGTCACAGAGAAGCTTATTTATGTTGTGATAGAAAAGCAGCCTAAATTATGAGTAGTCAACCAGCTTTTTTCTATACTGAGAACGAACTTCTGTATCAGAAGAGACAAGAAGAGAAGAATAAATCTACTGTAAGAAGTAGTTCAAAATCAAGCACAGGCCGAAGTAGAAAAGCATCAACTCCATCTCCTGAAGTTTATAATTGTTCAACTTGTGGTCTTTCGGAAAGGTGTCATTCTCCGAAGATGCAGAGGTATGGTCAAGGACAAAAGAAAATTTTATTAATAGGCGAAGCTCCAGGCCGAACAGAAGATGGGGAAGGTAAACCTTTTGTAGGAGAATCTGGTCAGTACTTATCTTCTGTTTTACAACAATCTGGAATTAATATTGATAGAGATTGTGTTAGAACAAACGTTATACGTTGTCATCCTCCTCGAAATGCAACTCCTACGAATGATCAAATTAAGTGTTGTTTTGCTAATTTGATGAAAGATATTGAAGAAGTTAAACCACAGCTTATTATTTGCTTAGGTGATGTAGCAATGAAAGCTGTGATGAAAAACGATGTTTTTAAAGGCAAAAGAGCTGATTTACTGGCTGTTAGCAGAATTCATGGTTATGTTTATCCTTATCAGAATTATCAATCGTGGGTAGGATTAACATATCATCCAGCAAGTACATTATATGATCCTTCGGTTGATCCTGTGTTCAAGAGGGATATAGCATCAATACTCAAAGAATATCTCAATAAACCATTGCCCAAACCACTAGATAGATCAGGTAATTATCTAATAGATAATCCAGATGATGCTATTGAGTTTTTGAAATCAATAACTGATGTTAATTTTGTTGTGTCTTTTGATTATGAAGCAAATCGATTAAGTCCTTACGAGGTAGGGGCAAGACCTTTATCAATAGGATTTTCGTCTAGTATAGATGAAGGGTATTGTATATGGCTTGATAATCCTACTTGGTCTCTTCCTTGTCAAGCTTATGTAGTGCAAGCATTTAAAGCATTTCTTGCAAGTTCTACTCCTAAAGTTGTACAGAATTTTAATATGGAAGAGACTTGGTCAAGAGCTAAATTTGGCACGAGAGTTAATAATATTATTATGGACACGATGGTTGCATCTCATGTTAGATTTTGCAAATCTGGAACTACATCATTAGAGTATCAGGTATTTCAGATGACCGGAGATGTTTACAAAGGAGATGTAAACATTAAGAAGATGGATCAAGAGCCAATTGAGCGATTATACCCATATAACTGTCTTGATGCTCGATATCAGTATATGTTATATTTGGTTATTAAAGAGTATTTTGATAGACCAGAGAATAAGTGTCAGAGAGATTTTTATGAATTTTTACATAAAGGCCTTTCGACGTTTGTGGATATGACAGAACGAGGATTTCCAGTTGATAGAAAACAACTTGATACTTTTGAAGAAGAAGCAAATGCAGATATAGTGAGATATCAGAAAGAATTGGTTCAGAGTGAAATAGGATTAAAATTTAAAGAAAAGTATGAGCATGATATTAATATTCAATCTAATGTAGATTTACCAAATTTATTTTACAATATACTTAGAACAAGAATACAAAGAGTTACAAAAGAAGGAAATTATAGTCTCGATGCTGAAGTAATAGAAGACATATTAAGAAAAGATAAAGATCCTCTTGTTTTGTCATCAGCACAACTTGTGAAAGAATATAGGAAAGTTGTGAGTTTTAAAAAGCGAGTTAAAGAGTATAGAGGATGTTTGAAAGAAGATGGCTACCTTCATCCTTGTTTTACTATGAATATTGCAGAGACATTTCGTTCAAGTACAACTGATCCAAATGTTCAGAATATGTTTAAACATGATGAAGAGTTAATGAAATTTAGAAAAATTATTATTCCTCGTCCCAACCATATTTTTCTTGAATCAGATGTAAATGGTATTGAAGTAACAACTGTTGCAATGGTTTCGGGAGATAGAACTCTTATTCGACAGCTGCTTGCAGGAGTTGATGTACATAGAAGATGGGCAGCAAGATTATATAAAAAACCAGAATCAGAAATTACTGGTTTAGAGAGATTTAATGCAAAAAATATGTTTGTTTTTGCTTCTTTATATGGAGCCGTTCCTGCTTCAATAGCTGGGGCTATAGGTATGAACAGAGATCATATTGAAGCAGTTCAGAAGTTGTTCTGGGAGGAGTATGCTGAAGTTAAAGAATGGCAGAATAGAACTTTAGCCGAATACCAACAATATGGATTCATAACATGCGTTACAGGATTTAGGCGGTATGCTCCATTAAGTATAGAGCAAATTTATAATACTCCAGTTCAAGGTCCAGCTTTTCATTTTGTTTTTGATGCTGTTCGTAGAATAAATGAATTTTTAACAAGAGAAAGATTTAATACCATTATTCGATCTGAAACACACGATAGTGTATTATTTGATACACATTTAGATGAGTTAGAGACTGTGATGATGAATGTTAAGAAAATTTTCGAGACTAAAGTATTTGATTGGCAAAGAGGTCTTAATTTTAGCATATCGTGGGAGTGGGGAGAAAATTATTATGAGATGCAAAAATTAAAATAATTTATAAGAAATTTTATAAAAAAGTTCGTATATATTTTTATACTTGTTATTTGTTTGAGAGCATAATAAATGTTATATCAACAATTAAGACCAACAAAATTTGAAGATATATTTGGTAATGAAGCTGTTATATCTTCTCTAAATGAACAAGTTCGACGCAAACCTGAAGATCGAAAGCATGCTTTGATATTTCATGGTCCCTATGGGTGTGGAAAAACAACTCTTGCTCGGATTTATGCTTCGATGATTGGCTCCGATGATATGGGTGTAATTGAAATAAATGGTTCTAATACTCGAGGTATAGATACTACTCGAGATATTAGTGATAAAATACAATATGGAACACTTTCAGGAACACCAAAAGTATATATTATTGATGAATCGCATCAATTAACTTCTGCAGCACAAGAGCTATTATTAAAGCCAACCGAAGATATTCCTGTGCATGTTTATTTTATATTCTGTACATCTGATCTTCAGAGTATCTCTGCTGCTTTAAGACAACGGTGTTTATGTTTACAAGTATCAAAACTTAATGCTCGGAAAATGCCCGAGTTTATTAAATCAACTGCCCAAAAAGTAAATTTTAATATTAGCGATGAGATGGTAGAAGCAGTTAGCATGATATCAGATGGAGCTCCAAGGCTTGCTGTTAATGCTATTGATATGATCAGAAATTTGTCTGATGAAGAGCAAATGCTAGACCTTTTGTTAAAGAATACTGAAGTAGAAGCTGGAGTATTAGATTTATGTCTTGCATTGTCAGAAATACCCGAAAATCGTTTTAATAAAGTTACATATATATTGAAATTATTAAATTCAATACAAGGCGATTCAGAAATGATTCGTATGTCTGTTATGAAGTTTGTGATGCGGAAGATGATGGAAGCAACTAATATAGCAGATATAAGAGATTATGCTTCAATCATTAAAAAACTAAGTGTTAGTACATTTTATCATGGTAGAGCTGCATTGGCCGCTCTTGTGGTGGATGTTTGTATGATATACAATGAAGGAGATAAGAAATGACAGAGTCGATAGATCCAAGGCTTGCTGGTATTCAAAGAGAGCGAGAAGAGCAGAAAAAGAAAGATGTATCAAGGTTTTATTATGTTGATATTGATAAACTTAATAGACTTGGTATTAAACAATTTAAAGCAAGGGTGGGCGATAATTTTATTGCTGTAATTCCTCCGAGTGATTCTCCAGAGATGTATTTTGCTCGGAAAGTGTGGGTTCATGGAAATATTGGGCCTGATCGACTAACTTTCTTGTGTTTGAGGAAAACACCCGATATCATAACAAAAGAACCTCTTAATGAAAAGTGTGCTTGTTGTGAACGCTGCGATGTGATTGCTGCACAAGATGCAAAAGATGATAGGCTTGTAAATCTAAGTGCATCTAAGAGATACTTATACTGGATTGTTGATCTTGCTGATTTGCCTCAAAATCCGACAACTGAGATGATGGAAAAAGCGAATTTACCATTGATGTGGTGGGATGCTGCAAGTGGGGTAAATGATGAGATTTCTGGGCAGTGTCAGTTGAGAAGAGGCGGTGGATTAATTAATATAAGTCATCCAGATACAGGAAAAATTATTGTTTTTACTCGAACTGGACAAAAAGCTATGACTAGATATACCAGATTTGGTATTGAAGATAGAGGAGCTCTTCCAAAATCATGGTTAAATGTACCAAAGTTTGAGGATATTCTTCGAATAGGAACTTATGAAGATATGCAAGAAGCATTAGTTGGCGTTGATTCAAAACAAGTTGATGATGATCTTGATATAGGAGATAGTGAAACTGTTCCGACTAGAGTTAGCAGACAAAGAACAGATGTAGTTGATGAACATTCAGCTCCGAAAAGAGAAGCAATACCTACTCAATCAGCTGCTGTTGCAAATACAGTAAAAGAAGAACCAAAAGCTGTTCCAGTTGAGGCTAAACCGGTAGAAGCAGCTAAACCAGTAGAAGAAAAGAAAGCTAATCCAACTCCGTCTATTCCAGAGGAAAATGATTTAGCATCGAGAGTTAGTAGTATTAGAGATAAGATTCGAGCAAAATCTCAAGGAAAAGCATAGAAAATGTATTTGATAACTTATGTTACATATACAGAAGGATGTATGAGTTTTGCTTTTCACAATGTTTTAACAAGTCTTTCTCCTGCTGCTTGGCTTGTTAATAGATTTAAAAATCAAGTAACTCTAATGCAACAGAAAGTATCAATCGTATATGTATTAAATCTTGCAGCGGAAGATATAGAAGTTTTAGATAGTTTAGAAGACTTTATTAATGAAAAGGTTTTAGGATGAGTGATATTAAGAACGCTACGTTAGTTGATGATATACTTGCTTTTGTGAAAGAAGTTAAAAGTCAACTTAAAATTAATTCGGCTAATATATTTCAAGAGTGTATTGAACAAGCATTTTTCTACGAGGATATATCAGAGGTATCGGCGGAAGTGAGACATGCTTCTAAGAAAGCAAAAGCTAATCTCGAACGAGTTAGATCAGCCTGCGCTCGAGATATTAGAACCAATCCAGGAAATTATGGAGCAGTTAAGATCACAGATTCAGCTGTGCTTGAGCTTATTCCATTGCAAGCAGTGTATAAAGAAGCTGAAGATTTATATCTTACTTCATTGTATCTCGTAGATCTTCTTCAAGGTTTAATGGAATCAGCTGGTCAACGAAAATCAATGTTAAGAGATATTGTTACTTTATACACATATAATTATCAATCTCAAACACCTATTTCAACTAATGTAGCTAGAGAAGCTGCTGCTGATGAACGAGAAAGACAAATTGCTGCACTTAGAATGAAAGAACAACAAGAAGATAGAAATCAAGATTTGAAAGACGAACGACAATTAGAGGTAGAAAGTGAGCAAGCAGGAAAACCAACAGAAAATAGCTGAGGTTGCAGCTGAAGTTGCAGATACAGATCTATTAGATGATTTGCCTTCTCCTGTTCAGTATTTATCAACTGGCTGTACACAGCTTGATTTAGCTATTTCAAATATATTGCCAGGCGGATTTCCAGTTGGAAGAACAGTTGAGATAATGGGTGCGGCCTCAACAAGTAAGACAGTATTGGGTATGCTTGCTATAGGATCTTGTCAAAGAGCAGGAGGAGTAGGATATTTTGTTGATGTAGAAGATACATTTCTTCCTTCGTGGGCTAACATGTTTGGCATTGACATAGCTAATAAAGATACATTTAGATTATTTGGGGGATTGAAGGCACCATCAACTATAGAAGCGTTTTATGATGATTTTTTAGCTGGTGTGATTGAAGAAAGCAAGAAAGACAAGAGAAATAAAATAATTGTGGTTGATAGTTTAACGCCACTTGCTGCTAAAGATGAAGTAGACAGGAAATTAGATGAAGGGTCGTATAAGACACAAAAAGCAAAACAGATGTCAGCTGCTTTCAGAAAATATAATCCAATCGTTTTATCGAAGAATAATATTAGTATAGTATATATAAACCAAACTCGAGATAATGTTGATACACGTGGACCAAAAGAGACAACAAGTGGAGGTAGGGCTCTTGAATTTTATACATCAGTTAGGATTTATCTTAAAGTTAGTTCTAAGATTGAAAATTCAGCTGCAAAGAAAATAGGTGTGTGGATAAAATTTGAAGTAACCAAAAATAAAGTAGCTCCCCCTTTTAGAGATGGTATGTATCGAATCTTGTTTGACTACGGATTAGATGATATATTTTCAAACTTACAATTTTTAAAAGATAATGGTTATGCAGATGGGGAGAAGAAAGTTAAGTTTGCAGGCGAAAGTAAAATGATTTCAACAATGGTAAAACATGTAGAAGCAAATAATCTTGAAGAGCAGCTTAAACAAGAAGTGGCTAAGGTTTGGAAAGAAGTATATAAAACAGAGACAGGCAGAAAACAACGAATATGGATTTAACTAAAATACAATCTGTTATTGGTTTGGATTTAGCAGCAAATACAGCTGGTATGTGTGAAGTAGAAGTTAGTACAGGGAAGGTACTGAGGTGGGCTTGTATTGTTGGAACAAAAAAATTTGCTGGGATGAAACTTCCAGATTGTGGAAAAGCTTATCTTCTACCAACACAGATTATATCTGGCAACTCCCAAAAAGCTGAATCGAGAGATAATTATTTAGCTCGGCGTAGATGTTTTATAGAAACAGTCATTTATAGCTTTATTGCTGAATCAAATCAAGGTTACAATCTAGTTTGTTTAGAAGGATATGCTTATGCATCTCAATCTCGTGGATTGTATGATATGATTGAGTTATCTGGTTGTGTAAGATCAGAGTTATGGTCAATTGGTATTCCTCTTCGTATTTATGATCCAAGAAATATAAAGTTTTGGGCTACAAGCAAAGGAAATGCTAAGAAGCTTCATATGGTTTTAGAAGCTAGTGAAGGTGATTTGTCTCAAGTACCTCAAGGCATTCCGCAAGAATTTTTTCAGAAAGGATCGAAATTTCTTGATCCTATTACAATAGGAGAAAAGCAATATACTCATGACTATACAGGGCCAGCAACAGACGTCATTGACGCAATGTGGATTGCTCAGATGGGAAGGATGGAGTTAAGGCTAAAACGAAAAGAATTAAGTTGTGATAATCTTCCTTCTCATAAGACAAAAGCTTTTATTAGTGAAGCTAAAGATGAGAAAATTACATTTTTTGATAAACCTTTTATTTGTAGAAATGTTGATTAGTATGTTAGTATTAACCAATAGAAGATCATTAAGGAGCACGCGTGCTCCTAAGTTTATAGTATATAGATAAGAGTAGAATAACTAGATTTTAGAAAGAAAAATGATAAACAAACTCATAGTACATAATATTCAATCACACCCAGATTCAGAAATAAATCTCTCGAAAGGAGTGAATATAATTTGGGGAGCGTCTAATGCTGGCAAAACTGTTTTGCTTCGAGGTGTATTTTTTGTTATTCGAAATCGTCCTTTTGGCGATGGATTACTTAGAGACGATGAGAAAAATTGTTTTTCATGTATAGAATTTGATAATGGTATTGCAGTAACAAGAGGAAAAGATCCAGATAATTTTTATGAAGTATTAGGTGTTCAAGCTGATCCTATAGAACTCAGAGCTTTTGGTACTGATGTACCACAGGTTGTAAGGGATGCTTTGAATATTGATGAGATAAATATTCATGATGAAGATTCACCATATTTTCTTGTACTGGATACTCCTGGTCAAGTTGCTTCATACATTCGTACTGTTGCAAAATTAGATGAGATAGATGCAATTATATCTTTTACTGCTAGTCAGATTCGGGAGAAGGAAGATATATTAAAGAAGGATAAAATTAAACTTGAAGCTTTAGATGTGAAGGTGAAGAAGCTTGAAGCTATTGATTTAGATCAACTAGAGCTGCTTATAACTTCAATAAAAAATACTAAATTACAGCAGGATAAGATTCAAAGTAATGTTACAATACTTAATACTTTGATTTCTGATCTTGGTAAAATAGATTTGAGATTAAATAAACTCAAAATTCTAGATTTAGATAAAGTCAGATGCATAAATCAAGATATTTCAGGAATTATAAAAGATATTGATATAATTCGAAGAGACAAAGAAAATATTACTACCCTTATTAATCAGTTAGAAGAGACATGGGAGAGACAAATAAAATTACCAGAAAATGTTCAGAATATAAAGGATCAATTAAAAGAAGTAAAAGAAGCTAAAGAAAAGGTAATGATTAAGATTTTGTCTTTAAATTCTCTGATTGAGTTTATTGAACAAACAAATAAACAGATAGATGAAAAATTAATTATTTGTAAAGAGCTTGAGCAACAGAAAATAGAACTTCAAAAACAGCTTGAAGTATGCCCTTATTGTGAGTCTCAATTAACAACGGAAACTAGAATTAAGTTATTGGAAAACACAAAATAAAATGTTTGAATGGATAAAAAGTATAATTAGAGTATTACTTCCAGAAGAAGCATATACCGATTTCTATATTGTATTTCAAGGACCAGGAGATATTCCTATAATTGATATAAAAGGGATTAGCTTAAAAATAGTAGATAGAGCTTCGTGGACAAAATTTAAAGGCTTGAAATTTTTCTGTGCTTCTAGACAAAAACACATCCTTGCACATCCAAACACAATGCAAGAACTAAGTATGCTTGCAAGAGTAAGTCTCTTGTTACATATTGAATGTCAATTAAAGAAAAGTTGGGAGAGATTTACTTTTTCCAATTTTTGGGTGGTTAGGAGTTTAGGATGAAAGTTTATATTTTTTAAATAATATTAACTTTTAAACGTATAAGAATATATGAAACTACTTTTAATAGGTGATGGTCATATTACAGATATTAAACCTGAGCGAAGGAAAGATGAGAATTTTCTTGCTACAGGTTTGAGTAAAATAGATCAAGCTCGGATGATTGGAGAGCAAAATAATTGTGATATAGCAATCCAAGTCGGAGATATAGGAGAGACTCCTCGAATAAGTCGAAGAGCAATTGCAGAGTTAATTGAATGTTTATCTAGATTTATCATTCCTTTTTACTCAATATGTGGTCAGCATGATATAACAGGTCATACAATGAAGACATATGATGATTGTGCTCATCGAGTTTTAGCTTCCGCGAAGGTCACGAAGCTTCTTTCGTTCAATCCTGTTATGAAGAACAACATTCATATTTATGGTGCTTCGTTTGGAGAGGCAATTCCAAAAGTTTTAGATTCAACTAAATACAATATTCTTGTTATACATGCAATGATAGGTAACGATCTTTTGTATCCAGGCCAAGATATTGTATATCCAGAAGCTTTTTTGAGACAACATCCAGAATTTCAACTGGTGGTGTGTGGGGATTATCATTATAGATTTGTTGTTGAGTATAAAGGTAGATATTGTGTTAATCCAGGAGCTTTGTTAAGATTAACAATCAATGAGAGAGATCTAGCTCATAAGCCCGGAGTTGTGGTATTTGATACTGATTCAAACAAATTTGATATTATCAAATTTACTGTCATTCCGCCAGAGGAGATTTTTGATTTACACAGAAAAGAGCAAGAAGAAGATAAAGACAAAGCTCAAGCAGAAGCTTTATTACTTCAGTTTATTGAAAATTTAAAAAAGAGTGAAAGAACTGGAGTAAAATGGACAGAAGTTTTGCAAAAGCTTCTTATAGAGAAAAATGTAAGTGATGAACTGAAAGCAACAGTAGAAGAAATATTAAAAAAATATTCTCAACAACTGAAAGGTTAGTCTAATGGCAGAGACTCTTATTGAAAGATTGAAAGCTGTTGATAGTAAACTTACTACTATTCAATCAGAAAAAGACAGACTTACTGGAAGAAAAGAACAGCTTTCTACTTCATTGAAGACTTCTTTTGCTGTTGATACTATTGAAGATGCAAAGAAACTAAGAGATGGTTTTGTAGAAGAAGATAATACTTTAACTACAAAAGCTGAAACTTTATTACAAGAAGCTGAAGCAATTGTTAAAAAAGCAGATGAAAGGGATTAGTATGGAAGCTGGGAAAATATTAGATCACGATTTAGCTTGTGAAATGTTTATTTGTATGCCTATAGACACACAAATAAGTTTTCTTAAAGCAATGCGTCCAGATGTACAAGAAAAATTTATGCTTGAAATAGAAGCATATAAAAAACACACAAGTGAAATTAAAAATACAGATCAAGAACTTCTAGACAGCCCAGATGCAATTGCGCCAGGAAAAGGCATTTCTTTTCATAAATTCGAGCATCCAGATTATAGAATACTTAAAACTTTTGATAATCCTAATTCAAAAAATGATTTTGAAATTACTGTTCCATTTGATGAGCTTTCAGCTGTGTGTCCATTGACAAGTTATCCTGATTTGTATTATATAGTTATAAAATACACCCCAAATAAAGCATGTATTGAAAGTAAGAGTATGAAATTCTATTTTCAGAGCTTTCGAAATGAAGGTATGTTTATCGAAGCTCTTGCTAATAGAATAGCTGATGATTGGACAAAAGCATGTGAGCCTAAAACTTTCAAGCTTTCAATCACAATGAAAGCAAGAGGTGGAATAGCTTTGAATGTTGAGATAAAAAGGCCTTCTTATATTTCTTTTCCTACAGGAGAAAAAAAATAATGAAAGTCAATTTTGAAATGACTGTTGATGAGGTTTTGAGTATTAAACCTCGAAGTGCTGGTGGTACTGTTATAAATGGGTATCGCTTTTGTAGTTTTGGAGATGGTGTTGTTGATAGAGATAAATTAGATGAAGAGATAAGAAGTGGAAAGTCTAATAAAGTACTTTTATTATTACAAAAAATTTTTAATATAACTAATAATATACCAGAAATATTTTTTGAGTTAGTTGAGGTACATGTTGTAAAAGCTCATGCAATTGAAAATTATCCTCCTGCAGAGCAAGTTAATTTTACTATACCCAGAATACAAGATGAACAATAAATGAATATAAAAGACTGTGAACAATTTTTGTTAGAAAAGAGAGCTCAATTAACTACAAGCAGAAAAGAGCATCAAGAGCTTGAAGCGAGTGTTAATGTGGATGCAAATTCTCTTAAACTCTATAAAGAAGCTCGAGAGATTTTTAGTGAGGTTGGAATAGTAGCTCAAGCAGAAGTTAAGAGTGTGATAGAGAGTTTAGTGACTCAGGCGCTGCAAGCTGTTTTTGATGAAAAGCATGAATTCGTAATGAAAGATGGAATAAAGCGAAACCAGCCTGAAACTGAATTTTTTGTTTGTATTGATGGAAAATTAAGAGCTTTAAAAGGAGAACAAGGAAGAGGAATTAAAGAAGTAATTTCGTTTTGTCTTCGTATTATCCTTTGGGCTATACAATCGCCTCGAACTACTCCTACACTAATTTTTGATGAGCCTTTTAGTAAATTAGATAAGATAGATCTGGAGAATGAAGGTCGATTGCGACGTATGGGAAAGATGATAAAGAAATTATCAGAGATGTTAGGATTGCAATTGATAATTATCACTCATGAAGAACAGTTGATTGAGATAGCTGATACAGCATATTACGTTAAGCTACTTGCTAAAGATACAAGTCAAGTAGAGAAAGTAGTATAAAAATGATGGAAGATTGTGTTCCAAGAAACATGAAAATTTTATATTCACAAATAGAAGTGGAACGTATAATTAAGTCTCTTGCTGCTCAGATTTATGTTGATCAGAAAGGAGAGTTTAAAAACGTAGTTTTTCTCATTGTATTAAAAGGTGGAGAGTGGTTTGGAAGTAGATTAATAGATGCTCTTGTTCGTTTAGGTGTTTATGATTTTGAGTACGATTTTATTGGTGTTTCAACTTATGGAAATAGTACTCATGCATGTCTTGCAATTCAGGAAGGTAAAGTTAGAATCAATTTTTATAAACATATTTCTATAAATCTTGAAGGTAAAGATATATGGATTATTGATGATATACTTGATACAGGTCAAACATTATCAATAGTATCTGAGTATATTAAAATGCAATCTAAGTTGAAGAATATGACTATAAAAAGTTGTACATTAGTTGATAAGCCCCGTAATAGAATAGTTAATTTTAAAAACATTGAAGCTACATTAAAAGGGTTTAATTATATAGGAGATTATTTTTTACTTGGTTGTGGGATGGGTTTAGGAGAAAGATATAGGTGTATTCCTCATATATGTGAGTTTACTGAAACAGAACAAGGAGTGTAATATGCAGATAAGAAAAGAATATCGAGTTGAGTATGCTCATCGGCTGATGAATCATCCTGGTATGTGTCGAAATATTCATGGGCATTCGGGGAAAGTAGCTGTTGTGTTTGAGGGGGAGGTACAGTCTTCGACAGGAATGATAGTGGATTTTGGTGATCTGAAATGGGCAAAACAAATTATTGATATTTACGATCATTCTCTTGTTCTTGAGAAATCCGATCCATTTTATCAGGTAATTCTTGATCAGTCTGTGCTGATGAAATTCACTCCAGCTCTTCGACTTATTGGTGTATCAGTTACTCCAACCGCTGAGAATTTTTGTTTATGGATAGCTCAGGATTTAATGCAGTACATCAATTCAAGTCAACTTTCTTTTAAGTTAGTATCTGTTTCGTTTGAAGAGACTCCAGGAAATAGTGCAACATACTATCCACAGGATTAGAACTATGATAAGTGAACATACAGATCTTTCAAAGGATACTAGTTGTTGTTGGAATTGCGGTACTCAAGTTATAAGTTGTGCTGCAGAGACTCGAAAAACAAATCATCCTTTTAGGCCTACAGATATTCTACTTGATTCAGAAATTCATAAAGTTCCATTCTATTGTGAGATATGTGGGGCGATCAAGAAATTTATTCATCCACTAAGAGATTTAGTTTTTATCTGGCCTCTTCCATGTCCAACACATCACGGGGAAGATCAACTTATTGAAATACCAGAAGTTTGTAGACAATTTTATCTTCCTTATGACGGAATACTCATAGGATTTGGAAAAGGTTATCATGATAAAAAAGGTCGGTTCTGGCCAACTTCTCCAAGTCTTAAGATAGGATTAAGAGTTGTATACGATAAGAATGTACTGTGGGAATATCAGCATCGAGGAACAGATGGACAGATGTATGTTATTAAATATATGTCAGCAGTGGATATAAAAGGTGTTTTAGATTAAGTCAAGGATGACAATGATTGGCAGATTCAAATACTTCAAATAATCAGTATGATTCACACAAACTTGGCAGACTAGAAAGACTTAATGCTGAGCACAGGATTCGTTTTTCTTTTATGCGACATAGAGGAGATATTTCTCTTGTGGCTGAAGAAACTGGATATCCTATTGATTATATTGAGAAAGCTGCAAAGAAGCTTAAAAATCAACTAAAGAGAGATTCAAGTTTGTGGTTAGCTTCTTGCATGGTCAGCGAATTATTTCAAGGCAGACAACAACGAATATCTTATCTAGAAGAAGCTTTGAAAGAAATTCGAAAAGGTATAGATATAGACGTATCAAGTTGTTGTTCGGCATTTATTGTTCCAAATTCTAGTCACAATCCAAGTTTGCCAGCTTCTCGTCCTTTTCAATGTACTCAATGTCATAATTCTTGTTACTCTATTAAATCAACTAAACAATCAACAATCAGACTTGTTTTTGATGCAGTTGATAAATTAAGAGAAGAAGACACATTCATGTTAACATGTATGGAAAAGATGGGATTAGATAAAAAACTCCAGCCTGATCTTCCACCTTTTATGTATGTAGATCAACGGCACATTCCAGCTAATCGAAAACCAGTCTCAGCTGAAGAACAAGAAGTATTGAATAGGATTGATGAATTGCCTATTCAAGATGCGTATAAACTGCGCAATTCTCTAATGAAACAACTAACTGAGAATAAACCAGATGGCCCTACATAAGCGAATAGAAACATATGCTGATTATTGTAACAAGCGGATATTTAAAGAAAATCCAGCTAATATAAATACTCTTATTTCTTCTGATCAGTTCTTCGGTAGTCTTACAGAAAACGGAAAGACCATATATAAAGTATGGAAAGATGAACTGACTCAGGTAATGGCGGAAGATATAAAATATCTTGTTGTATTAACTGGAGCAATTGGTGTAGGAAAGACATCGGCAGCTGTATTAGGTATTGCAGCTGTTATGAATAAGATATTATGTTTGAAAAATCCATGGCAGTTTTTCAAGAAAACAGCTGGTGGAAGAATGTCAATTGTTTTTTTCAATCTCACTAAATCACTTTCAGAATCAAAAGCCTACGGCACATTACAAAGTTATTTAGTAGCATCTCCGTGGTTTAGAAAGCATGGTGTAGTTAAAGGTACTGTTCCTAATCAATGGTTAGATATACCTTTATTTTCTTATGCTCTAGCAAGTCCCAATGCACGAGGTTTTGGTTGTTTAAGTGCAGATACTAAGATTTCTCTTTTAGATGGAAGAGAATTAACTATACCCGAGATAATAAAAGAGCGAGAAGAAGGTAAGCAGCATTGGGTATATTCTTATGATATAGAGAAAAGAAAAGTTGTTTCTGGAAAAGTTGCTAATGCTTTGAAGACAAAACTAAATACAAAAACAGTTAAAGTAAAACTTGATAATGATCAATTTATTGTATGTACTCCAGATCATCCTTTTTTACTTCGAAATGGAGAATATAAAGAAGCACAAAATTTAAGTTTTGGTGATAGTTTAATGCCTTTATACCGCAGAAAAGGAAATGGTGGTTATGAGCAATTTTTTGAGGTTGACGAGAAATGCTGGTGTTTTACACATAGAAGAATGGCAGGGGATATTCCTCAAAAGTTTAGAAATGAGAAAGGTCAGTTTAAAGGAGGGTGTGTAGTTCATCACAGGGATTTTAATAAGTATAATAACAATCCAGATAATTTGAAATATATGACTGGAAAAGCACATTATAAATTTCATGCAATGCTTGCTCATAAAACACTTCATACACCTGAAGCAAGAGAAAAGTCTAGAATGACTTGTAAAGAAGTGATGAAAAGACCAGAGATAAAGAAGAAAATATCTGATGGGTTAAAAGCTTCTTGGACACCTGAGCGAAGAAAAGCACAAAGCTTAAGACAGACAAATTTAAACAAAACTTTTTTTGTTGTTCATAATGCTAAACCAGATATTAAAACTAGAGCTAATCAAAAAAGAGTTGAAGCACTTAAGAAGTTCTGGTTATCAGAAAAAGGAGTAGAAAAGAGGAAAGAAGCTTCTATTAGGTCAAAGGCATTTAATTTAGCAGGTCATGCTAAAAAAATGGCTTTGTTAGCTCAACTTCCTGAAGCCAAGAAAAAGCAGAAAGAATCAAGAAAAAAGTGGTTAGAAACAGAAGCAGGAAAGAAGTGGAAAGCAGAACAATCTCTTAGAATGAAGACAAATAATCCTAATAATCATACTGTTGTTGCTGTAGAAGAAGATATAATGCAAGATGTGTATGATTTAACAATTGAAAATTATCATAATTTTGCTACTTCCGCAGGAGTTTTTGTTCATAATACGCAAGGACTTGATGTAATTATAGCAATAATGGATGAAGTAGATGCTCCCGATGCTACAACTAATCAAAAACAAAGAGTTCTTAAGGCATATGATAACACAGTTAGAAGATTTGAATCTCGATTTGTTTATGATTCATATGGGGAAACAGAGAGTGGTGTTCAGCTATTCAAAGAATCTTTAGGAAAGTTTTTTCTTGTTGCATCTAAACAAGAAGAATTATCTTTTCTTAACACATTTATCACCGAAAGAAAAGGCTCGCCAAATGTACATATAGTAGATATTCCATTCTGGGCAATAAAAACAGGAGAATTAAGTGGCCGAACTTTTTCTGTAGCTATAGGAGATATGTATACTCCCTCAAATATTATATATTTACCAGCAGAAAAGGAAAAAGCAATTTTAGATGGAAGAGAAGTTAAGGATATTCCAATCGAATTTCTTGAGCCTTTTACTGCAGATATTGTAGGTGCATTGAGAGACATAGCAGGTATTTCAGTAGAAGGAAGAAGAAAATCTAAGTTCTTTCCTTCAGAAAAAATTATTCAGCAGTGCTATGATAAAACAAAACAAAATCCTGTGACTAAACCTACTATCATGATTGGTTTGAATGATGAGATAGATCTTATCCATTATCTTGATTTGAAGAAGATAAGAATGCCAAAGAGTACACGAAGATTTTTACATTCAGACGTTGCTTATGCTTCAGGAGGAGATTGTTTATCATTAGCTATGTCTGGAGTAAAAACATATAAAAAACAAGAAGTGATGAATCCAGATGGTACATTCAGTGTTAGGAAAATGCCAGTTGTTGAGACTGATTTTTGGTTAAGATTAAAAGCTAAACCAGGGGATGTTATACCATTATTTGCTGTCAGAAAATTAATACTAGATCTTCGAACACTTGGATTTAACATCGCTAAATATACAGCAGATTTGAATTTACTGAGCGAAGATACAAAACAACTTCTTACTAAAAGAAAAATAGCTTGTGATGGTCTTTCTCTAGATAGGGATTTGAAGCCATATACTATTTTTAGAGAGCTTGTGATTGAACAAAGATGGATGGGACATTTTGATCCTTTCTTTCATTTTGAAGCTATAAATCTTGAGAAGGATCCAAAAACAGGTAAAATAGATCACCCAGATAAAGTTACACAGATTGTTTTTATTGAGGATGGTTCTTCTAGAGAAGCTGTGATGGAAGGATCGAAAGATGTTATTGATGGGGTAGCTGGATCTGTTTATGGAGCTATTGTTGATTTAGGTGATGAATCTATTGATGGTGACGATAGAGCAGCTATACTAAGACAAGTTAGTAAAGGAGATTCTAGTAAGAAATTTGTAGAAGAATTTTGGTGGATAGATCAACCAAAAGTAATTAATACATCTGGTGTAGAAACTTATTTGCTTGTTGACTTACAGAATTATTATTGGATATATACAAGAACAGCTGATAGTGAACCTAACTTAAATGGTCCTTTTTCAGACAAGCCATTAAATCTTGTTCCTATTAAAGTTGATAATCCTGTTTCATTTCATCCAGGGGATAAAAATGCTGAAGCTATAACTGAAGATTCTTCTGATGATCAATCTGTGTTAAAAGCATTGAGAGAAATAAATAGAAGAGCTTAGTAAATGAGTCTTAGAGAAAGTATACTTCGAGAGCTTATAACAGAATATCAGAAAGAGAAAAATCCTTTGCTGTTTGAGAAAATTCTTCGTCGAACAGATAGTCTTCTTTTATATATAATTTACTCATACACAAAAAGACGATCATTTATAGCTTGTATAGATTTATGTGATCTTTATCATACAGCTATTATTGGATTGTACAAAGCATGTATAACGATGAAAGAAGAGAAAGATTACAAAATTATTGCTAGAATCGAAGCTTATGTAAAATGTGAATTAAAAGCAACTTTTGCAACACAGGATGCTCAGTTTTTTTCTAAACATGAATCTTTAGACTCTGAAGAAGCAGTATATACTTTAGATACAAAACGTTTTGACAGCGCAGATAAAAATGCAAATACTCTTGATTTAATTGGTGTTATCAAGCGAATGCTTATTGATAATTCTATAAGTCAATCAGATCTTGACTTAATAAAAGAGAAATTTTTAAATGGTAAAACATATAAAGCATTGTCTGAGCAGTACAAAGGCAAGAGGACTCTTGCTGCGTTTCAACAAGATTTAAAAATTATACTTGAAAAAATTAGAAAAAAACTAAAAGATTTTTCTTGATTTTTATAAAATTTGTATTATAATACTAACAAATACGTATAATTATTTAAAGAGTATATTTCGTACAAAGGAGAGTAAATGGCATCTTTAATTGATAGTTATATGAATACTGAGTGTGAAGTAGCAGGCAAGTGGGTTATAGCTAGACCAGCTGATAATAGTACTTTTTTTAAACGCTTCGCTGATGCCTTTAAAGTATTAACTGGTCGATATGTTGCTGTTAAATTTTATGCAACTGAATACAAAAAATCTGAAGTTTTTCGTAAAGCAGAGCTGAAAAAAGCAAATGATAGTAACTTATGTTCAACAGCAATTGATCTAGCTGTGCAAGATGTTGAAAAACAGCTTGTTCATGATCGGGAGAGTCATTTGAGAAATGCTCCGTGTCCTTGCGGAAGTGGAAGAAAGTATAAAAACTGTTGTAATTCACCGAATCCACCAAATAAAGTAGATCTGTGTTTAAGTGATATTGTAAAGAAAAATCAGGCGTTTGAAATTGCTATGGATAGAGACAAATTGAGAATTACTACTTTTACTAGACAAGCAATGTCTGATCCATCTAGTCCAGTGTCAATTAATTACGAAAATCATTTCTTCAATAAAAAAGAAATTTCTAATTATTTTGAACAACAAATTAGGAAAATAAAATAATGAAAGTAATAGCAAAAGAGAGACAAAGTGGTAAAACAACGTTATACTACCAATTTGTTGCAAGAGGTCTTGTTCTCAATAATGATAAAGAGTATGGTAAGCTTCTTTCAGTTGTAAATAACGGGAGATTAGCTGGTCTTATTGATTGGGATGCTATTACTGATAGAACAAGGCCAAGTCAAAGTATTACTCATTGGGATTCACCAGAAGAAATTATTACAGCAATAGGAAGACAATTTCATATTGACACTCGAGCAGATCAAGATTATTATTTTGAGGTATGGGTTGAGAAAGATGCATTAGTTGGAGTTCTTAAGAAGGTATGCACAAGACTAGATATACCTTATCTTTCATGCAGAGGATTTATTAGTCAAAGCTCAATGAAATAAATTCTAATATAGAATAAAGAAAGAATAAAAATGAAAGAACATAAATTCAGGGCCTGGGACGAAAAGAAGAAGAAGTACTGGTCTGCCCAGGAGATGGGAAAAGATCAATTAACACTCAGTCCTGATGGACGAGGTTTTATAAATGTTAGTGGTGTATCAACAGTACTTAGTAATTACTTACCACATTTAATACCTGAAGAATATACTGGTTTTAAAGATAAGAATGGCAAGGGAGAAGATTTATATCAAGGAGATATTTTAGGCTCAGGTAATGTTGAAGATGGTGTGTTTTATATAGATTGGCACGAAAAACAAGGACAATGGTATTTATATCAGAATGAAAATTTTTCAGTTTTTCCTTTGTACTCCGCATTACAAGATTTAAGAGTAAGATTTAAAAAACAAGGTAATATTCGCGAAAACCCCGAATTATTGAAGTAAAGGACTAATTATGGAAAATCATGAATTTAGAGCGTGGGATAAACAGAACAAGGTTATGCATTACGATTTTCAATTTATCAAGAGTGGTGAAGAAAGCAATGACTGGATAATTTTTATTTCTGACAAGCAAAAGTTATCTCCTCAAGAAGTAGCTAATCAACTTCATCCTTTTAATAATCCTTACTTTCAGCAGCAATTTGATATAATGCAATGTATTGGTTATTTTGGTGGTAGTAGAATATTTGAGGGGGATATAATAAAAGTTAAGTACGAAGATTTGCTTGGGATAGAGAGAGAGGCTATTGGTATTGTCGTGATTGGCGATTTGCAAGTAATGTTGGATTTTCCAGATGATGGTATAGTAGTTCCAATGCTTCATTTTTACACTGACGAGCCAGACGATTTTGAAATTCTTGGTAACACATATGAAACACCAGAATTATTAAAAGCTAAAGAAATAGCCAGCCATACTCAATCAGTAGTTGATGTACACAAAGATTGGATGAAATCAGTATTAAGTTCTAATTCACAGCATAGCATTATAACAATTACAGCAATATCTTCAGTTGATAAGTGTATTGAGGTTGAGGATGAACAACATAAAAAAATTCAATTATCTGTTGATAGAAAGAGTCTGGAAAATCTGAAAATAGGCGATAAATTGAGATTAAAAACTATACACTGGGAAATGGATCAACAATTTGTAGTACAAGCAACAGATATTTTTTCTAATATAACTTTTAGTTTTACAGATGTTTAGTAGAGATAATACCAAATAGATAAGCACTTAGGTTTGCATTATTTTGGTTCGCAATTATAAACTTTTTATAAGGAGAATCAAAAATGAAAACTGTACTAATAATTCTTTTTTTAATCTTCTTTCCTTGTGTAGGGTACGAATACCCACCGGAAGAATGTGGTGAGGACTATACCTTTTGTATGGACGGCGATAAAGACGGATATGTTACCACAAGTGATTTTTTAGAGTATTAGATTATATGCACAGTTATCCGGATGAGTGTTTTCTGGCAACTTATGATTTGGTGGAAGATGGCAAAATTACCCCAGAAGATTTAATACCTTGGGCTTTGATACAAAATCATGAATATTTCTGGGCTGTCGTGCCGGAATCGAAAGAATATTGGAGTTATTTTTTTGATGATAGTTGTAGCGATTTAGATAAAAATTTCCTCGTAGCTGGAATAACTTGGGATTGTTATTCACCGTTTTATGGTGAGTATATTGCTAATCGTCCGTTTGGGGCTATGTATAACTATGATTTATATCAAGGTGTTCAGTGTGGTGAGATATATATAGGTCGCACTATTTTCCGTTGGCCAAATTTAAACAAAGCGCAGATTGATTGGTATAGAGAATGGTGGCCGGAGTGGGATGGGAAATATTTTGGTGTGATTTTGGATGTTATTAAAGACGTAGATGGTTTTCATATTGTTGGTTATTATCCGTCTTGCTTTGGTTATAGAGGTTATGTGGCTCAATTAAAATTTAATGGTGATGTAGTTTTTCAGTGGTTTAACAAATTTATTCCTGTAACAATACATAGCAGGCGAAAGTTTTGTTTTGATACTTGGCTTGAGCCTCGCCCTAACGACCCAAATTCTCCTTTGCAAACATTTGCTTTATTGGCGAATAAATATACCACTTCTCCACCGCCTACTATACGAGATATATTAGAGGCATGGTTCACAGGGGTGTATACTTTTATAAATTATTCTATCGCAGCTGATTTAAACGGAGTTTTGTAAATATATAATGTGCTTGGTATATTCTTCTATTGCTGTATTTGGCTGGTGCTATTCTAAAGCATCTATGAGTGAAGACTATCTCTTGTTGTACTGGCCAATTATTACTTTGAAATTGTTCGTATTTAGATACCTCCTGACAAAGCGTGCTAAGCATAGCTTTTGGAGTGGATTTACTTAAAAGTAGGTATATAGATAATAAAGATTAAAAATTACCACAGATTTAAACTGATTTGGCAGGTGTTCTCGTTGGACACCTGCTTTTTTATTTTGTTCAGAAGTTGGTTGTATAAAAGTTCAGAAGTTCAATTTATATTAATTATAGAAAGGCAGAGGTACTGTACTAATTTTTGGGTCCCGAGTAATGCGAAAAAATGAAATGTTCCTAAAACTGTTGAAAAATCTGGTGCGGAAGCGGATTCCGGTGTCACCAGATGTTGTTATGTCAGCAGGGATGTCAGAAGGGGATTTCAATCAACTGCAGATGCTGGGTGTAAGCAGAGGAGAGGTGGAAGAGGGGTTGGCCCAGGCCTTAGCAGTTAATTATGAGAGGATGACTTTATACAGGGAAGTGGATCGAAGTTTACATCACTGGGCGATGGGAGCAGCAATAAAGTTATTTGGTGATTACGCTACAACATATAATAGCTTACAAGATTCGACAATTTGGGTTACATCTGATGCTAAAGAATATAATATTAAGATTAATCAGTTTTTAAACAACATAGGAATAGAAGAGAAAATTTACGATTGGGCTTGTTCGTTAGCAGGATATGGAGATCTTTTTGTTAAGGTAATAGGGGAGCCGGGTGTAGGGGTAATTTGTATAGACGACTCGTACCATCCAGCAAGCACATCAAGATTAGATTTTAAAGGTGCTTTAGTTGGATTTTTTGATACTCCTTTCGAATCTGGCCTAGGTGGGGAAGCAAACGCATCTGGTAAAGCAGATATTTGTCCACCCTGGGACTGGGTACATTTTAGAATACTTGGGGCCAGGAAGCGCAGAAGTATATTTAACGATAATTCATATTCTGAATATCGATCTGCTTGGTTGACTGGGCCGGGTGTTCAGCAGATGTCAACCAAATATGGAGTGAGTTTACTTAATGATGGATTACCAATATACAAGAAATTAAAATTAGCAGAAGATTCACTTTTGCTTGCTCGAGTAAGCAGGAGTGTAGAACGATATCTATACAAGATAAAAGTTGGAGGTAGTGCTCGGGCCGCTTCAGAGATTATTCAAGAATACAAAAATCTAATGAAGCGAACAATTGCATTAAATATAAGCAATTCAGATCCAAAATTTGATAGTAAATTTTCACCATTAACTGTACTTGAAGATATATTTGTTCCTGTGTTTGGAGATATGGGAGATATAACAAAAGAGACACTAGGTGGCAACGCGGACGTTCGATGGATAGTAGATATTGAGGATATGAGAAATCAATTAGCTTGTGCTTTAAACGTTCCATTATCGTTGCTTGGTGGATGGGTAAAAGACGCAACAGGGGCACTAGGATCGGAAGCCCTAGGTAAACTTGATTTACGATTTGGTCGAAGTACCAGACGAGTACAAAGAGCTTTAATACAAGGTGTAACTCGACTCGTTCAGATACATCTAGCTTACATGAATATGGATCCTGATCCTAATTTATTCACCCTACATATGGGTGAAACATCAGTTGCGGAGGAACAAGAATTAAGAGATTCGTTAGAAAAAGGTGTTGATGTAATTGATAAATTTATGGATACAGTAGCTGGTATTGAGGAGAAGAAGTTTGATAAAGTAGGAATATTTAATTACTTTGTTGAGAAAATTCTTAAATTATCAGATTTTAATTTAGAATCATATGTTATTGGTGATACACCATTACTGCCAGAATCGATTGGAGCAATAAAAGATAGACTAGTAAAAGAGCTCAAAGAACAGCAAGATAAGGGCAAATCAAAAAGGAGACTTGTTTTTAATACTGATTGTTATGCTGCTGTTCCATTGAAAGAAAAAAGTACTACTGGTCTTTTTGAATCTGCAGATGAATGGTCGGGTAAATTCAAAGGAAAGAAAATAGAAATTGTAGAAGTAAAAAGAGTGGCAAGCAAATCAGAAGTCAAAAAATGAGTGATTTTAACCAATTATTTGAAAGCATTAGATTAGTTGAATTAGCTTCGACAGATGTTCAGCTTGTTGAGATGCTACAGGAAGTATGGAGAGATATTTCTGCTGATTACTGTCGAAGTATATTAAGCAATCGTTTATGCACAGAGAATATATCGTTAAATGATATTGCAAGAGTAGAGATAACAGCAGATGAAGTTCGAAGTGCTGTATATTGCCAGGTATTAAAAGAACGAGAATTCAAACCTCAGTTGTTAGAAAGTTGGTTTGATTTATCTATTTCCAAACAAGATAGATTATTGAAAGAAGCATTTCCGTCAGATAGGGTGTATGGAGTGTAGAGATGCTAGAAACTCAACAAAGATATATAGATATTTCAGAAGGAGCAATTTCTGCGTCCTTGCTATTTAATACTGCCTTTGATGATGTATTAGAAAATATATTAAGAGAAGAAAATATAACAATGCAGTACAAACATATTAATTTTGAAGAGCAGCTAGAAAAGCATAACGAGAAGTCTTGGTATTTGATTAAGAATAATAAGTCGGGCGATGTTTTAGGAAAAGTATATTTTTACAAACCGTGGAAGAAATACACAGTAACTTTTAAAGAAGTAGCTGTGTTTGATGAAGGCTGTTTGAAAGATATAATTGATTTTATTGGTCAGTTAAAGATATAATAGATTTTTAAAAAGGTATTTAAAATAAAAGAACTATTAGAAAAAATGTTATCTATAGTTAACGAAGACTCGGATTTGGATTCGTTATTTAAACCAGTTTCGACAGACGAATTAGTCCAGCGTCGACTAGAAAACTGTACTAAAAATCCAGACGGTACTTATTCTTGCGATGGTGACGTTGACTTATCGGGTTTAGGTTTAACTAAACTCCCAGTTAAATTTAAAGAGGTTGGTGGTGGTTTTAACTGTTACAACAACAAACTAACCACCCTAGAAGGTTGTCCACAGAAGGTTAGTGGTGGTTTTGTTTGTTCCTTCAACCAACTCACCACCTTAAAAGGTTGTCCACAAGAAGTTGGTGGTGGTTTTTGGTGTTCCTTCAACCAACTCACCACCCTAGAAGGTTGTCCACAGGAGGTTGGTGGTGGTTTTTGGTGTTCCTTCAACCAACTCACCACCTTAGAAGGTTGTCCACAGGAAGTTGGTGGTGGTTTTTATTGCTATAACAACCAACTCACCACCCTAGAAGGTTGTCCACAGAAGGTTGGTGGTTGGTTTGATTGTAGCAACAACCAACTCACCACCCTAGAAGGTGCTCCACAGGAAGTTGGTGGTAGTTTTGATTGTAGCAACAATCCAGTTTCGGTAGCTAAACTAAAGAAAACAGTTGATAGAGACTACTTATAATGATAGAACTACTAGAAAAAATGTTATCTATAGTTAACGAAGAAGATGAAATTCCAGTTGAAGAAAAAGATCCACTTGTAGAAAAAGTAGCAGCTTTGGCTCATGATCAGTGGATGAAGTGGGCGAAAGATATACTTGAAACAGAAACAATAAGCAAAGAACGGGCAGATCGTTGGAAAGAAGAATGCTTTAAACCATACGAAGAGTTGACAGAAGAGATGAAAGAATTTGATAGACAGTGGGCCAGAAAGTATATAACACTTATACAATCAGGTAAGATTGAAGAGTCGATTGGTAAAGTAAAATGGATGTAGATGTAAGTCAAATATTAGGACCAAAAGTAACTGCTTGGCTTCGGGTTCGAGCTGAAGCAATTGAACAGTTTTTAGCTAGTAATACTGTTGATTTCAAGAAGCCTTTCACTTTATGTTTTACCCATGGTATTAGAAGTGTTGTGATTAAAGATGTAGAATATACAGTTATAGATGGTCAACGATATTTTTTGTTTTTGATCATATCTCCTGATATACCAGAGTATGTAGCAATAGAAGGATGTATGAATAAATTAGAAGTATGGAATGGATTTCCTATAATTGAAGCACAAGCTATGGTAGAAAATAATTCTAGTATAGGGCTTGAAGATGGCTAGTGTAGATCAAGTACGAGATCGTATGATAAGTCAGTTTGTAGCTAGTAATCAACCAGACAAGCATGTGGCACCTATTCAAGAACAAAGGAGCACGCAGGAGAACAAAAGATCTACTGCTGATGATAGTAAAAGTACTAGTAATTTAGACGAAGCGTTTGATCAAGTAGTACAGAATAGTATAAATGATCTAGAGATGGATAGCGAAGAGAAGGCTCGATTAGTTGAACATGTAGTTGAAGGAATTGATATGGAGTTTTTATCAGATATAGCAAAGAGCTTAATCAGATGAACCAAGAATTATTTACAAAACTTGTTGACACTGAAAAGCATCTTAAGCATACAAAGTATCAGAAAGACATAGATAAAGCTTGGGTGTTTTTTAAACAAGAAGACTATATAAAAGTTATGAATATATTTAGACGCTTGCCTACTCAAGAAGGATTGATGAAGAAATTAATTCAATCACTTAAAGGCAAACCGGTTTATAAAACGCTTTTTCAATTAACAAAAAAAGAAAAAGATAATTCTATTACTCGATTAAAGGCTTGGTTAGTCTAGGTACTCATGCTGTTATTGAAATAGAACAAGGAAGAACAGAATATAAGCTTCTTCTTCCTCTAGTGTTTCAAAATATTGAATGTTTAACGGCCGATGTTCTTGACTTGCAAAGGAGAGATGAAGATGTCGTTATTGACTCGAATAGAATCAATTGAGCAAACAACAACTGAAATTAAAACGGGAGTAGATAAACTCTTATTGTGGAAGAGTGGTTTAGAGCAAATTTGTTTGAATCATAGAGAAAAAACAGAAAAAATTGAAGATATATTATATGACGAAGAAAAAGGATTGATTAGTAGAATAAAATTTTTAGAGTTGTGTAAAAAACAACTTCAGACTTGGCGGGAATTTGGATTGAGTTTATTAGAAAAGGTAGTAAGTTGGGCTATTATTGCTTTTATATGCTGGATGTTATTAGTGTATGGGGAATGGTCAGGAAAACGAAAAGAAAAAGTAGAAAGACAAGAGACAACGGTAGAACGTAAAGTATCTACTGATAATCAATCCGATAGTAGTTATCAAGCAAATTGAAATAGAAAGGATAATTGATGGATATTCTAAATGCTTTACTAAAAAATAAGAACTTTAGCGACTTGCAGCAGATGAATGAGGAAGCTGCAGCTGAAATGCTTATTATAGATCAACAATATGCTACAAGAAACTTAAATGAGAAGACGGCACCGAAGTGCAAGAAATGTGGATCGAGGCATTGGCCTTTCCAGAATTGTAAAGCTTCAACTAAATCAAAAGGCAAGAAGAAAAAAGTAAAAGAAGCTTTTTATGCTCATTTGAAGAAGCTTAAATCAATCAGAGAAGCTAAGTATGTGGTTGTAGGGAATGGTCGATCTTATCCTATCGTTGCACTAAGAGAACAGCTTCGGGTTAAAGTAGGTAAAGGCATAGCTGCAAAGAGTGTAGCAATTAATAAGCTTGGTCTAAAAGAAGGGCATATTGTTGCACCAGGCTTTGGTAAGATCTTGAGGTTTAAGATTAACGAAAGCATCATACCAGACTGGTCTAAAGATAACGAAGAGACACAGATAAAGAAGTTGGTGGAAGATGAAATAGTAAAAGGTGGAGAATCTGATTATTTACCATTTGGTGTATATCGAAAAGGATATGATATTGTTAAAGGAAAAAATGAAAAATTCTATTTACAGGTTATGAATGGAATGTTTCAAATATTTAAGAGTGATGAATTTGATACAGCTGAAGAAGCAGAGAGTGTAGGATTAGAGCAGCTTAAATCAAAAAAGCCACTTCTTTATCAAAATACTGTCGGAGAAAGCATCATACCAGACTGGTCTAAAGACAACGAAGAGACACAGATTAAAAAGCTAATTGAAAGCGAAGCTAAATTTGATGATGGTAGAGTTATTCCTTACGCTGGATTATCTATTCGACAGTTGTTTGAACGAGGTAGAGCTGGCAAAGACAAAGAATACTTGTTAAAGTTTATTAATACAAGATTTGGTGGGTCGTTGATTGAGAGGGAGCTAAAGAAGTTATTTGAAGCTACAGAGAAAAAAATTGCTTCAAAGCTTCGCGAAGCAGACGATGATGAATGGGCTTTAACAAGTGCAGATGATTGTGCTAGATTGATTGCAGACTTGATTGAGGATGCTGATGATTGGGGAATGTGTTGGGAAGATAGTGTTACTGAATTTGTTCAAAAAGTGCTAAAGAAATTTTCAAAAGAAGAGCTTGCCAAAGCTGTAGGTGGAAGGATGTCTAGGGTTGGACGGTGGTCGGAAAGGGAAGTTGAATTTCTTGAAAAGCTACTGGGTGAATCTCTTGGACTTGATGAACGAAAGCTTCGCGAAGCAGACGACGAGCAAGAAGACGAAGTAGATTTTGAACCTCTTGGTGATGAGAAAGAAGAAGAACAACCATTTGATGACATACCAGCAGATGAAGAACTCCCACCAGAAGAAGAACTAGATCCAGATCCAGGTATAGATGAAGAAGAGGATGAAGGTATACCAAGACTAACAGATAAAATGTTTTTTGGTAAAAAGAATGATAAGTTCTACTACATTCAACCAGCAGGTGGAGAGGAAGAAGGTAGTAAGACTGGATTTGAAATAATTGATGCTGAAGGTAAAGTTGTATTGACATCGAAAGATGTTGAGGCACAAGGTGAGGAAGTATATGATTTTATACTTGAAGCAGTGAAGAAGTTAGAAGTTGAGATGATATCGTTCGATATATTCATTCAATTCATTGCACCGAAGATTGAAGAACTCAAACAAGAAGAGGAGGAAGAAAGTATTGGTGTAGACAACACAGAAGATGAATTTGCACCAGTTGAAGATGAAGAGCCAGTAGCAGCTCCAGTTGAAAGTAAACAACTGCATGAGGTAAAAGTTACACTTGATCGTCGAGAATTTGATGTACATTTACTTGACGAGACAGGTGGAGATGCAACGATTAGTATAAGTGGTAAAGACTTTAAACTAAATAATGCTTTCCTAACAGCTTATCGAAAAGATGGAAAGATAACAGAAGATGTATTGAGAGAATTAGCTCTTGATGTTTTAGCAAATATAGACGACGAACAATTCGAGGTATTAGCTACAAAAGCAAAGGTAGTTGATAAAGAAGTTAGTGATAGTAAACAAATACAGAAGTAATACAGAAATAAACAGAATCTGTATATAACAGTAACTTATAGGAGATAGATCAGATGCGACTTATCGAAACACTAATTACAAGAGGACGAGTTATTGAATCGGATCGTTCTAAATTACCAGCTGGTGTACTTTATAGAGGAGTATGGCCAGTGTGTAATATTGGTAAACTTAATGCCAATAAACGTATGTACGAAGAAGAAGTATGGACGAGAAAGGTAATCGGCAATCAGCTTATTGCTGAAAAGATGAAAGCCAGGACACTTTTTGGCCAAGCAGAGCATCCTGATAAGACACAATCTGATTTGCAGTTAACGTCTCATATAATTACTGATTCGTTTATTAGAGAATATAAACAAGGAGATCAGTTGTTTGAGGGCATACCAGGGATTAAAGAAGGAGATAAGGTATTCTTCCAGAATATTGATATTCTAGATACGCCTTGTGGTAGGATTATTAATACACTAATTGAAGCAGGTTGTCAAGTTGGTGTATCTACCAGAGCAGAAGGTGATTTAGAAGAAGTTACAGAAGGAGATATAGCACCTTATCAGCGTGTTATTCCTGATTCATATGCTTATGTTACAACTGATTTTACAGCTGACCCATCGACGTATGGAACAAAGCCAGCGAAGGCTGGGCCAAATCTAGTTAGAGAATTACGCGAAGAATTACAAAGTGGCAAACTCAATAAGAGTGAAAAGCAATTTGCAACAGCATTACTTGAGGCTGTTGAGAAGAAACAATTTAAAGCTGGAGATAGGGTAGTAGTTAAAGAAGGAGATTATAGTGTTGTAGGAAAAGCTAGTAGATATCTTGCAGCAACTAAGATTGAAGGTACAATCAAAGAGTGTAATGATATAAACGCAACTATCACACTTGGTGATGGTACTTTGATTGCTGTTTCTCCAGAAGCTATTACCGTAGCTAAGGGTAACCCAGAACCAGTACCAGTTCCTGAACCAACTCCTGTTCCTGCTGAAACAGAAATAGAACCTAAGATTGATGATACACCGGCTGAAGATATGGATAAAGCTGGAAATACAGGCGAAGGTATGCCAGCAATTACAGATGAGGAAGAGAAGAAAGACGAGGTTGAAGAATCGCTTATACATATATCTGTTGGTGATATAGTAAGTGTTGCTGGAGCTGCTTCTGAGGCAGACCTTGGTGGTGAGTGGATTGTAGCTGGTATTGATGATAAATCTAGTGATAGGGCTAATGTTTTTGTTAAGCATTTGGTTTCAAGAAATGAAGATGAATTTTGGATAGATAAGCTTAAAAAGATTAGAAAAGCTACTTCAGAAGAAATGAAATTAATTAAAGAATCGAAGCTTAAAGAGGATTATAATTCTAATATTTGGAAAATAAATGGTAAAGAGATTGCATTTGTGGCAGAATCATTTGAGAATGAATGCGATCTTCCTCAACTGGTTTTAGATAAAAGTAAAGAAGGTTTTGTTCATGCGTATAGACTTGAATCGTCAGATAAAATGTATGGTTCTGATGTAATCGTAATTGTTGTTAGTAAGCAAAAACTTGATTCTGAAGAGGTTGATAAAATTACTAAGATAGTAAATTCTGATAAATTTGATGGATATAATACACTTCCAGAAGATTTATCTAATATAGATGAGAGTAAATTAAAAATTAAAGAAGTTAAGACAGTTACCAAAGCTCGTTATGAGAATAACAAAAATTGGATAACAAACGAATCGGAAATACTTGAGCTTATAAGTTCAGGACTTGAAGGAGAGGTTGAGTATCAAGAAAATGGAGAAGTAAATTCTAAATTACTTTCTGCGTTGATAGGACAAAGGCTTGTTGTAGGTAAACAGAATGTAAAAGTTGAGGAGTCGAAGCTTAAAGAAGGAGATTTAAAAGTTCTTAGAAAAGATAATCCTTTTAAAGAAGGAGACAAAGTTATAATTACTCATGATATTGTATCAGGAGATAATAAGAAAATATGGAAAACTGGGGCACAAGCTGCTGTTGTTGCTACAAGTAAAGACAATACATCTTTCCTTTCTATTAAATTTGATGAAGATGATTGTGAGATGACAGTAAATGCTTATACTGATGTGGATCTAGCTTCAGCTACTTCCAAACTTCCAGTCTTCGAGTCATATGCTGATCTAGTTGACCATCTTACGAAGTTTATAGAAAGCGTGCCTGAAGATAAGAAACAAGAATTAGCTACAGTGTTTAACAAACAATTGCTTCAAGAGAATACAAGTATTAGAGAGAATATAAAGAAAATAAGGCAGTTAAAGGTTAACGAAGCTTCGGTTAGATCAGAGCGGGATAAGGCTCTCGAGTTGATTGAAGAGCAGAAGAAGCAATTAAAAGAACAGAGAGCCAATTTTGAAATGCAAATAAATATACTTTCAGAAAAAGCAGAAGCTTTGAAAGGAGCTAATTCAACAATTGTAGCTCTTCGTAAAGTTGTGGAAGACAGGACAAAGCAAATTAACGAAATGAAATCTACTCATACCAAGCTTGTAGAAAGCAAGAGCAACGAAGTAATTCGGATTAAGAAGGAGATTAATAGCCAAGTCAATACAAGACTAATAGAAGAGAAGAAGAAAATAGAAACAGCAAGTAACAAAAAACTTGTTGAAGCTTATGTAGGTTTGAAAGTTAAGATGTCGGGTTTAACTCTTCCTCGAAATTCTCAAGCACTTCTTGAGAAATGTAGTACTACTGGAGAAGTAGATGAAGTCTTCGATGATATCAGAGAAGCCTTCAGACGGGGCGCACTTCGTCCTGACCAAGTAAACGAAATAAAGGTCGAGCAAGAAACAATTGTGGGTGCAGCTGATGAAATGCAGACTGCAGTAAACGAAGTGATTTCAGTAGTAGCAAGTGGTATGCGCCACTAAAAGGAGAATTTCAATGAAGGTAGAATTATTGGAGCAGCTGGCTCGAAATCAGCTGCGGGAATTAGAAATGCAACAAGACCGTCTGTTTAAGACGTGGGCTCCGTTTATTAAAGGGATAAACGAGCATATTAAGAAGACGCAGAATCGTGAACTTACAATTCATGAAGCTCGAACAATTGCCCAGTGTTGTCAAAATGCTACAATTTCAGCTGTTATGCAAAGTAAGCAAGCTAAGAGAAGGAGAATTCTCGAGGCAACAACTGAAGACAACATTGACTTTTTGGGGGTACAACTTCCAATCATTGCCTCGCTAATTCCTAGTCTCATACTAAATGAGATTATGATTATGCAGGCAATGGATAGACGAACAGCCGCAGTATTTTATCTGGATGTATTGTATGGTACAGATAAAGGTGCTATCTCGTCTGGTACGAATATGTTAGATGCTCGTACTGGTCATGATAGAACATTAGCTGGTCGTCGGTATACAATGGCTGCAGTTCGAGAAGAAACAGTAACTGGAGCAGCAGGCGCTACAGGTGCAGTATCGTATTCGCTTCGATTTGCTCCTGGCGTCGATATTAATACAGTTATTGTTCGAAACAGTGCCGGCGATGCACTTAATACATGTTCAGCTGGTGTACTTACAACATTAGGCTCAGCTGTTCAAGGTGGGTGTTCTGGTACAGTAACCGCTGCTGGTGTATTAACTATTACTCCAGATGCTGGCGAAGCTTTTGATAGTGATGGCGTAACAGTTGATTATAGCTATCAGTATGATCTTCCAGTTGATGCTTATAACAATCCATCGGGTGTTCCTGAAATTGATATTGATGTATCACAAGATACTTTGGAAGCGATAGATTTTCCAGTTCGTACAAAGTATTCAATTGGTGCTGCAATGGATCTTTTGAAAGCCCATGGTATGGATCTCGAGTCGGAATTAGTGAAGTTTCTTGGCTCAGAAGTGCGTTGGACTATTGATCATTACGGTATTGATCTTGTTGATCAAGCTTCGACAGATGGTGCAACAATTGAAGGTGCTACAGTAGATCCAGCCACAGCAGTTACGACTTGGGATGGTACTCCGAGTGCAGGTGAACCGTGGATTTGGAAGAAAGAAGAATTCACGAAGTACATTGAAGAAGGTAATAATAATATTATTACCGCTACATTACGTGGTGCTGCGACGTTTATACTTGCTGGTATGAATGTTGCTAAAGTGATTCGTCAGCATAGTCAATTTAAAGAAGTATCTGGCTTGAACAAAATGACTGTTACCGGGCCTGTGAAGATCGGTGATCTCAATGGACGAGCTGTTATTATGGATCCGTTCTTGAGAACACGTAAAATTAGTGGTACCAGTGTTAGTGGTTCGAACAGATATATCTTGGGTTATAAAGGGGATAATTTCTTGATGGCTGGTGCTATTTATGCTCCATACATTCCACTTTATACAACCCCGACTTTAGTGACTTCGGATTTGATGGCCCAGAAAGGCTTTATGAGTTCAGCTGGATTTAAGATTATCAATCCAGGTATGTATTGTCACGGTCAAGTTACTAACGTGTAATTTTTTGCTGCTTGTTGTTGAGTAGAGTATAAGGTGTGGAGCGGCAAACACTCCACACCTTTAGTTAAAGAAAATGTTAAAGAAAGAAAGAGTTATTGAAAATCAAAAAGAGAAAGAAAGGGCAGAACACATGCAAGTTCAAAAAACAATTCAGGCCACAAGAGACGTTAGAGTTAGTACAGGAGTTGATTCAAAACAATTTAATAGAGGAGAGGTTGGAACATTGAAGTTTTCGAGTGAACAGGAGTTTAGAAATCATCTAGTATCTGGGGTGTTTGTTGAGGTACCAGCTGGAACTAAACCAGGACCAGTGAAAATTAATTCTATACCAAAACAAAATCAAGTTCCTGTAAATTCAGGTGGAAAGATAAATCAGATTAAAAATACACAGGCGCCAGCTATTACTCAGAAAGAAGGATTAGGTGTAGTTAGATTGCCTGAAAACAAGATAAATAATCAAGAAATAGGACCAAATAATATTATGATTTGCCCTAAAGATGGCCAGCGAATGATAATAACAACCGATGCAGCTAAAATTGAATACTATTTCTGCCCAAAATGTGGTACAGAAATTACAGTAGCTGAAGTTCTTCAGAAAAACCAAACTTCAGAAGAAGAAAATATTAATAAAGAGGATAATAAGAGTTCTTCTGTCAATACTAGTAATCCTTCTGTTACTAATTCGAAGAGAGTACTTTCAAAATGTGCTTGTGGTAGGGTAAAACCGAAAGAATCAGAGTTATGTAAGAAATGTACAGAAGCAAAAGCGGTTAAACTAGCTTCTACTCCTCTAACCGGAACTGTATAAAATGAAAAACTTGTTGATAATATTGATGCTGTTTTTTGTTGGCTGTAAACCTTTGTTAGCCGTTACTTGGTCAGAAATCGAACCTAATCTCGTACTTTGGTATGAGTTCGAGGATAACTGTCCCAATACCACTGTGCTTGACAGCAGTGGTAATGGTTATAACGGTGCAGCTTCTGTCAACACAAATCAATTATCGACAGCAGGTAAAGTTGGTAAAGGATTTGCTTTTGATGGCACGGTTGATGTCAACTGTCTTACTGGCTTGGAAGATACCTTTAAAGCTAATTTTAGTATTGTGGTTTGGGTTAAAGAAGAAACAGATATTCCGGGGAGCGGCCAAGCCACAAATATCATCACACCTATTGGGACTGATAATTTTGTTAATTTTGGTATAGATACTTCTTGGCGTAGCGTTTGGAGTTTTTATTCAGCTAATGGCTTAAGAAACGGAAGTGGCTGGACAGAAACTGAACCTGCACCATATACCGAGCCTGATATGACTCATTGGTTTATGGCTTGGGCAACATTTGAACAAAACGATAGTGATGTTATTTCAAAAGTTGGATTTAATTTAACACGCAGTGACACCTCTGACCCTTATGAATGCGTTATGGCTGATTATATAAGTGAAGGTAGTTTAGTCTTGAGTAGACCTGATGGAAGCTCGCTTGACAACTTTATGGTTTTTAATAAAGCATTATCAGATGAAGAATTAGAAGTTGTTTACAAAAAATCAAAGCCCAACGGATATGTTTTAATAGGAAGATAAAAGATGATTAAAAAAATGATTTTAGCTTTAAAAATTTTAGGTGTGGTTACTTCTGGAGTATTTTTATTTGTTTTCGGCGGAAAGGACGAATGGGTATATGATTAAGAAAATGATTATGTTTTTGGTTTTGTTGGCGGTTGCTGAGGCTATGGGCTGGCCTGAGCCTGCGGTTGTCGATGGTGTGACGCTGGCCGCAACGGACGTTAAAATAAATTCTTGCCCATTAAAGATT